TTTGAGTGGCTTGACTAATTTGGTAGATTTTCGTTGCAAGAACAATCCACTTGGTGGATCAATTCCTAGTTTGAGTGGTTTGAACAATTTGCAAAATTTTCAATGTCAAATAAATTCATTAGTTGGGACCATTCCTGCACTCACAGGTTTTCCAGTGTTAAATACATTTCTGTGCCATGCAAATCAACTCACTGGACCCATTCCTAGTTTGAATGGCTTGAGTGCCATGCAAGATTTCCGTTGCTGGAGCAATCTGCTCACAAATTATGCAGGTGGTTCTGTTTCCAATACTTTAGGAAACTTTCAAGCACATAGCAATCAATTGAACCAAAGTGCGGTGGATGCCATATTATCAGCTTTTGATGCCACCACCAGAACCACAGGCACAAGGACTTTGACTCTAAATGCAGGTACTAATGCTGCTCCCAGTTACACAGGAGGAACAACCACCACATCTGCAGGAACCAATTTCTCCAGATCTGGAACTTTGGTAACTGCCAATGTGACTGGCCATGGTCATCCCAATGGCAGCTTGGTCACCATATCAGGCATCACTGAGACAGCATTTCAAGGCACATTTGTCATAACTGCAGTGAATGCCAATCAATTTCAATACACCACCCAAACATCTGGCACAGTCACAGGTACAGGCACAGCCACCATGAGAAGAACCACAGTAGACTCTGATGGATTCAGATACTATCAAAATTTGGCTCTAGTTACCAGGTTGGGTGGTTTTCCTTGGGGGGTAAGCATCAATTTCCCATAATGTTATGAACACATACACAAAAGCACTAATTGAAGTCGCCCCTGATCAATGGGTGATGCTTTATGAACAACAATCCAAGATCATAACCATGGAGCCTCAACAAGCTGCAGGGTTTTATAATGCAGTGGATGTCTTAGTTGTTGCAGATACTCATGAAGAGCTGGATCAGTACATTGCAGACCATGCATTGATATACCCAGATTAACAGGTACCTGGAGGCGGCGGGGTTCGACAATGCTCAAAACTAATCAGCTCCATAAATATCTATATGGGTGTGACTTACATAGATTTAACATGCAAAAATTGTAGTGAACTGTTTAAAGTAGAAAAGTGCTACTATAATCATAGAATTAAAAAAAGTAAACTTGTCATGTTTTGCTCTACAAGATGCAATAATGATTCTAGAATACACAAACGAATAAATAAAAAATGTAAGTATTGCAGTAAGCTTTTTACTATTAGAGAAAACCAAGAGAAATATTTTTGCTCTCAAAGCTGCTCAGCAACATTTAATAATTGTAATAAAAAATATGGTACAAGAGTATCAAAACTCGAAGTATGGGTAAAAGATAGGCTTACAGAATTATATTCTAAATTGAAAATATTATACAATGAAAAAGAGGCTATTAATTCAGAGTTAGATATCTATATCCCAGAGTTAAAACTTGCTTTTGAATTAAACGGTATTTTTCATTATGAGCCAATTCACGGTAAAGATTTGCTTAAAAGAATAAAAAACAACGATAATAGAAAATTTCAAGCTTGTTTAGAAAAAAATATTGAACTTTGTATTATAGATACAACATCACAGAAAGTTTTTAAAGAAAAATCTTCTGAAAAATACTTACAGATAATTAAAAATATTATTAATAAAAAACTTGAGGAGGCGGCGGGGTTCGAACCCGCGTCTTGAACAATTTCACTCACAAGCACTACAAGTTTATCTTAGTTGAATTTTCATAAGGATTAAACTAAACGAAAAGCCCTTACTGATAACAATTTTGTACACATGATCTATTAATTGTTATAACCCAGATCATGCGAAGACCAGTTACACGCTCCATGTTACAGGTCTCAATCTACCATGGAACGCTTGAACTAGTTAAACTAACTCAAGGGTGGCTTCTGCATCTTCAAAGCCAGCTGCTGCAAGAATTGCATCAGCCTCTTCTAGACTCATGGCCATGTCGAATGTTTCATCGGCATTTATTGTTGTTTTGCTATTGTTAAACTGGCATGCCCCAGTACTTGCCCTCGCAAACTCCATCATTCAATCGATTCCAATTACGCCCCCAACATTGTAAAAGAACTACAATCAATATAACTCAATTACTTATAAAGTCAACTGTTGATAATAGTAAAATTCACTATAAAATAATTACAGTGAAAATATTCATATCCATTGCTTCCTACCGTGATCCACAACTGCCCATAACTTTAAAAAATTGCTTGCAAAATGCCAAGCATCCCGAAAATCTAAGATTTTCTATTTGTTGGCAGAAAGATGAAACAGAAAACTTGGATGAGTTTATTAATGACAAGCGGTTTACTATTATTCCTGTGGATTACAGAAAAGGCGAGGGTACATGCTGGGCTAGAAGCTTGATTCAAGAACATTACAAGAAAGAGCAGTATTACATGCAATTGGACAGTCACCACCGTTTTGAGAAACATTGGGATGAGACCTGCATTGGCATGATCAAAGATTTGCAAAAAGCTGGTTACAAGAAACCCTTGCTGACTGCTTATATCCCTAGCTTTGATCCAGACAATGACCCTGCTGCAAGAATACATGTGCCATGGAAAATGAACTTTGATAGGTTTATTCCAGAAGGTGCAGTATTTTTCTTGCCTGCATCCATAGACAATTTTAAAGAATTGTCTCAGCCTGTGCCTGCAAGGTTTCTCTCAGCTCACTTCATCTTCACTCTGGGCAAATGGTGCAAAGAAGTGCCTTATGATCCTTATTATTACTTCCATGGTGAGGAGATCAATCTGGCTGTCAGGTCTTATACCTGGGGCTATGACTTGTTTCACCCTCACAAGGCAGTTGCTTGGCATGAATACACTAGAAAAGGCAGAACCAAGCATTGGGATGACGACAAGGAATGGCACATACGCAACAATGCATCACACTTGAGAAACAGAAAACTGTTTGGCATGGATGGTGAAAAGAAGGACGTTGACTTTGGCAAGTATGATTTTGGTACCAAGAGATCATTGGCAGATTATGAGAGGTATGCTGGTCTGTCCTTTGCAAAGAGAGCAGTGCAGAGATACACCATTGACAACAACAATCCACCCAATCCTGACAACTTCAAGAGTCAGGCAGAGTATGAGACCTCATTCTTGAAAATATTCAAGCATTGCATTGATATTGGATTGGCACAAGTGCCTGAAACTGATTATGACTTCTGGTGTGTGGCATTCAAAGACAAAGATGGCAAAGATGTGTACAGAAAAGATGCTGATAAAGATGAAATTGTGAGAATGAAGAATGATCCAGACAACTACTGCAAAGTGTGGAGAGAGTTCAATGCAGAAGAGTTGCCTGTGAGCTGGATTGTGTGGCCTCACAGCATAAGCAAAGGCTGGGCAGAGCCCATTACTGGTCAACTCAACAATGTGATAAGCTAAATGAATAGCTTTGCAAAAGAAGTTATCAAAAGAGCTTATGAGCTCAAAACAACTTCTGTTGCATGGAGAACCACCAGTTTGACTGGAGATGATCATACGTTCAGGCGTTCTAAACCTGCTCCTTTTTTAAAGTTCTTGTATGGCATTAACAAGGACTATCCTTTTAAGAATATTGTTGAAATTGGATCTAACCGTTATGCTGTGACACAAAAATGTGTAGATTACTTCTTCCAGGAGCATCATGCCACAGAAGCACCTGCTTGCTGTGCAGATGGTCACTCCACATATTTCTTCAGTCTATTTGGTGGCAATGTACACACAGTGGACATAGATGTCAGTAGAATTGATTCTATCAATCATTGCTACCAGCATTTAAACCAGCAAGTTCCTTGTAACCTTCACATACACATACCCAAAGATGGTATTGAGTTTTTAAATGAATTTAATGAGTCTATTGATTTGTTATTCCTTGATGGTTGGGATGTGGGTACACATGACTATGCAGAGAATCATTTGCTAGCTTACCGCGCTGCTAAGGATAAGCTATCAGAAAATTGCATAATTGGCATAGATGACACAGATTTCACTGGTGAAGTGTCAGGTAAAGATAAATTATTAGGTGCAGCTCTTATTGAAGAAGGTTATGTACCATTCATCAAAGGAAGACAAGCACTCTTCATAAAGGTTTAATATGTTAAAGATATCCATAGGTGATATTTTAGATAGACTGTCTATTTGCAAGTTAAAGTCAGATCGTACTGACATAGACTGCTCCAAAGAGATAAACATGCTTCAACAAGAAGTTAGCAATTATCCTGACACTTCAAGTTACTTGGAAAGGTTATACCAGATCAACGGTGAAATATGGAACTTAGAATCTGACATTAGAAAAGAAAAAGAAGCAACACTGGGCTTAGAAGAGGTTGGCAGAAGAGCAATACGCATCCGACAATTTAATAATCAAAGAGTCAGTATTAAAAATGAGATTAACTCAAAATTTAATGAAGGTTTTATTGAAACAAAAATAAATCATGGCAGCCAGCCATCAATTGAAGCAGTTGTTTCACTCAGCACAGTGCCTGAGAGATTGGTCCATGACAGTGATGACGGTCTCAAGCTTGTGCTACAATCTCTATGTGAACAGACCTTTAAAAACTATGAAGTGCATTTCAATGTGCCTCATGTGTACAAGCCCACATGTGCACCTTACAATCTGCCTGATTGGCTGCCTGCATATCAATTAAAGTACCCGCATTTGAAGGTTTTTAGAACAGAAGATTATGGGCCACCTACCAAACTGCTGCCCACATTGCACAGAATTACCAACTCTGACACAGTCATCATAATCATTGATGATGATCTGGTGTACCATGAAGAACTTGTGCAAGAGCATATCAATCACCACAAAAATATTCCTGGAGGTGTGTTTGGCTATGATGGGCGTACTAACTGTAATGCTCAACAACATGGTGATCTAAGAGATAGCTGGGTAGTATGTGTGACTGTACCCACATGCACTCACATGGTGCAGCACTATAAATCTGTATCTTATAAAAGAAGTTACTTTGAGCAAGACTTCTTTGATGATTTTGTAGGTAAAACAAGGTCTGATGATGTGTTGGTCTCTTATTACTTCAGAACAAAGAAAAGACCTTTAATTATCATGCCCTATGAAAAGGATAACCATCTATATGATACTTTTGAAAAATGGAATGCAAATCAGGGTGTTGTTGCTTTTCCTATTGTTCGTTATGCAAATAGCCCCATGAACACTGGTTGTAATAATGAGACATTTCTGCAGCAAGAACAAAGATTTTTTGTACCACCTATTTTTAATGAATGGTTAGTCAAGGCATTGAGCAGTTAATATGTATCATGATTTAATTAAGAAATGGGATGAGCATCATTGTGCCCAGCATGTCAACAACTTGGCATGGAGCATTTCAGATTTTTTTAAACACAATGATGTAAATGAAATATCTTATATTGATGTTGGTGCTAATGTAGGCAAGGTGTATGATCTGCTTGCTGGGTTGATGACAGTTCAAAATGCATATTTTTTTGAAGCTAGTCCACTACTGTATGGTTACCTGCAAGAAAAATATAAAGACAACACCTCCATTGTCATGCATAATTATGCCATATCCAATACAGACTCTGAAGTCTGTTTTGATGAGTCATCAATGATACATCAATTTCAAAATAATATTGAAAATTTAAATTTAGGGTTGTCCAAGATAACACACCATAGTGATGTAAGAGTAAGAGCAAGAAAAATTTCATCACTACTGCAAGAACTACCAGGTGCATTTGAATGTAAATTTATTAAGATTGATACAGAGAGCATGGATCTGCATATTTTGCAAGATCTTGTTAGCATTATAACCAAGTTCAAGACATTACCAGTTATTGAATTTGAAAAAAACTATAATGGTAATAATATAACAGATGAACAAGCTCAAGAAATTCTTAACTTGTATTGCCATGCAGGATACAAGCCATTGAATATTCATGAATGTCATGGAGATGGGTTATTGATACCAGAATTCTATAAATGAAAAAGAATACTACAATAGTAACAGGCATTTGGAATTTAGGACGTGAAAATGCAGGTGAAGGATTCAAGAGACCTTTCAGCCATTACATTGAACGATTCAAGGACCTGTTAAGTGCTTTACATGAATACAAAGTGGTTGTGTACATTGAAGAAGAGCACAAGGATCTAGTCAAAAGCTTCTGCAATCCTGACAATACTATTATAAGAATCAAAGAAACAGATAGCTTTAAAACATCATTTCCCTTTTACCAACAAGTACAAGACATTAGACACAATTGTGAATGGTACAGTCAGGCTGAGTGGCTAAGGAACAGTACTCAAGCCACTTTGGAGCTTTATAATCCCTTGGTAATGAGCAAGATGTTCTTGCTTCATGATGAAAAGATCATGAACCCTTTCAATACAGACTATTTCTATTGGTTGGATGGTGGCATAACCTCCACAGTGCATCCTGGTTATTTTTACAAGGATAATGTGCTATCTAAGCTAGATGATTTGGTTAAAAAGTTCATGTTCATCACTTTCCCATATCTTGCATGCTCTGAGATTCATGGGTTTAAAAGAGATAAGATGGAAGAGTTAGCAGGAGAAAAAGTAGAACATGTTTGCAGAGGTGGGTTCTTTGGTGGTCACAAGAAAGATATCTCAGAAATTAATGCAAAGTATTATGACTTGTTGCACAACACAATAAGCCAGGGGTACATGGGTACAGAAGAGAGTTTGTTTACTGTCTTGACATACAAATACCCAGAATTGTTTCAATTGTACAAGCTCACTGAAGATCAGAGTGGAATCATAAGCCACTTCTTTGAGGATTTAAAGAACGATGCAGCTAATATTGAAGATTTGCAACCAATAGAGCAAAATACTGTTGTGGAGAGTATTCCAGGTAACAAAGTATGTGGTTATGTCATCACGTTTAATTCTATTAAACAGTTAGCAGCCATATATGAAAGCTGGAAAGATTTTGGTTTTGAAGCATTCTATGTTTTTGATAACAGTAATGATGAATCAATTATTGCACAGAATATTGAATTTTGTCAAGCTAACAATTTAGAGAGAATTGTCAGTGACAAAGGTAATATAGGTATATGCGGTGGCAGGCAATATGTTGCAGAGCATTTTGCTAGCACAGAATATGATTATTATATTTTTATTGAAGATGACATGTTTTTAAATAAAAGTGATAAAACACTTTGCAGGAATGGATTCAGTGCTCATATTCATGATCTAAAAACAAAGCTAATAAAGATCATGCAAAAAGAGAAGTTTGATTTCTTAAAATTATCTTTTACAGAATTTTTTGGTGACAACAAAACACAATGGGCTTGGTATAATGTGCCTCAAGTTGTGAGAGAAAGGTTTTGGCCAGGTAAGATTAGATTGCCTGAAATAGGAATAGATCCTAATGCACCCAAAACAAATTTTAAAAATATAGATATAATGGATGGGTTGCCCTATATTACCGGTGAAGTGTATTATTGCAATTGGCCTCAAATAGTTTCCAAGCCAGGTAATGAGAAGATGTTTTTAAATACTAAATGGTCGCATCCCTACGAGCAGACGTGGATGAGCTTTATGTATCAGGAGACCATGGAAGGTGATCTTAAACCAGGCTTGTTATTAGCATCACCAATTACACATGACAGGTTTGATTTCTATAAAGGTGATTTGAGAAGAGAAAATTAACTCAAGGTGAGCAGGTATTTGAGTTGGTTGATTTCAGCTAGCATTTCATCCCGGATATTAAGCAGCTCACTGTCTTTAACATCATCAAATTCCTGATTTAAATTGATTAAAAATTCTATGATACTCTCCAGATACTCATGATACTCTCCATCAAAATTTTCTAGCACAACATTGTATTTAATTTTTGCTCTGGGCACACCATATTTACCAGAATATACTTCAACAAAGTGATCAATTAGAACACCCAAGTTTTCATATGCTTTGCCAAAGGCTTTGTGCTGTGCGTAAGTCTTTGATTGCCAATGAAATATTCTTAACTGTTCTTGCAAGGAGATGAAGGGTGTTATTAATTTCATATTTCTTCCGAATAATCTTGAAGTACTTATAAATATTTATATGAAGTTAAACTTAAATATCACAAATAAACATATTCAGAACGGGACTTTCAGTGATCCCTCCAATTGTGCCATTGCAAAAGCCATGAAAGCCAAATTGGGTCAAGGAATCAAAGTTGGTGTCTTTCCTGATAGAGTTTATTTGGAAGTTAAGAAAAATAACAGCATAAGAAGATACAAAGGCACAGTGAGCAAAAAGATAACTCAGTTTATCAAAAGATTTGACGCTGGTCTGCCTGTTAGCCCATTCAAACTAACCTTTAGTTTGAGCAAAGCTAAATCCATCTTAGTTTAAGTTATTTTAGAGTGGGTACGTTGAACGCTTTGCAAATAAGCGTGGTGACATCTTTTTCTTTTACACCTTCATAGGCTTCATAATCACCATAAGGGTCATTGGAGGGTGTAACTGGTGTGTAAGGTAACTTTTTAATCTTGTCCAAAATTAGAGTCAACAGTTGATTCAATGTCATGTCACTGTAAGCAGCACTCACAAACTCTTTGATGTCTTGAAAATTGAATTTGCTCTTCAAATCTTCAAAAGGATTTGCGTACAACCCAAAAATGTAAATAGGAAGATATTTAGTTGCAGTCACTGCACAGTCTTGAATGACATGGTATGCAGCAGGATTTTGAATGGTCACTCCACTGTCAGGTTTTTCAGCAGCTTTTTGTGCAGGGCTATAGAGCTTGGCTTCTTTAACAGTGGAATTTTCAATTATGATATCAAGAAATCTCATAGACATATTTAAACATGTTCCACAGTAATACCAGCTTTTTGAAGCAAATCAATGCCAGAATTAACTCTGTACATGTCTGAATAAACAACACGCTTAATTTTTGCTTGCACCAATAATTTTGAACATTCAAAACAAGGTGACAGAGTAATGTAAGCTGTGGCACCCTCTGAAGAGTTGGTACTGGTTGCTAGCTTCATCAGAGCATTGCTCTCTGCATGCAACACTTCAGGTTTGGTTACAAATTCTGCATCTTCACAGCTATTGTTGAAACCAGCAGGTGTGCCATTGAAACCATCACTGATAATTTGGTTGCCCTTCACTATGATGCAGCCCACCTGCATGCGTTTGGCTTTGCTCAATTGACTCCAACTGCGGGCAAGTTCTAAATATTTTTTATCAAGCTGCAGCTGACTTGGCATAAGAAAGCATTTTCATGATATCAGAATACAGATAAGGGGTGTAATACACATGGAACTTGTTGTCAGCATCCAAGTACACAATGCCTAGCTTGCCAATGATCTTGCCAGTCATGTTGTGATACATGTAGGCATACAAAGACAACTGCAAACTGTAGATGTTATATTCGCATTCACTCAAGTGATTCAGAGGCTCCAGTAGGAACGACTTGTATGCTGATACCAAATTAAACTTCTTGTTGGTCTTGAAATCATACACATTGAATGTGTTGCCTAAATCTTCAATAACATCAGCAGTACCAGCGATTCTATATGTATGATTATAAACTAGTTCTTCACATTTAGATTTCTTAGGATTATACAAATCAATGCTCTCCAGAGACTCAAGAATATCCTTAAACTCTGGGTCTATGTCCCCTGTTTTATTGTAGACATCAATGGCACTGTGTATGTTACTACCGCGAATCTTGCTCACTGCATTCATCTTGTTCCAGCGCTCCAGAACTTCTTTCTGTGAAATGCCTTCTTTTTCAGCTATTTTTTTGGAATAAAAATCAGAATCAAATTTCTTTTTGAACTTGTTAATCAGAGTAGTAGCAGAAACGTATTCTAAATCAGTGAAGGTATTTTTATATGAATGAGTAGCTTTGTCAAATTTGAGCATACCTCATTATAAATGAAATGCATTAATTATCAACTCTAGCTTTTGCAAGGATATAGGAGCAAGTATAGTTGTCAGCAATGGGTTGTTTGAACACAAGCTTGAAGCCTTTGGTGGCAAGCTTTTGATCCAATACTTTAAACCATTCTTTGGCCACATTCACAAGAATGGAGTGATTCCTTCTGTCAATTAACACAGTGTCTGTGAATTCTTCACAGATGGCCCGGATGTAATCAGTGTATGTCGTCATACACTGATATTTAATCGGCTTAGTCTAAGTCTTCCACGTCCTCTTCGTCAACGTATGCAGAATTTACAAACTCTATTTCATCACTTCCAACTGCACCAAATTTCACTGCTTTAATTAAGTTATCCAATTCTTCTGTCTTGAGATACAGAATACCCACTTCTTTGTCATCAATTTTTACAGCTATGTGATATGCAACTTCTGAACCACCTGCGTTAACTAGCTCCAATTTCATTTAGAATCAGAAACTGAAGACAGCACTGTTGCAATCTTGTTGTAAATCTGGCCAACCAGGGCCAATTCTTGTGCTTTGAATGCACCTCTCTGTGTGCATACTTCAATTAGTGTGGCAATGGATTTCATATCAGATACTGTCAAGTCTGTTGCAAGTTCAGTTGGTGTGTCACTCATATGTTGATATTATGTTATTTAATAGCTAGTTCCACTGGTTTTTTGTTACTAAGAATAATATCTATGTATTTTGATTTGAGTGTGGCTTCTTCACACCCTGTGCAATGAAAGTCTTTCAAATTGTCCTTTTCTTTTAGGAAATTGTTTCTGAGTTCATTGCAATTGTTTATTTCTTCAGGGCATTTCTTATTGCAATCAAAAAAGTCCAATATCAGACTCATTAAACTTTGAAGCCTGCATTGATGTCATAGACCACAGTGCCTTCATGGTCTGTGATTTTCGAGATCTCCTGGTAATTGGAAGTTCTGTCATAAGCCTTCTTATGCACCTGCCAGGGGCAATCTTCTTCAATAATAAATTTAAAGTTTTTCTTATTGTTCAGATCTTTGACGAAGATTGTATATTTTTCAATGCTCATTTGTATATGATAGTGTATAAAAGAGAGAGTTCCAGGTTATTTATGTGCAGTATTAAAAAATATTAATTTTAGCTAGAGAGATTATATTTTAAATAGAGCGTTCTTCTTATTTTATTTTCTGTATATTCTGGGGACATGTGGAATACAGAGCCAAAATGAATAACACAGTCTCCTTTTTTAGCAGGAACTTCAATAGCTTTTGATTCATCTATTTGTACACTGTCTATGAGATGAGTACCAGGTAGGTATTTTACTGCATCTATGCCAGGTGCACTGTCTTCCAAATATATCCCTAAGATGAGTTTGTTGACCTCGCTTCTTGCTGAGTCTCTATGCCAATCAATGATCTTATTATCTTGCCTATTTTTAAAGAAAAGGATACTATTTTTAAACCTATATCTGCTATCTATAAGATTCACATACTGATTGAGTTGACTGTTTAATAAAATTGAAGAAATGGATTTTAAATATTTGTGCGGATCCATTAAATTTACTAAATCAAAGCTGTTATCTCTTTTGATAAAGAAGGCTTCCCTGTGCACTGTGTCTACGTACAATTGTCTTGTATGAGTTTTATCTTTTGATAGCAGACTAGTTGAAACTTCTTGGCTGTAAGGCATGAATTGGGAATTTGTAAATTTTTTTATATATGCATCCAGTTCACTAGTTAATTCAGAGATAGTTTCAGTAGCAAACCAGCTGCTCTTCACATCATATCCGTCAATTTTCAATTGGCTCATATAAAAACCTATAGTATATAGTTCTTCTTGTGAATTTTGTGCTGTTAGTAACAGGTGATTCATGAAACACGCTTCCTACATGGACAATAGCGTCGCCTGGATTTGCCTCTACTGTTTCAGTATTCTCTATCTTAAAATCAACCTCTTCAATTTTATGTGACCCTGTTAAAAAGCTGACTGCATCTCTTCCTTTGATAGACTCATCCAAATAAACTCCAACATTTATACTTTTACAGAAATTATCTTTACAAAATTGTGAATCTCTATGCCAATCCATTGAATGGTTATCACCTTCTGTCTTTTTTATGAGGTTTATTCTATCAAATATTAATCTCCCTTTAACCTGCAGTTCACTAAATACATTATCATAAATTGTATTGAAGAAAAAATCCTTAACTTCAGGATAGTCTACTTCAACATTATGAATACAGATAAGAAATCTTTCATTATTTTTTTCATAAAACTCTAAATTTCCAACTAGTTTGCGCTCCTTATTTGATGTAAAATGAAATGACTGACTATCAGGAATGGATTTTACTTTAAATTCTTTATTCTGAATTTTATTTTTATTTTCTGCAAAAATTGAATCAAATTTTTTACTCAAAAAATCTAAATTTTTCTCATCTAATATATTTTTATAATGCTCAAACCCCCTCTCTACTAGTCTCATATTATTATATAACATGGAAAATAGTTTATTCTACATTAAATTAAGATAGAGCATGAGAGTTGTAAATTACAAGGAGTTAAAAAAACTTATATACTTTGTACCGCAGCAATTAGATGTAAGCAAACAAATAGCTGCACTTAGACACATATTGGAAATTCTACGATCTGGATCAAAGGTGTTGTCAGATTCTCAACAAGAATATCACAATCTGTATAATTCAATTAAATCTGAAGGGATTAAAGAGCCTATTAAGTTTACCGAATTTTCTAGAGATAGTATTATATTGGTTGATGGTAAGCATCGATGCGCCATAAGCATTGAATTGCAACTTGATAATATTATTATAGATTTTGTAGATCCTCTAGAATCTATCTTCAGTAAGAATATATCTTCAGATGTTATAAAAAATATTCATAAAGAGATATTTCATGAAAACTGTAATAATTAATGGATTTAGAAGAGGTGGTACAAGCCTTCTTTGGAACATGTTGTGTAGTATCAAGGGCGCTTCTACATTAACTCTGCATAGAAATAACAGGCAAGAGAATGTTGAGATGGGTGAATATTTTGCTAAAAAAAATGAAAATGATTTCAAGGAACAAGCAAAAGCAACACCTCTGTTGATTGTAAAAGGTGTTGATGATGATATAAAATACAATTCCTTAATTAAGCAATATAGTGAACAAGTGTTTGAAATAGGGCTATTAAGATCAAGATTTGCTGTGTGTGAGAGTTGGGTTAGAAGAGGCCATACACTCGAAGAATTTATTGAAAAGTATAATAAATTTATTGATGATTTAAAAGCTAACAAGAATAATTTAGTACAATTTAATAAGCTTGTAGCATCTCCTTTTTATGCGTTAGAAAAAATATGTCAATTTATAAATGAGCCTTGCCCTGTAAATGTTACTATCATGAGCAAGTATATATGGAAAAATGCACATACAAGAGGGCCTGCTTTCAATAATGTTGGTGATTTTATTACATTTCCTTTTGGAGATCTAAAATTGAGTACAGATTACATAGATTGTAACATCGATCAGCGACATGAAAAAAATTTAAGTTCTGTTTTAAGAGATTATGTAGAGACAGCGTGCAAGGACTATACAACAGAATTTAATTCCTCTCTATATATACTGTAATAGTAGTTCATGTTACGTACTTGATTAATATACTGTGTTAGAAATTGATGATGTTGTTAAATTGGTTAAATTCATCTCTGTAGTCTTTTAGGATTTTTATCAAGAGTGGATCCCCTACAACATTTCTCACATACTTGCAGAAGCATTCATCTACTGTTTTTCCGTCTAGAGGTTTCTTCTCACCTATAAAGTGTATTATTTTAGCTAAACCAATATTTTCTATAGAAATAAAGTCTGTAGTAAGGTTATATTTTATATTTAAAAAGTAATCAGGAAAAAGAATTTTATTAAAAATCTTTTGATTTCCATTATATATTTTCTTCTTAGCTTCATGTAATAACATATTATGTGTTTGATCAGTCAAATATTTTTTAGAGATTAACAATACTCCTGCGTTATATCCTTTTTGATCACCAAACGCATAATGCTTGTTTGTTAGATTATGCAGTTCTGATGCACAAAAATCATAATCTAGGTCAAACAACTCATCAAAGTTATCTTTTATGTGAATATCGGTGTCGAGATATAATATTTTGTCAAAATTAGTAAATGTTCTAAACATTTCAAATCTATAGCTTGGGTTAAAATTCCATATTCTATTTTGATTTTCGAAAACTATATTGTCACATTCGGTGTTATTAATTTGTATAAAATTTACGCTATTTTTGTATTGAAAATCGAACAATTCACTTGATAGTACATATATTGGTATTCTACTTTTTACTTTGTTTAAACAGTAGATACAAAATTCCAGATACCTTTTATTGGTTTTATTGCATATGAACACTATACCATATTGCTTCATATATTGAACCCGCGTTTTATATTTTCTTCAAAGGGAAATTTATGTTTTTTAAAGAAGTTGTGTATCGGTGATTTGTAGTTTTTATTTTTAAGTTCAGGTTTAATATTTAAAAAATTCTGAACTACATTTATATTTAAGAAAGGATATCTAGCTTCAACTCCATGAACTCCGCATACGGATTCTTCTTTGTATAAATATTTCTCTTGAGAGCCATGAAAAAAATTATTCCATGGAAATATTTCATCTAAATTTTTAGGAAAAATACCATTTAAAGTAGAGTTATTTTGAACACATCTGCCATGTATGCCATAATCGCTCATTATTTCATCACACCCTGCTCCTGATATCAGTATGTTTCTTGAATACTTCTTGGCTTCCTCACATATTATGCTCAATCCTATGGAAGCTTTATCGCTCTTATAGTTATAATAATCTTTATTAAAAATATAATTATCACCAAAAATGTCAATTAAATTATGGTGTTTATTTATAATTAAATTGTTTGTTTCAACAAAATTAACTTTTCCTAGATACTTGTCTCTTTCATCTAATATGCTTTTTGATTCATTCTTAGGTATACTAAAATAGTGCACGTTTTTGTTTAATAGCTTACAACCAAGTGCAATTGCTCCTGAATCATAACCACTACTAATACCCATAAAACACCTGTCTGCAGGTATCAATGCATCTAAGCACTCGAGAAATGATTTTTCCCATAAGTCAAAGCTATCTATATGTTGCTCAACGTTCAGTGAGTAAATGCTATCAGCTTTATTAGTTTTTAAATTTAGGATTGAATTGTTAGCCATTTTGTTAATATTATTAAATCCCAAGTCTTGCAGCACACCATGATACGAGGATATTCCTATTTCTCCATTCTCGTGACTGTAGAACATGGGCTTGGTGTTGAATAGATCAGCAAACAGGTACAGACAGCCTTTATCAATAAAAACACCTGAATATTCACCAATAATTTCTTTTAAATGCATATCTTTACACAGTTGATTGAAAAGGTAGGGGCCATCAGAGGGGTAGCTATTGCAATAGCCATAAATTTCTCCATTATATACCATGCATGAATTATCCTTTATAAATGGCTGTGTTGTTTTTTCACCTGTGATATGCAACAAATTGTGCACAATATTGAAGTTAGAAATCTTGCTAACACTGGTGCTATCAGGCCCGCGCCTTTTTAATCTTCTATTCAAGTTATCAATGTTTGTTAATTCTTTTGTTGTGATTAGAAATGAGCACATCTATTCTTATTTAAATTGACTTTGCTCATATTCTAGTTAAGTAATTTGATGGATGTAGAACAAATACTACATAAAACGGAATTTAAAGAATTTTATAATTATTCTAGAGATATTTTTACTCCGCATAAAAATTTTAAATATAAAAATTGCATATCGGTCAATTATAAAGACACCGAAATACATTCTGTAAAATTGTATTTTGCCACATTCATACCGTATTTAGAAAAGGACATTAGGTATTTTGATTATAACAAGCTAAAGTATCTGTATAGTATCTGGGATACAGATAATCTGGATAATAAAGGCTTGTCATTTTGTATCAAATATTATCCTAGTTCGAATCAGTTTAAATATCAAATGCACTGCAAGGTGAAGCCTGCACCTGCATTCTCCAAGCTATCCTTTTCTAATAATAATTGCAGATATGGTGTTGGTATTGAAAATGAACAAATTAAAAATTACATCAATCTAAAAGATAAGAAGGATAAAATTGAAGTTGCTAGGTTATTCAACATGCCTTATTTAAGTTTTTTTGAAGAATTAGAATATTGTGAATTAGAGAGCAATGTAGCTAAAGTAATAGCAAGCTATGCTAGTAAAGACAAGGATAAGATGTGTGTCTTAATCAAGAAGTATACAGAAGAAAAAATTTATAAAGAATTAGACAATTTACTCAATGAGTATAACATAAGAGCTAGGAATATAGGATTTTATAGCAAAGGTAATGTTAAAAGCTATTACCTCTATTCCCAGCAAACTGATATTGGTGTGGATACATATGGTACGTTTTTAAATAAGAATATATGTTGGACAAGATAAACTCTTATTACGATAGATCAACCGATGCATGGATAAACTTGTTTAATTCAAATAGAATTGAAGCATTTAGATTTTTTGAGTCAGAAGAGGAACATGATAATGTTATTAGTAATGCTTTGAATTTTGCTCCTGGTGAAAATGTTTTAGATGCAGGGTGTGGAGTTGGATATCCAGGTATAAATTTTGCAAAGAAATTTAGTAAAACAAATTTTTATTTGCTTAATATCAATGATTACCAATTAAATAGAATCCCACAACTTGAGAACGTTTTTAAAGTTAAACAAGACTATCATGATACAGGTTTTGAAGATAATTTCTTTGACAAGGTTTATTTCCTTGAAAGTTTTTCGCACAGTATTTACAAGAAAAAATTAATTAATGAGATTTTTAGAATTTTAAAACCAGGAGGAAGATTATTAATTTTAGACTTTTGTAGAAAGAAAAACATAAGTAAAGACACATTAAATGTTCACAGAACAATATATAGCCATTTTCCTATACTGTCTACTCTAATGAAAAAGCTATTTTTGCCAAAATTTAAAGAAATTTTCTTTTTTGAGAATTTAAAGAATAATATTGTACCTAATAAAGGCTACGATAAGGAAAGATTTTTCTGTTACAATGGCAGTAGTATTACTGATTTTGGTAAAGTTCATCTGGAGATACATGAAAAAAATGCACATGCACAATATCCAGTTTTTATGATGTATAGCAAAATATGAAATGTAATTTTTTAAAAAATTCTGCTTATGTGACATTTAAAGGGCAGGTATTGCCATGTACTATGGCTTCACAGGAAGGGGTTTTCGGTAAAATATGCAATGACTCCCTTGAGGATGTATTTTTAAAGAGAATAAAGAATGACACCATGGACAATACATTTTGTAAGCGATGTATACAAAATGAAGCATATGCTTCAGTTTCTTATAGTAGATGGAATAATTCAGACGACCCCTTTTATTTTTTAGACTTAAGACTGGATAGTATGTGTAACTTTCGGTGTGTGACATGCGATAAGTATACATCTTATGGGTTTAAGAAAGAAGATGATACAACTAAGCTATACGATGTTTCAGAAGTAATTTTTAAAAATATGGATTTTATTAGAAAATTTAAAAGAATATACCTAGGTGGCGGTGAACCATTCCTGGAAAGAAACACCCTAAAATTCTTGCAGCACCTCAATACAGAGCAAGAAGTATTAATATCCTCAAATATAAGCATTTTAAATGAAGATACAATACAAGAATTAAAGAGATTTAAACGTGTTATATTCTATCCAAGTATAGATGGTGCTGGTGAAATAGGAGCTTATATACGGTTTGGGTTTAATGAAGATACATTTAAAACAAATTTTTTCAGGCTAAAAAATGATTTTGAATGCATACCTGTTGTAACAGTGAGCGCACTCAACATTATGCACTTAGATGATATTTTAGTTTTTCTTAGAGACATAACTAGCGAATATAATAAAGTTTATTTAAATATTTTAGAATATCCAGACCAGATGAGGATTAACATTTTACCTAATTTCTTAAGGGTTAAAATTTTACAAAATTTAGAAACATTGCTGTTACAGTCTGATGCTTCGTATATAGTAGATGCACCCTATAATTTATATAGTGGAATAAAATTACTTCAAAAAAAATTAGTGGAGCCGTCAATTTTGAGCTTTAACCATCTGAGAGATGCATTAGTTCAAACGGATATATTGAGAAAAAATACATACAAAATTTTATTTAAAAATCTTTTATGAAGATATATTTCTTGAGTGATATTGATCTGCCTAACTATCTGGAAGATAGTGATTTTTATTCATATATGAATTATGATGACATAAAAGAGCATGCCTTAAGGAAAAAGCTCTTTAACTATAGCTTTACAGGAAAATATATTCATACAAATTATGCTTACTGGCTCTGTAAAAACAATGGTATGGATGTACATCTAATTAAGAATACCAAAGATGTAGAGAAAGGTGCGCTAGTTTTCTTTCATTTTGATCATAAACATCTTATTTATAAAAAAGAAAATATAGTGTTAGTGCAGATTATTGCAGACAGACCTATTATACCTAATATTGATTTCTATACATCTTCATCAAAATATTTTATTAAAGATAATATTTTGTATTTACCTGAACCAATTCCTGCAAAAAATTTAATTGTGCATGAAGATAATGAGTGTACAATCCCTATTAATTTTAGATTTCTTGGAATGAGACACAAGCTGCCTGGTTTTATAGATCATAAATTTATACAAGATATGAAAGCTAAAGACATTTCCATTAAAACTGGTGACAGCAAGGCATTTATTGACAAAAATGATGATGTGTTTTTTTATTTGAGAGATGAAAGTGAGAATATATTTTTAAAGCATGGCAATAGAGTTAAATTGAGTTATCTTTTAAGAAAGCCTTACATAGGCAACATAAACAGAGCTGAAGAAGAGTGTATTTTAACTAGTACTGATATAATTAGTATACCTTATAATAAAAATGATCTTGTTGATCAGATGTTATATTTAAAAGATCCTGCTGTTTACAAGCAATATAAGATTAATCTTTCTGTACATCGTGACACTATTCTTAATGAATTTCTAGCATCTATTAAGAATGTTATTTCTCAAATACAATTGTCTCTTTGAGTAAGGAATAAGGGTCAGCAATAGGCTCAGCTTTAAGCGCTTTGAATTCAAAATTATCTAGATTAGATTTTATAGTGAGCTCATCATCATTAATGAGTGTCAGTTCCCAATCATATGCCTTTAAGCCTAAATTGTTTGTTTCAAATACATAATCATTATCTTTAAAATTAATAAAAGTCAAATTGTTTACAAAATATATATTGCTAATACCATACTCACCACTAGAGAGCGTGTTTCTATCTAAGGGAAAACTAAAATAATGCAATGCATTGCCATCTTTTTTAATTGCAATGGCTTTCTCACTCTGGTTGAACTCACCGTTTATAGTGCCGTAAATGTTGTATTTATAAAATTTAAAATCTTGAGCTAATGTTTCTAGGATTCTATCTAGATAAAGTCGTTTATACTCAGAGTCTAATAAATCTAGATTTGAGCTTACTATAAAATCTGGTTTGGGGTTTAAAATATCCGGCCAATATTGTATAATATCTAGTGGGGTATGTAGATTGAATAATGGTTTTCGATAGTCATATGCCTCCAATTTTGAAATAATTTCTTCGATTTCCTTGGAATTATTTTTATCGTAGCTAAGATAATTTACTATTTTTTCTTTATGTTCAATTATTTTCTCCAGCCATGCTCTCTTGCACTTGCCGACAATCTTTGGATTCTTACTGTTTAAATGCAAATCACTTATACCTAATACTTTTAATGCATTTTCAACGTTTGTACAATACTTGGTGTTTACTGGGTCAATATAAATTTTGCTTGACTCTTTTTTGAAAACTGTATTATCTAAAATCTCTTTTTGTGCATTCAGTATTTTAGTTTGATCTTCAAGTGATAGATTATTTTTTTCAATATAAGCTGGATTATAATCCTCTAAATAAGGTAACCCTGCAGAGTGTATGAGTGATAAATAACATTTTATAAATCTTTTCTCTTTTACATCAAAACCAACAATTGAATTTTCAGTTTCAGTTGGTATGGAGAGATTTGGTACAGTCTTGTCTTGGAGTAAGAAATCTATAGCTAGATTATTATTAGTAAAGTAGATCTCTTTTCTTGATACCCCAATGTTATTATATTCAAATTTTAAAATAGCTTTTTTAGCTAAATTTTTGTATATATCTTTAATCATGGGTAAGTTGCATTAAAAGCTCTGGTTAGTGGGGCCACATTTTCATTTATTCCATAACCATTAGAATCAACTATCCATACATTATATGCTTGAACTGAACCATTGTTTACCACGTTATTATATGTCACAGACGGTGAAGCAATTTGCCAGCCTGACGGTATTCCACCTGTAGCAGGTGTTATTTTCACATAAAATGTACTTGTGACCATGTTACTAACACCAGTCACCACCACTGTGCCTTTATTTGTCCTATTTGTTCCTGCACAATTAGTGCATCCTGGGTTTGAATTGGATGTGTAGCCAATGGAAAACCAGGGGCTAAACCATTTATATGCCCCTCTAAATTCACTAATTCTGGCTGGTCTAAATGTACCGCCAGGCCCTGTGGGTGTCCAATTTGGTTTAGTTCCAATACCAGCCACTGTAATTGTGCCCATTTCAAGCTCATTGAGCAGCACCACGACTGATGGAGAGGATGCAAATGATCCTACATTTGTTGCAGGTTTTTGATCTAACGCCATGGCATTATTTTCACGAGTGTTGAGAGATGAATTAGTAGAATTAGTATCTATACCTGAATAATTACGTAAAAACTGGTTTATAGACCTGTATAGATTGGGAGAACCTGCTCCATACCCTGCAATTGATAAAAACCCGGCAGAAGGCAATATGGTATTGTTACCTGCCACTGCAGATGACTGCACATCTACATAGATACTGTTGCTGGTGATAGTATTATTGAAGTATGTGTTAACTGCGTTAAAGGCACTCACACTGTAGAAGCCGTCATCTGTCAAATTGCCAATGAAAGTATACACCCTGTCTGTAGCCCCTGGTATAAAAGCTCCATTTTTTAGCCAATTATAAGTAGGAGCAGGATTACCAGAGTATTGTGTTGCTATAAAAATTTGATCACCATCAGTAGCTAGTAAAGTAGAAGGGGCAAATGCTGTTACAGAATTTGTGAATGCATATGGTTGTGTTACAACTGTAGCAGAAGTAAAGGTATCTATACCATCCGTATTTAACACATCTAAACCATTATAAGAATAAGAGAGAGAGGCAGCAGATACAGGTAACAAAGCTCCTGTGGTGTTGCTAGCTGTTATTAGAGTATAACTAGGTGATGCATGAATGTTACTACCAAATTGATTTCCAGGTGCAGAAGGTGACTCACCAAATGATAATCCTATGGTGTTGTTTAGCGTGACGGCATCTGTAGTTAAATTATAATTGTATACAAATACCCCGCCTCTTTGAGGCAATCCGTTATCAAGATTAGGACACCCTACAAAAATATTTACTATGTTAGGAGTGCTTGGGTTGATTTGACTCACATCAACTGAATATCCAAAATATTGACTCTTGTTATTCCAAGGAGCAGGTGGTGTTAATACGTTTGTTTCAGTTAAATTAATTCCGTTCTTTCTATATAAGTAAACTTTACCATCACTAACTGTTTGTCCTGGAGCTCCAATAGCCAGGACATTATGATTGAAGCTTATGCTTGTACCAAAATTCTGATTGCTGGCTTTTGAGGATCTGTTTAGTGCAGTTGATGTTAATAACCCTGTGGCAGGGCTTGATGGGTTAAAAGTATATACAAATGCAGTGCCTGTCTCAGTAAACGTACTTTCAGTTCTTAAGTTATCAGTAACAACTATTAAATTATCATACCATGCAGAATCATATCCAAATTTACCTTGTGTGGAGGAATGACAGCGTAAAGGCAGCGGTGAAGTCAATGTTTTATTATCTGTAGCCACAGAATATACCCATGCACTTCCAGGCACTGTAGCTGTGCTTCTCTCGGTAATTAAGACATATGCATTTGTTGGTGTTGAAGAAAGGGAAATGGAGTGTCCAAAAAAACCTGTTGGAGCAGATCTGGGTGATTCAAGTGTCTGATATCTTGCAAAAGAATTAAAACTGTTTGCACTTAAAACATACACGTACCCAAATTCATTAGGTATAGATAAATTTGCAGCTATGGGTTCACTTGCTATTAGGAAAAAATTTGATGCACTTAGATTGGCTGTCTTGCCTATTAAATTAGTACTGATTCCAAAATACCCACCTAAATTGCCATTTGGGGGGTTGATTGATTGTTGTTCAATCCATTTGCCACCTATCATTTGATAGTTATAAATCTTGCCGTTGTTAAAAATAGAGCTAAATTTTTTAAAAGGTGCGCCAAGAGTTAAGTAATTGGTACCACCTACTTCTAGAAAGGTTCTTCCTTTGCCTATGCCCAGTCCATCAGTATAGGTAGTGTTAAAATCAGAGTTAAATATAGCTTGATTGTATGTTGCCATAATTTATTGTTGGTTTTCTATTAATTTTTTTACTGCATCTAATAAAATAGGAATTAACTTAATGTAATTGACTCCTTTTTTACCATCATCTCTTTGAGAAACAATTTCTGGTAAATATTTTTCTACTTCTTGAGCTATGACACCATAATCATCTGTTCCGCTAAGATGATTATATGAATCTTTATTCCAAGTGAATTTATAAGAATTTAAATTTTTGAGTATATTAAAAGAATCAATTTCTTTTAAATTGCTTTTAAGTGTTGCATCAGAGGTATAATAAGCTACCACATCTGCTTTTGCAAAGACATTCCCTGAAACTAGAACATCACCAACAACGTTTGTTGTGCCACCGGTAGACCCTACATTCACCACATTGCCTGAAAGATTTAAGTTATTTGTTGTTGTGTAACTGCATATGCCTGTGCTGGAAAGAAGAATTGAACCTGTGTTTAAAACTTTAAAGTCTGAACTGCTTCCAAAGAAAAGTGCATTTCCATTATTAACTAGTTTATATGTTTGGTTAGTACCTGGATCGTAATTAATAGCAACAACAGGACCATCTTTTACAACAAGATAAGGAAGAACACTGGTACCCTCAATTCTTAAGATACTTTGATTGACTCCTGATCCACCTTGTTTAATGACAACTGTGTCTGCATTTTCATTGTAATTAACAACACTCAGGGTGCTGGTAACAGTAACAATGGTATCCAGATAAGTCAAATCACCTACAACAGAGAGATTGCCAAATATTGTGGCATCTGTGGAAAAGAAAGCGGGGTCTCTGAATTGAGCTCTTCCATAAAAATCAAAATCTGGCACACCCACCACACCAGTTCTTGCAGATGAGAAGCTCACCGTATGATTGCTGTTGCCAGTTAAGAATTTCTTCTTGCCAGCAAACAAGTTCAAAGTGGACTTGCCTTGAATATCAAAATTACCAGAAACTGATTCAATGGTGGTATTGTTTGAAGCAGGTCTTGTGGTGATGCAAATCTGATTGGGGCTCACATTGGAGTCATTGATAAACAAACTATCAGACACATTGACTCTGGCATCAAAATTGTTTCTTACTGTGCGGTTACCCACATTACCAAGGTAAAAACTGTTGTTGGCAGCACATAAAGACATGTACTGTGCATCAAATTGTATTTGACCAAATATACTTTGAATGGTGTACTGTGGGAATACCAATGGTGTATCAGGGAAGCCAAGAGCAAACCCCTCACCCATGGCATCAGGAGAAATTCTAATCTTATTTTCAGCAGGATCTTGTTCAATGGTGAACAATCCATTGAGCAAATTTTGATAGAATTTTGGACCTATGTTAAGCCATGTGCTATTGCCATTGTAAGCATAGGGTATATTGTTTTCGTAAATGGTGTCGCCTATAGTGGCATATGCTACATATGCAGATTTGTCACCAGTTTCGCCCAAGAACTTGTTTCCTGCAGGTGAACCACCCAGAGACACACCATCACCCACAAAAAGTCTTCTGGTGTCAATAGAGTAACCAAGCTCACCTTCTGTGAGTACTGTTTGTAATCTTTCAGATTCTAATCCTCTGCGAACTAGAATTTTGATAATACTATCTGATGTGATTTGAACTGCCATGTTATGGTGCCACCTTTATTATGTTGCCTGCTCCTACATCTCTCCAGAGCTGACCAGAACGCAACCCACCAACACTTGTGGGCAAGCTAGAAATTGCAAGATCTGTGCCATTCATTGTTTTTCCTGAGTAATTGAAACTATTAATATTTAAGTTTGCTTCGTTCACTGAAAGAGCACCACTGATAATCTGAATTTTTACATTATCATAATTCACCTTCACAGGGCTTGTGGATGTGGTTCTTGCCAGGCCTTGTGTCAGATCATATGCACTGGAATTGATTTGTGCTGCACTGACCCCATTTGTGCTTACTTGCAGATTGCCACCTGCAGTGTAAGAAATAGTCAATCCATCTGTCTTGGCTCCTACAAATTGATATGCATCAGGATTGGAATAATCAGGGAAATTAAAAGCATCAGAACCTGACAAGGTGTAAAGCTTGCCAGTATTAACACTGAAGACCAAGTCACCTACTTGAGCAGTTGTTAATCCTGCACCTGTATTGACATTAGCATTGTAATAGAACTTGTTTCCAGCAGGAAACCCACCTTTTGTGACACCGTCACCCACAAAAAGACGGCGAGAAGCTGCATCTGTTACATAGCCCAACTCACCATTATCTAGTGTTACTAGCTTTCTTTCAGAATCTAAGCCTCTGCGCAATTTGAGCTTAATGACATTTACTGTGGCCATTAAAATTATTTATTAATAAACACCGATTTTCACTAGCTTAATGTAATAATTGCACCAGATAAAGGTCTGTAAACCACTTCATCTCTGAGCGCATCCAATAGATTAGCCTGAATATTGTAGATATCTGTGAAGCACCTGTTGACTACAGCATTTTGAAACACTTCATCCTTGCCAACAAACCCTTCAATATCAGATTGAAAGAAAGTGCTGTTTCTCTCCTCAATGGTGAGATAGCGGGTAAACTTAAACACCAGATTGCCTCTGCTATCTCTACTGAACAAGAATTTGCCAATGATTTGGTCTCTCAAACGCATGAGATTCAATAAAAGCTTGGATATGGATTTATTGAACACCCAGCTTTGCACATACTCTTCATTGTCCAGTTTAATTTCATCAAACGTATACACATCAAAATCAGGTATGGTGAGTACATCATACAGATTTGCATTATCAAAGAAAGAAGCAAATGTTCCTGTATTATTGTATGTGGAGTAAAGTATGTTTCTGTCTCCACCACCATTAGATATGGAAGTGAACCCACGAATCAATTGTGGGGTATTAAATTTGTACAAATAGAGCAAATATCTTCCCACAGTTTCTAAAGGCAAATTAACAAACTTTTTATAAACATTCTTATCACTTACAACATAAAAGATATTATCATCTGATTGTGAGAAAACTATGTCACGAAATGTTTCAGGTTCCACAGATGTACCAGTTAGGGAAATTACTGTTTTAGTTTTAAATTCACTATCATATTTAAAAATTGTGAGATTTCCATTGAGAATGTACAAGTTGCCAGAACTGTCCACTCTGATTTTAATAGGATTTGTGCTCAGAAGATCTCTCTGCAGCCCATAAGTGGCTTGCCAGTTTAAATTTTCATTGTATGTCTTAACACATGCATTTCCTGCGTCCAATACATACACTGTGTTTTCATGAGAGCATATGCTGTTGGGGTTTAAAAATTCTAGTTTATCATATATGGTGCCTAGGCCGCCTATGGATTTTTTAAAAAATAGTCTGTTCTTAAGAACTGTGTCACTGTTCAAATACCCTGTGGCATCATATTGGTAGAGTATATGTGCACTTAGATCAATGACAAGCAAGCTGTTGTTTGGACCAAAAGACAAATCACTTACTTGCTGAAAGTTTATTGCTGTGTAAAACTCTGTATCATAACTTTCAGAGCTAAGAACCACTGCAAAGCTAGTTTCATTTTTATCAGAATTAATGGTGATGATGTCTCTTCCTGTGCTGGCAAACATGGAGTATCGATTCTCTTCAGTATTATTTGCAGCAATGAGTGTATTGATATTATCTAATTTATTCAAGGCTACAGTTGCAAAAGGATCAAACTGTGAAGTCGATAAATTCCTGCACCAAGTAGCTGCATTGCTTGAAGATGAAACACCAGCAATGGCAGTAGAAGACACAGGAATAATATTAGAAGATATTTTGCATGATTTGTACAGATACAAGAAATTATCATACAAATGCTTGAGTTTTAGGTTGACCAATCCTGCAGTGACTGTGTCATTTGGCGCAATAACAACCTTTTCAAGATTGTATGGCAGGTTGATACCATAACCAATGAATCTGTCATACAGCAGCCCTGAGTTATTGAATTCTGTTTGTATGTTCATTAGTTGCTCCATTTGATGTTGTTGACTTTAATGTAAGCAGGCACTGTCTTGGCCAACAAAGTGTAGATGCGCTTTTCAATTTCAAAGCGAAGATCCTTGTTTGTAATGCCACTGTTCTTCAGCACGATGTTCATCAATGTAGATTTATTTCCAGGTATCTGGAATTTAAAGTATCTTTCTATCTCTTCTAAATAATTTCTGCGTCCACAGGCCATATCAAAGATCAAGTCTTGAATATTTGCACTGTTAGCTTTGGCATGAAAAGCAATATCAAAATAATTCAAAGCATCACTGTACAGGTAGAAGTTTTTAATGGATATGTTTCTTGTATTAAAATCATTGTCTTTGATGTATTCAAAAAGTGGTATGGAATTGGAGTAAGGGCTTGTGCCTACAAAGAAGGGCCTCTCAATAATACCAGAAAATCCATATTTTCTTGGAGCAAATTCTTGATACCCAACAATCTGATTGTCAATGAGAAAGTATGCATTCCCATAATATGTATCAACTCTGAATACAAAATTATGCCACCCTGGGTCAACTGCTGACAAATTGTAAACCATGTTCAAATAGCTCACATCAAAAGGATTGAAAGCATTGACAAATTTCAATTTGAAGTTTAAATTGGCATCTGGGTACAAATCCCGTACATATTCTCTTAGAAAATCAGTGTTGATTAATGGCAGGGTAACAGCAGAAAGATTGTAATAATTGAATGTACTGACCAAAGTACCGTAGCTATTGTACTTGTAAAAAGCAACATTCTTGGATGCAACAGAAGACATGGCATACACAATGGCATGGCTGTCCAGACCATTGTTGTTATCCAATTCATATGTGAAATCTATGTCCAGTCCAACACCACTCAAGTTGGGTATGTAACCAGATATCTGAAATACATGGCTGCTGTTAAATTTTGCAAATTGATTATTGCTATAAAGAAGCCAGATGTTACCATCCATGTCAATGTTGAAGCTGTTGATCTGTGTACTTGAAGCAAACACTTGTGTTACATTCTTATTTGCGACATTTAAAATATTTTCCCATTTATAAACTGCATTTGTACCTATTTTAAAGTAGATGTCTGTGCCTATTCTTCTTGCTTTGCTTCCTCCTGTGAGATACAAAGTGTCATCATAGACGTTTAATGTGGTTGCATTAGACAATGAGGTCAAATACCGCTCATAATTAATTGTGGCTGTCACGTCTTCTACTCTGCCAGTGTCAAGGTACACTTGATACAGCAATCTGCCTGGATGAGTATTAACCAAGAAATAAGCATTATCCTCATCATGATCATAATCCACTATGCTGGCCAGTGCAGGTGTATTAAATGCATACACTTGAACATTGTTATTGTTGTACTTGGCGAATGTGCCATCAGTAAATAATACAAAATAGTCATTGAATCCTTCTCTTCTGATGATTGCTGTGGCAGAAGCTGGCATCTCCACAGTGTGCAATGTGTCAAAATTGAGATTTGTTATGTTCAAAGCGCTTCCAGCAAACATGAATATGGTGGGGGTGAGATAGTTTACATTGTACACACCAAAACCATCATTGGAATAGTTGCCTAACAGTTGATAAGCAAAAGGTCTGGTCCAGTCACTGTTGTATGCATCAAAAATTACTGTGAAATTGTTGCTGTCTTGAATTGCAGATAGATTATTCGTTATGGCATAGCTGGTTTTATTGAAAGTGTATATGCCATTATTCTCCAGGTCTGCACCATTCACATTTTTATATGTGTCCAGATCTTTTTGAACTAATTTTGCTGTTAATGACTTGAGGAAATTGTTGCTAAATTCTGGTCCAATGTGTTGATAAGCATAATAGGTGCCTGCTTCAAACATGACACTGGATGGCACATCAAACACTGCAACATCACCTGCTCTTTGTTGCACTTCACTTAAGAAGCATTCAAACACAGAATTGTATTCAATGGCATTGAATGTTGCAGATGTGAGAGCATTGATATAAGAAGTTTTATCTGGGTTGTAGTATCTGTCCACCCATGTGGGTTTGACTGTGGGGTCAATGCTGCCAGAAAGCCATGCACACAAGAAATCACCAGATGTTTCTTCAGCAGTATCACCAAAATAGCTGGTGGCTTTGTAATCTGCTTTTTTCTTGAACACTTTGTCTGCTTTGAGTGGATGATCACCAGCAATGGCACCTGCTTCTATGAGTCCAGAATCATTGATGTTCAATCTCTTGAATGGATAAAAATTTTGTGGTATGTGAAAGTAAGTTACCTTGTCTTTTTTGAAAGTGATGTTGGATGTGTAACTCTCATAGTTTGTAGTGACATTGTCATTACCAAGTGTTTGATTGGAGCCAGTGAACAGAGATTTATAATCTCTCATGTTCACTCTCTCTTCATCAAAGAAAGGATTGTTTCTGGATTGATAGTTCTCTGGGGTATTGGTATTTTTAAGGGAAAGAAGATTCACATTCAATGTGTTGCCTGAAATGGTGAAATATTCATTATTGACTAAGAAATTATCTTTGGTATCTGCATAGCTCAAATCAGGATTAACAGGCAGAGAGTTGTTTTTTAAATTCTTTTGGTATGCAACCCATGGATCCACTAACAAGGTGCTGTTGGGTGCTTCATTTCTTGCAACACATCTGAAGATGGAATTGTTACCATATGCTTGAGTGCTGCCAGTGAGTGTATCCACAAGTGTGATGGCAGCCAGATCTGGATTATAAGTAACATACTTGATGATGTCATTAATATTTTTTTGTAACACAATGAATTCATTGCTTCTGTCATAAATGTACAGGAAAATTTGAGGAGAATATATGCCCAACCCATCTGTACCTGCATCTTTGACAAAACTCAAATTGCCTGTGTAATCAATGGTCAAATATCTCTTGACACCATTATTTTCATGAGCAATTTTGCAGAGCACATCATTGATGAACACAATTTCAACAAAGTATCTGTTGTCAATTTTTTCATAAGTGCCAGAAACTGCCACATTGGCCACATTTATACCAATGTCAGGTTCTTGTACCACCCAGAATCTGGAAAGAGGTGTGATGAAATTCAATGCATTGGCTGCAAGATATGTGGAGAATCCTTCATCTGGAAGTGGATCTAGTGCTTCCAATGTAACATAATCATTTAATCCTGCTTTTTTACTCAGATACAGATTGGAATAGTTGTTGGTTGCAGTGTCATTTGCTTCTTTGAAAAGGTTTGCAAATGAGAAGTTTACAGTGTTTTCAGTGTATACAATGTTGCTGTCTATCTTGAGGTTTTTATCAAAAGAATAGTTAGCAGTTAAAGGTACAAAGCTTCCAGATAATAAGCCGAATACTTGCATTATAATTATTTAAAGAAAAAACTGCATTTTAACAGGATAACTTATGATGTAATGAAGAATGTTATATTATCAAGGGTGGGATGCTTTGTATGCATCAAACTCTTGTTTGAGCTCTTGTATGGCCTTGTGGTGTAATGGTAACACAGCGGTCTCTGAAACCGTTTTTCTACGTTCAAGTCGTAGCAAGGCAGAGCTTACATCTAACATATTATGGCACACTACCAGATGCTCAAAGCCAAGAAGACGTTTAATAAAAATTAAGCTGACCAATCTTTTAGCTCAATGCTATGGTGTGATTGAAGGTGCAGGTGTATTGGATGGTGTTTGTGTGGGGGTAGGTGTTACAGTGGGTGTGGGCGAGGGTGTGGGTGGTATGAGAGCAGTTAGCAGCTTGAAGTTGGTAATGTATTTGTCTGCACCTGTCTGCATCACAACCATGTTGTTGTACACATTGTTGCTCAAGCCCACTTTGTTGAGCAGATTCACATCATCTATGTCATAAAAAGAAAGAGGCACAGAGCTCAAATTGATTTGAAATATGTGAAACACTGAATTGCCATCCACAACAGAAATCATGGTGGTGTAAGTGGTGACTGCACTATTCATGGGATAATAGTCATGAGACACATTGGTGTATATGGGATTGCCTGGATCTGACCCCAGGGCGTAACTGGCAATGTTCACTGTCTTGTAATCCACAATGATGTCTTTCTCCACAGTTTGTGTGGTGCCTTCACCAAAATCATACACAATCTTGATGGTGGTGTAAATGGAATTGTCTACTGCAGAAGGCACATAAGTTATGGTGTAAGGTCCTTTGAGAATGCCTAAATCTATGGTTGTAAATGTGTTCTGCACAGGATACCCCCAAGGAAAGAACAAACCACCATAGGCAGTGAATGGGTACACAAATGTGCCAGTGGTGGCATAAAAGAAGCTGCCATTGGCAATGTTGGGATATGCAAAACTGGTGCCAAACACAGGATCCAAGAAAAAATAGTGATTCAGGTAATTGGGTACACCTGGTATCTGCTGAGAAGTGGACAACACTACATTTAGAGAATTCACTTTAATTATTTAAAGAAAAAACTGCATTTTAAACTGGGTTAGTTAATATATTAGACAGGTGTAAAATTGTATACATTTACAATTGAGCCTGGCGCGTTAGAGGTATCTTCAGTCTTTACTATTTTTTTATTTAAGAGTTAAGAAATATATGTTCTAAAATTAGATAAGTAGCGTGGGCATCCGGAGCCTCCATCATATATAGAATCTGAATAGTTAGTCGTATTAACAGGTGTAATGCAATTATCCTGAGCAACAATAGCAAGTGGGTTTGGAATATTGGTCCTTAAGTTTTGAAAATCAAGAACTAAATAAAAAGACTCTCCAGCAGTGCACGGAATACTCACATTATAACAAGCAAATTCTGTATTTACATTTGTACAATAACCTTCTGGAATTTGATACCCTGGACGTCCAGGATCAGGTATGGAAGGACAGTTGCATTTTATATTTATAGGGGTATTTAATACTAGTGTGCCGCCTGCATTAGTCCCTCTGTAAATTAATAGGTTAGTAACTCCGTTTAAATAATGACTAAACCACCTGAAACATATAGTCCTTAAAGTGCCGGTTTGCGATGTTTTAAATCTATAATATATGCTACCGAAGTTTGGCCAACCAGTTCCTCCATGATTTTGAGGTACATTGATATCATTATTTCCTATTATTGTACCTGGTGTTAATACAGTAAGGGTGGATGTAGGTGTCACAGTGGATGTGGGTGTAGGGGTTTTAGTGGGTGAAACAGTAGGCGTTGGTGTTGGTGAAGGAGGCACCACATTTACAATATTAATGCTGCCAGCCATGCCGCCATGGTATTGGCAATTGTAGTACAGAGTGGATGGAGCATCATACGGAACAACAAATGTCAATGTGCCACTCTGTGTGCCATTGCCTGTTACACCTGTATTGTATGCATTGCCGGTGCCTGTGGATGAAATGGTCTTTATCCAGAAAGGATGGCCTGAAGCATTCACATTGAATATATAAGTTTCGCCTTCTGTAAGAGTAAGGGTAGGGTTTGATTGTCCGTTAATTACGTAAGCTCCTGATCCTGCATTACTCACATTAAAAATATTTGATGCTGTTGTGGGTGTTATTGTGGGCGTTTGTGTTAATGTAGGGGTTCTTGTCACAGTGGGTGTGACTGTTTTGGTTGGTGTTATGGTGGGGGTGACTGTTTTGGTTGGTGTCATGGTGGGGGTGGGTGTGGGTGAAAGATCAGGTGTGGGTGTCACAGTAGGTGTGACTGTAATGGAAGGTGTCACTGTAGGTGACACAGTTATGGAAGGAGTCACAGTGGGTGTTGCAGTTTAAGTTGGGGTAACAGTGGGCGTGATGGTGGGTGTTGTAGAAGGGGTTGCAGTGGGTGTTTTGGTTTGAGTAGGTGTGTTTGTTACTGTCTCTATAGGCGTATAAGTTGGTGTGGGTGTGACAGTGGGTGTGGGCACTGGTGATGCACCAATGATATCCAATGTGTAGGGCCAGGTATTGGAATCAAATGTGTATGTTTCTTGTGCATTTAACTGTGCAAGAGAATTGATCTTGTCTTGTGGTCTGTATTGCACAAAGTATTGACCATTTTCAGATACACCTACAACTCTGTTCATGTTTGTAAATGTGTTGGCAGATGTGAGCACATAATTGTGACTGGAATTGTTCTTGGATATTTGATACCTGCCAACAATGGCAAGATGTTGATCATATGGTATGCCTGGTGTTAACGAAGGAGTGGGTGTCACAGTGGGTGTCACAGTGGGTGTGATGGTGGGTGTTGCAGAAGGGGTTGCAGTGGGTGAAGGTGCAGGTGGACCAACAGAGGGCGTGACTGTTTTGGTGGGTGTTACAGTGGGTGTAGTTGTTGGAGTAGGAGTGGGCGTTGCTGTTTTCGTAGGTGTAACAGTTGGTGTGACAGTTGCAGTAGGTGTGGGCGAGGGAGTCACTGTAGGTGACACAGTTATGGATGGTGTAACAGTAGGCGATAGGGTGATAGTCGGTGTCACAGTGGGGGTGACTGTTTTGGTTGGTGTCATGGTGGGGGTGGGTGTGGGAGAAGGAGATGGGGCAGGGGGTTCAACAGATAATGCCATAGTATAATCAATACCACCAACCACTTGTGACCAAACACCTGTGAGTAGTGTGAATACATTTCTATTGCTGTTGTTACCTAATCCCAATTGCCCATCGCTATTGTCTCCAGTGCCAAACCATTTAGTAGTACCTGCACTCAGTGCCATGGTTTGGTGACCACCACAAACCACTTGTGACCAAACACCTGTGAGTGGTGTGAATGTATTTCTAGGGCTATAATAATCGCCAAGACCCAATTGACCATCAGTATTACGCCCTGTGCCAAACCACTTGTTAGTATCAGCACTCAATGCCATAGTGTGTAATTGACCACATGCCATCTGTGACCAAACACCTGTGAGTGGTGTGAATACATTTCTATTGCTGTTGTCACCTAATCCTAATTGACCATAGAAATTGTATCCTGTGGCAAACCACTTGGTAGTACCAGCACTCATGGCCATGGTGTGATTGTTACCACAAACCACCTGTGACCAGTTGCCAGTCAATGGTGTGAGGGTGTTTCTGTCAGTACCAAAGCTACTGTTGCCCAATCCCAATTGACCATAGAAATTGTATCCTGTGGCAAACCACTTGGTAGTACCAGCACTCATGGCCATGGTGTGATTGTTACCACAAACCACCTGTGACCAATTGCCAGTCAACTGTATGAATGTGTTTGTGCCAATTATATTACCTAATCCCAATTCACCTCGGCTATTGTCTCCAGTGGCAAACAATTTAGTAGTACCTGCTGATAGTGCCATTGTATACCATGTACCAGTTATTATTTGACCCCAGTTACCAGTAAGTGGTTGGAATGTGTTTACATCACTGTTGGTACCAAGACCCAATTGACCATCAGTATTACGCCCTGTGCCAAACCACTTGCCAGTGTCTGCTGATAGTGCCATGGTATGAAGACTATTATTACAAACCACCTGTGACCAAACACCTGTGAGTGGTGTGAATACATTTCTATTGCTGTTGTTACCTAATCCCAATTGCCCAAAGAAATTCCGCCCTGTACCATATAATAAACTCATACCCTTATGTCTCCTGTGATAAAATGATGGTCATACATATAATTTATCATGATATGGCTCCTAAATACTGTCCTGTGCCTCCTGGAGTCACAGCATAGCCATTCAGATTAATACATTTACCAGCAGCACCACCTCCGTAGTTTGATGTCTTTGACCCAGCACAACCAGCCCCCGCGCCCGCAGCTCCTAAGCTTCCACCAGCTCCCAATAGCTGGGCGCCTTTGGCACCGCCTGTTTTGTAAGTACCAGCACCACCATTACCGTTCGAACCGCCTGTACCTGCAGTACCAACTGTAATACCCGCGCCACCAGCTCCTGAACCACCTCCACCAGGGCATTGTTGATATACACCGCACCAAGGCCAATTACACCCACCTGATCCACCACCACCACCGCCAATAATGCCACTATTTTGTATAGTTAGATTATAATTTAAATTGATGGCAGGTCCACCAGCTCCACCACTTGAGTTTGTTCCCCCAGCATTACCACCTTTGCCAGCTACCATACCATTAGCAGGTGAATTTGTTGCATCAGATACTGCAGGTACAATGAGCGTAACAGTGGACCCCGCAGGCCATACACCTGTGTCCAATGCAGCAGTTGCAGAAGAAGAACTACCAATGTTGCCTGCCACAGTGAATTCCACATTTCTTGCACCTGCAGGCACTCCGTAGGTTGCCACATATGCATCATACAGATTCACATTGTTGGTGTTGGTACTGGCTGCACCTATTGTCACAGATTGTGTGGTGGGCGATGCAGTAGGTGTCACTGTGGGTGTGGGTGTGCGTGTCACTGTGGGGGTGGGTGATACTGAAGGTGTCACAGTGGGTGTCACAGTTTTTGTAGGTGTTACAGAAGGTGTAGGTGTCATGGTGGGTGTTTTTGTAACTGTAGGTGTGTTTGTTGGTGTGGGAGTTGGTGAAGCGTCCATTGTTTTGGTGGGGGTGACTGTGGGTGTGAGTGACACAGATGGTGTCACAGTGGGTGTTCTGGTGGGGGTGGGTGTCATGGTGGGTGTTCTGGTGGGAGTGAGTGTGGGCAATACTTTGAGACGCAAAGAATATGGCACTTTTCTGCTTGTGATCAGATAAGCAGATCCAGGTTGCATCACGGTCAATGTATTTTCAATTTGCAATGGATCATATTCATCAAATTCAACAAGTGAGGATTGATCTGTGCTGGTGCCAATCACCTTGATGGTGTTGCTCATATCTATGCCAGGTAGATAATTTTCATAGTCTATATTTTGAATGTACTGAACATATTCAGTAATTTGCACATTGGCAAAAATGGGTGTGGTGGTTGGAGTAACTGTGGGTGTAGGTGTCCTGGTAGGTGAAACTGTTATGGAGGGTGTAACTGTGGGTGAGACTGTTTTAGTAGGTGTCACAGTTGGAGTGACTGTTTTAGTAGGTGTCACAGTTGGAGTCATTGTAGGGGTAGCAGTAGGGGTAACTGAAGGTGTTATAGTAGGAGTTATAGTAGGTGTAACAGAAGATGTTGGTGTTACTGTAGGGGTTACTGTAGGTGTAGGTGTTTGAGTGGGTGTAGGTGTAGGGGAAGGAGTTGGGCAAAGATTAGACTGAGCTACAGTTGGCAGTCCACCAAAGGTACTACCAAAACCTGTAGCTACTGTACAGTAATAGACTGTGCCTGTAACAAGTATACCTAAAGAATTGAGAGTGAGGCTAGGTGCAGTACTACCAAGAAAATACCAACTCACCATGCTAGCACAATAATCAAATGTAGTGTATGGTATGATGGTTATATTTTTGCCAATGGTAATAGTTGTCATGTAGCTACAGTCACTAAATACCTGAGTGCCAAGGCTAGTAACACCATTGCCTATGGTTGCACTGATTAGATCCTGGCAGTTCATGAACGCTGAATTTCCAATACTTGTCACATTGTCAGGAATAATGAGACTGGTTATCCGTGTACTAGCAAATGCAGAATTACCAATACTGGTTACTTCATTACCAAATGTAACTGCGATTAATGGTGATGGCACAAATCTATTATAACTACTTTGTGTTATAATGGTATCAGTACTGGTAGAAGTGGTACCATTAAGATAATAAAATGTTGTCATAGCACTAAATCTCCTGCTGTGAAGTAGTTGACATATGTATAATTTATGGGTGCCCGGTAATAGGTAAACACTTCATTTGCATAAATGGGGTCAAATAGCACATTGGCCACAAGCTGCGTTCCAATGTATAGATTCATAGTTTCTGGTATTGTGAGAGCAGATAGGCCATTGTAACTCAGAACATCTTGACTGCCATCTGTGGTCAGGGTGACACCACTTAGACCAATGGGCCCTGGGCCTATAAGAGATGTATCCAAGTTTAATCCAGGATCAGATGTACCCACATCATTCAAATAGAAACCATTCACATTGAAGTTCTTAATCATCATTTTGGTTGCAGACACACTGGAGCTGAATGACAAGCATGGTTTCACATACCTGGGCAATGCTTTTGTCAAGGCATAATTGGCATATGTGTGGAACTTTTCTTGATCAGGCTTCTTATGCTGCACAATGACTTGTCTGCCCAAATTGGCAATACGCACTCTGACTCTCTTGAATTCAGGTGCACCAGCAGTGATGTACTGATAGATGGTGAATGGTTCTGCAAATGCAGAAAGTGTGGGTGTTCTGTACAGTGTTTGATATGCTTTGAAGAATGCATCTCTGATGGTAATAGAGTTCGCTACACTGGAACTGTATCCTTGTGTGTTAAAACCTTGCAAGCCAAAATTACCATTGATGTCAAATCCAACACCCAAAATACCACCAGAAAGACCTGCATAATTGATAAAATCAGCTTCATTGAGTGCATTGGCACTGATAAATGTTGCATTGGTGTAGTTTAATCCAGGTCCAGGTGCCCCTCCTGCAGTTTGTGCTGTGTATCCCAAGAAAGATACACAGAATCCTTCACCAGCTTGCTGTTGATCACCATGGCAAGCATAATCAAATGTGACTACCACATCTTTTGTTGTGTCAAACCCACTGCTTGCATATATGATGGTGCTCACAGATTCTGGGGTGAGCTCATAATACCCAGAAGGGTAAATGGTCAAGGTAGTTGTTGCAGACCCTGTGAAATTGTCGTTTGTAACTACAGCACTCACAGTGTAGGTGCCAGTGCTAATGGGCAACACTTGGGTATTGCCTTGCAAGTAGTAAGTGTTGAATGTCAATCCACCATATGCAGCTGCATAAGCAGTCACAGTTTGAACTGTGCCATTGTAAATGTAATTGGGTGCAGGTGGATCAAAGAATATTGCATTGGAAATATCCAATTTTTGAAGTGCAACAGTTGTTTGTGCAGTCACTGGTACAAATATGGATGTGGAAGCAGAACTCAATAGCAGTGTCACTGTGCCAGAACCACTCAGAGCAGAAAGTGTATTTGTGGCCACCATGACACCAGGGCCAGACAACACTGAAGCATACACTGGAATGTCATTGGTAGAGAAATAGTAGGCAGAAACACGGGTCACTGCAGTCTGCAGGTATCCCAATGTTGCAGGCACATTAATTATGTTAATTTCTGGTGTGGCTCTGGGCACAGAACCAGGTGGTTCATCTGGTGTAATGAATGCTGCATTGCTTATCAGCGTGGTGTATGCACTGTCAGTATATGCTGTTCTGCCTTGTGGGTTGCCAGTATAATAAAAAGACAATCCAAAATTAGTAGGATCAGCACTCAATTGCAAGTACAGGCTGTCTATGGCTTTGGAGCTCAATTGGCAATTTTGTACTTGCAGATCATATACAGAGGATATGTTTTGATGCAGAGTGATGGCAGTTAGTGGGTTATTGTTGCAATACAAGAAGTTTATGTTTTGTATATTGGATAAATTGAGTGCAGATAATTGATTGTTAGAAAGGTGGAGGTACTCAAATGAAGCAGAGTTTAGATTGATCTGAGATATTTGATTGTCATAAAGATATAACGTTACATAATCTTGACTCTGCGCATTGAAATTTACACCTGTTAGCTGATTAGAATTTGCATAACATTGTGTTAAATTGGGGTGTGAATTGATTGTTAATTGTTTTAATTGATTATCATGCAGGTACAATGTATCCAAATTGCTGCTGTTGCAGTCAACAAAAGAAGATAACTTATTTGCATATGCATACACTGTTACAAGAGAATTAAAATTACTAATATCCAGGCTTGTTATGGAATTATTATTACAAATTAAGCTGGTTAAATTGGTGGCTTGTGGCAAGTTTACTTCATTGAGTTTGTTTTGTGTTACAGACAGGCTAACTAAATTTTTTGTGTTTATTTGTGGAGGGAGAGCAGTCAGACTTGTAAGACCAATTGAAACCGCGCTTAAGAAATTGGTGTTGGTTAGATCAATGGCAGACAAATAGTAGTGCTGGTTGCTAAGGGTAAGGCCACTTAAAGAAGGGTTATTGACAAGTGATATGGCAGATAATGAATGCCTGTTGGCTGGTGAGCTAGAAGTTGTACCTGCAATTCTAACTGTGTGGAGAGAGGGGTTATTATTAAGATTGTATCTTGGCACGTTGCGATTGGTAGAAGAATTAAAATATTTTAAACTGGGAGAATTGAAGGTCACTGCGGAACTTAAGTTGGCATTAACGGTTAAATTTACAGTTCGAAGAGAATTGTAAGTGAGGTTGGTGTTGAGTGCAGTTAATCCAGGATTGAATTGTATGTCAATGATTTGCATTGCACTCAGCCTTTGTAAATTCAAGTCATAAGGTGCAGATGCAGATCCCATTGTGTAGAAACGGAGCCAATTTAGAGCAGAAAGTCCAGAAAAATCAAAAGAAGAAAGCTTTGGGATATTGCTGAGGTACAGTTGTTGCAAGTTTTGCAAATATGTTATATTCAAGCTGGTCAAGGAAGGCAGATTGGTAAAACTAAGGAAGTATACTTTGTTAAAATTATTAGGTGAAGACAGATTTATAGCTGCATCAGGATTTCCATCCAAGAACAGTGAGCCAGTTCCATTGTTGGGGTATATGACGTTGGTTAATTTTGAGCAGCCATTAAGATACAGATCTCCTAGGCCAGTCAAAGGTGTTAAATCCACTGAGGACAGATTTGAGCAGCCAGCAAGGGTTAAATAACTGTTAGGGAGGCTGATGGGAGGTGCAGGATCATTGTCCAGATGCACATTACTGAAGTAGATGCTTGTTAAAGATGGGCAAGATTGTATTTGAAGATTGTACAGTCTAGTTGAACTGGGTATTTCTGCAAAATTTAAATCAACAAGATCAGGAGAATTGCTTACATTTAGAGCCCTTAAGCTGGATAAACTGGCAATGCCTTTGATTGCACTCAAAGCACTCAGAGAACCCAATCCAGATATATCCAAATAATATAACCCAGACAATCCATCTAATGTAATGTTGTTTGCAGAAAGGGTGTATTGTGGGTCATATGGTGCTATTTCACCGCTGTATCCCCTGCCGCCCAGATACAAGTACTTCAGGGTGGGAAAATTAGGAATATTAACTGCAGTTAAGTTGTTGTTTGCCAGACTTAATATTTCAATTGAGCTTAGAGGTCCAGTAAGGTTGAAGGAATTTAATTTTCTATTGGAATATGAGACGGAATTCCAGCGACTGATTGTAAAAGTTCTTAGGGCAGATAGAAACTGTGTGTCACACAGAGAGAAGTCTTTGACCTGTAATTGATTTTGCCCTGCATATACATTTGGAATTTGACCACCTTTGAATTCTAATGCAGAAAGAGATCCATCTGACATATTCAAACCATTAGAAAATTGACAACCACTGATATTAAAGGTTACCAAATTACCCTGTCTGAGATCTATGTAATTGATATTCCTGTTAAATACACCTGCAATCCTCACTGCAGTAAGATTGCCATAGTAATTTCCAGCCCACATGGTAAGATTTGTAAGATACTGATTGTATCTCAAATCCAAGTCTCCCCTCATGTATGTGCCTTCTGCAAATATTCTGGCAAGATTGGGGAACAAGTCAAAATCTATGTAAGTTGCATATTGAGGGCCTCGGGGTGCAAATTGACCAGAATAAATTTCAGTTATTAGTGCAAGTTTTGAGGAAGCATTGTTGAGATATAATGTGGAGCTACTATTTGCATCTACATAGTAGTCTGTGCCAGATATGAGATGTACATTGCTATTAAAAAACCCTGATGATGTGGTTAGTAGTGTGTTGGATGTTGCTGCTGGTACAAATGCCATATGTTATGCAAATATAAAATTGCCTCCAGTGTTGCCAATGCTGCTGCCCACAACAGAATATGTATTAAACTGTTGATAGCTGCTTGGGTTGCTAAAATTAGTGTGCAGAGTTTCAATGGTGGGTGTGTACATGGTGTTGATCACATTGGCTAATATACCGTTAAAGTATTTAAAGTCAGTATTGAAGATATAAAACATATTAGATGTGTCTTTTCCAAGATATGTAATGCTATATGTGCTTGTTTCTGAGTTGAATCTCAAAATGGGCTTTTCCACAGTCACAATATCAATGTTTAATCCAGTACCTGATAGTGTGAAGTCAATCACATCACTGTATTGTATGTCAGCAACACGCATGTCAGGGTAAATTTGCACCAAATTGAAGGTGTTTAAATTCAATGCATAGATCACAGGATAAATGGCTTTGAAGTTGGATGCACTCAGTGTGGGGTGCAGTATTGTCTTGGCCAAGATGAGCTCATTGTTCTTCTCATCAAACCAAACAGTGGAGAATTTTTCTATATTTTCATTGAGGTTACCCCTGGTAACATATGTTTCATTGTTTGAAGATGTTCTGACACTATTATCTGTATAGTCAAATTCTATTTTATCAAACACCAGGTGGTTTTGTGTTTCAAGTTGCAGGGTGTCATAGTAGATATCAAAATTGATGATCTTTGTGTTGATTTCATCTAATATACTGGAAGGGTACTTCAGGAAGACACCAGATAATGCACTGGACACTGGTTGAATGATGGAGCTGTTGGAGTTCCTAAAATAAAGATCACCATAATTAATATATTTTGTTTGGTAAATGGTTTGTTTTTCATTTAACCCTGGTAGAGTTGGCACATAAGCTGTGTCTCTGTTGGGCAGGACTATATTAAAGAACCTGCTGTACAACACAAAATTTGATGGATCATAAAACTCATCATTGCATGGGGTGAATTGATCTGTGAAAGAACTCACAACAAAGTAATATGCATAATAGTTGGTTAGTGCTGATGGTGGGGGTGTGAATGTGTAAACACCTGCAAAGGCAAAGTTGGCTCTATAATCAGGCCCACTGGGATTGACACCACCATCTGCAAGGATATCATAATAAACAGGAGATGTTATGGGGTCAAATGAGGGATCATCAGAAGATGCATCTACTAACAGATCACCATTGGGAGAGATGAAGCTGAAACCATCACGCACATTGCAATCAAAGAAGATATTAATTGTATCAGAGCAGAAGCGTTCAGGTTGCAGTCGGTAAGAAACAATGGAGAAAGGTTCTCCTGAAAGTGCAAACAAAGGTATGCCATTATCATACTGTGAAGCGGAAAGCGGTGATGCACCTGTGATGCTGCTAGCATGTGTGAAGTATCCTGATCCAGGTGGAATTTGTGTTATAGTTCTGGCAATTACACCAGAATAATTTTTAGCTGGATCAACTTCTGTATAATCAAAGTTAAATCCACTTGTAAAGTCATAAAAAGTGTGACCGTCCAGTATCAAGCAATTTTTATCTTGATTTTCTATGCTAATTGTTGACAGTATTGCTGATGTGTTTTTGTATGGTTCAGTTAATTTGTAGAGTCCGTAGTCATTGCCATACACATCTGATTTGTATTGTACCAGTGTCTTGTTGATGCTCAACAAGGTCTCCAAACGCGTTTCAATGGGAAAGAAAATTGAAGGCACAAGAGGGTACACATCTGAATTTGCCCATCTATTTTTCAGCAGATCCTCAAAAAAATCTTGTGGATCCACATGTCTGGATATGCCTTGATTGGAGAAATCTATGGACTGTTCTCTGGCTTGATAAGCTCTGAAGGTATGCAGCAATGGATCACTCTTCACGTCACCAAATTTATAACAATTAGAATAATCAATCTGTGTGAAGCTGTTGTCTTCTATGAAAGTTAAAGGTGAAAATTGATCTTGTTGTGTATTACCAGAAATATTTCCAAATTTATTTGGGTCAGGAAAAATATAGACTGTATTTGTCTGAAGAGAGGTTACATTGACGTTGTAAGTGAAATTAAAATTGTTAAAGTTTAAAAACCCCACCCGATCTGGCTTGAAGAACAGACCTTGTTGCTTTGCAGTTTTTAAATTTGCTTCATTAGGAACAAAAGCTACAGTGGGTGATAATTTGTTCAAATAATTTGCAAAAGGGCTTTGAGCTTGAAAAAGCATTCCTGAGGCAACATTTGTGAGACTGTTACCAGTTGATACATAATAAAAATCTGTGCCTGTGTATTTCTTGTTAAGTTCAGAAAGAAGATTTAATTTTAAATTGTTTTCTGTGTTGTTGTTGATGAGATTGATGAAATCTCTGTCTTTTAGTAGGTCCAGCCTGGAGGGATCAATTGCAGGTAAAACTGAAAAATTATTTGTTCCAATTTCAGTTAAAAAGAATGGGTAGCTTGTTATGGCATTTACTATGGAACGGTCAAAATTAAGATACAGTTCAGCATCAATGTTGAATATGTTTAAAACAAAATCAGTTTCTCTGAGACCAGATGCATTGTATGCTGAAGCAGGCAGTGTGCCCAGATCAAAATAGTCAGAATAGTTGTCATACAATTCTTCAAGTTCAACTAAAGTATCATTGCGTATGGATGAAATGGAAAGGTTCAGTGTTCTGATCAGGGCAGTTAAATCCTGTGCTTCCAAGGTTTTAGAGATTTCATTATAAATGAGTCTTTCCAATCCAGAATTGCTTCCCTTGAGATTGTATTCCACAACAGCTGTTTTAGCTGTATCTCTAAGAGTGGAGAAGTATATGCAAATATCTTTAATTTTCTTTGCAAAGAAGGGAACTGCAATTGCAAGATCTCTATTGTTTGTATAGTCAATATTTTTTAAAAATCTTCTCTCATCCACAGATGTAAAGTTTAAAACAATTTCATTAATAAAATCTAGGTAATATGTTTTAACCACATCTTGTGCAGCAGTGGGTGTATAGTTCTTTGCTTCAAACCAATTGTTCAGATAGCTGTTGTAACGTGCAAACAGCTCTTCGGATGTCAAAGCTAATGAAGAATTGAATTTGAGCCATTCAATGAAGCTAATTGGATTGGTTCTGTCTATGGGTGTTTCTGCCAGGACATCTTTAGTAATAGAATTATCTAGTGTTTCATCAACAAATCTATTGATATCAAGCATTAAATTATTTAATTGTTGAATACAATATCAACAGCACTAGTGAAGAGCTTTAATCCCTTGGTAATCTCATAGCTGAGTAGATTTTGCATGATGCCATCTGTTTTGGACCAGTCTCTATAGGAGCTCAAACTGGGGTTTAATAGTGTTAATGGGTCATACCAATTGATTATATTGTTGTAATAGCTTCCCTGTATGCCATCAATGTATTCATTGAAACTGTAGTAATTTGCAATATCAGTACCTGAGACACTGCGGGGAGCAACCAAGCCCCATCCCCAATTGTAAGAAAACGTACTGAGAGGGACAACATCACCAATAACGTAGCCTGGTATGATGTTTGTGTTGGCCAGGCTGTATAAGTCAGAGAATGTCTCCAACACTACAACCGGCACGCCAACTGTAATTGCACCAGAAACAGGGGAAATTTTATTGCCGAGATTGCTGCCGTACAAGGGGTTATTTAAATATCCTTTTTTATCAAAATTGTTATTGAAGGTGTTCTTCTCACCCCATAGCAGTTTGTGCTTGATGCTCAATATATCGACCAACCGTCTCACTTGTGGTGGAAAAGGGTAATTGTACTGTTCAAACTGCAAGCTCACTTCATCACAGAATGATAATAACCTGTCCAAGTTGCATTTGTCAATATCAGCATTATTGGACACAAAATTAGCAATTTTTTCATATACTACTTTTCCAAGTTCATATGGCTGAGCGCTTATGTCACCTACTATGGTGCCAAGAAAGTTATCAAAAAATAGTTTTTTATCATCTAGTGATTCTTGATACCTGAGATTTTTATAGAATTGACTTGCATCAAAATCTTCATTAATTTTTGTTATGTTGTATTTGCCAGTGTCGGGGTATATGTTGAAAAGCTCAGATTCACCGGTCACTGTTCTCACCACTGTGTAGGGCACCATGTACTTGTTGATCCATCTGGACCCATTCCAATCCCCATAAGATTGAAAGAGTTGCTCAGTAAATGCTGATACAGGGTTTGCGGGGCTATTAGCGGGAAATGTGAGTGTAATGTAATCAGTGCTGCATAGAGATGTGAGATTAGTTGTGTAACTATCAATATAATACATTTTGTTATCGAAATTATTAATTGTCCAGATGTAATTGCTGGTGTCAGAAGCTATGCCGCCAATACTGCAAATATAATTTGTTTGATTTAGTCCAGAGCCAGCAACATAATATCTTAATTGTGCAGTATCACCATCTATTCTAACAATAGTTTCTCTGTCATCTGCCACATAAGCATTTTGACCACCATCAACAGTTATGTTGCCTGCCAGCCTGAAGCCTGACAAAGGATAGCCTGCAAGCACATTGCCAATGCTGTCAAATTTATAGACAAAATCATTCTTGCCTGTTAATGAAGGTGAAGGTGAATTCAAATTGAGAGCTGTTAACCAGACATATTTGTTTCTATCCACTACAATTTCAACTGGTGAGATCAAGCTGGTGAGTGGTTTGGCGATTAGTAGGTTGCCGTCTGTGTCATATTTGATTAAGAAATTGGACACAGGGTGGGTGTAGGCAACCCAAATATTATTTTCACTGTCTGTGTCTAAGGATGCAGGTAATAGAGCATTTTCACCTGCAAAACCACTCAATTCAGGAATATTATAATCAGAACTCAATGCATATACAGCATTCATTAAGTTGGGGTAAGCAACAGCTTTCAAGTATCCTGTGTACCGGTCTATTTTAATGCATGAAACAGAATCAAACAGCGATATCCATATGTCACTGTTTCCATCTAAGGCAACACTGTTTGGAGCTGCACTGGATAATTCCTGGGACTGCAGATCAACTGTGTTGAATGCATCCAATGGGTAAGCAGATAGGCTAAAAGCAGAAAGTATTTCACCGAAAATAGTTATTTTATAGATTTTATCTGCATTACCATCTGCAACCCATGATTGATAATCTTCTCCAGCTCCTGCACCTGAAGGTGCAACAGCAATGGCATAACTCTCTGTGCTGCCTGGTGTGGGATAATCATTAATGTACGCAGAAAGAATAACATTCATTGCACCTGCGCAAGAATCATAGAATGTAGTTTTAAATATTCTTTTGATATAGAAATGTTGTGGTTCTGCCACCCAACCTACCAAGCTATCTTTAGGAAAATTGACTGGGTCAACAATTGCCATGCTTGCTGTGAGTTTCACATTTTCAGTGCTCTCATGTGGTATGATGTATCCTTTGTAGAAGCTGCCTACTGACTGAGGTATATCTACACTAAAATCACTATAGAATGACAGGTTGGTAAGACATGCTGTTGCAGTGCCAGTATCTTGCACAAGTGAAATTTCTAAATTATAAGCAGATAAACCAGATAGAGAAGGGTCCACTGTGGCAGATGAAAGAGGGGGATAGGTTCTGGTTGTGTATCCTGTTTCATCTTTCATTCTGATGACAAAAGGTATTTCAGTATTCTGCCAGCTTATGTAAGGCATGTTAAAGTTTGTAGCTGTGAGAGGCCCTTCACCGTCAATGCCGTTTGTTGTGATGGCTAATTTATTTGCAGGGTTGTGTCTTACTTTGATGATAGGCAACACAGCAGGTTGCAGATTCTGATACCCTGCAGGTGGGTAGCCAATGTAATTCTGCACATCAGTAAGCACAGCATATGCATCCTTGAATTTTGCATTATCAAAAGTCGCCATGATCAGGATGGGTGGCTCCCTTGAGGTGTAATTTTTTGTTTTATCATCCACATAGTAAAAATCTGCATAACCTGTGGTCCCTGCAAAGTATGCTCCTGCATCTTCTTCCCTGCATGCTTCAATGCTGTTGTTGACTATTCTTGCATATACGTCAGTATCTTTGGTATTGACATGATCAACAATAACAAATTCATCATTATCACCTATGGTTTGCACTTCATAAAAGCGGGACAAGCTTCGAAGATGGCTCCATTTATCATTGATAAAAGAATTGTAATCAATGTAGCTGCCTGCAGCTCCTGATGCATACAGATTAATGGTGTATGTGCCGCTCAAAGCATCATATGATTGCCAGCTGTTTTGGCGCTGGATGGTCAAGGGCTCTATGATTCTGCTTGCAGGTACGTCATATATGAATCTCTTGAAATCTTTAAACTCAAGCTTATCTGCAACAAAGTCATGTATTTGTATTGTGGGCTGGTAGCTACTGTCATATGCATTGCCATAGTTGTCAAAAACAGTTAAACGTGGTTTGTAATTGCCAGGCCATCTGTAAACATGTGAAGCAGTGAGATCATTGGAAAAGGTACCATCACCAAAATTCCACTCAATTTTTTTATTACTAAGCACCACAGCTCCAGTTAGCAAGGGTGAGGATGTAAAATCAGGAATAAAAGTAATTGGTGTAATGTCTAATGTATATGAAGATAAAACATTATTACCGGTATAATCATTACTAAAGAAAAAGAGGTAAGAAAAATTAACAGAAGCCATTAGAACTCTCTTTCAATAGATTGTATTGAAGGAGTTATGACATTAATTTTATTGATGAAATCGAGTTGGTTGTTGAGGAAGGGGAATTTAAAGAATGGGAGTGCAGTGTCTTGTGTTATAATGGCTATATCGTCATAGGGATAGACCGGATTATATACAAGCAGACTGACTCCAGGTACTTTTATTGTACTTCCATTAACTGTACGTACTGTATTGATTTCATTTACTCCTTCAATCTGTAGTATACTGTTTGATATATCAGTAAGAGATATTGTTAAACCTAAATTATTTTTTGTTGTAGAGAAATAATTAATAAAGATTTCTGCAATCTGTTTTTTAAGTGTTTCAGGGTTTCTCCTGGCAGTAACACTTCTTGAGATTTGTAAGAAAGTAGTATCAGCAATTGATGGTGCAAGATCTTCACCTGAAGCTTTTAGCCCAAGATCAACAAGCACATAAACAGGGTCAGCAACGACCACTTCAGCAGTTGCTAGCTTAGTACTGTTCACATCGTTGAGGATGACTTGTTTTTGTGCGCTATTTAAATAGTTTGCTCTAGTTGTAAGTGAAGTGACTTTTTCAAGTCTGGGAACTGCATAAACATACACGTTATTAAAGTTACATGAATCAGAAAATTTAACTTGATTGAATAATACTCTGGATTCAATATTTGGTTTTTCAACTCCGATATCAAAATAATACTTCACATGTTGGCTTAGAAAGTCCCAATTGTTAACTACTTTAGCTGAAGCAAGAATGTTGCTGTAATTTTTAAGAATATAATTTGTAAAATCCTCAGCAGTAATCAAACGGTATTGGCTCTTGAATGTATTGATGGAGTTTTGTTTTATGCTGGTGACACTCTCTGCTTCAACGTAGTTGGTAGATGGGTCACTGTTTGTAAAGGTAATATAAGAAGCTTGTGTGGGTGTTATGACAGTTAGATTAACAGGTGTAGTATCATTCTTGATTTCATTGAATCGTGTTGTTGCATAGGAAAATAAGTTGTTATTGTTTAGAATATTTGGTCCAATTTGTCCTGATGTGCCACCAGACTTGAGATAGTATATGGCCACCTCATCACCCGCATTGAGTTGCTTGCCATTAATATTATTACCAAACTTTATTTCATATCGCCCACTTTCATTGAGTCTAATTTCATATTTCAAAGAATTGGACCTTTCAAGGAACAGCGATGCTGTTGGGCTCCATTTGGACCATGTAGGATTTGATGTGGTATTGTCTCTGACATACACATCAATATTAAAATGGTCAATAACAATATTATTACCTGCATTATCAACAACTGTGAGTGTAATGACTTCAAAAGGTTCCCCAGCAGCGACATACGTAGGGTATTCAACATATGTTCCTTGATAGAGGAGATTTTGACTACTAAAGTCAGATAAAAATTCTGTTCCTGAAGTGGCTTTTGTAAATGATATGTCGTTATTAAAAGAATAGTTAACACCGTTTACAGTAAAATAAGAATATCTTTGAATGGTGTAGGTCTCAGGTACTAGCTGTTGTGAGGCAGTTGCTTGAAAAGGCAATATGGATGTTTGATTGCCCACAGGGCTGTAGTTGATTAGCTTAACAATTTTATTGATGTTTTCATAAAGCTCAGCATTTGTAAAAGAACTTTCAGAGCTTGTACGGTTAAGATAGAATAACAACACATGGTATGCATAAGCAACAATATCAATGATAGAAGAGATGTTGCTACCTTCAAAATTTTGATCAGTGAAGACGTCATTGCTGTTTAATCTCTTGATGATGAGGTTTTTCAGGGATAGTGCGTCAAACGCTGCATAGCCATCAACATTCAGATTGAAATTATTAAATGTGTTTTGTGTTGCCATATTAATTATTGAAGTAGAACCCAGAATTACTTAATGTTCCTATGAGCTTAAAGGATGTATTTGTTATGCGTGGAGCAGATACAGTTAGTGTGATAATGTACTGGCTGTTCACCTCATCCACCACAATGTCTATCTTCTTGATAGAGACTCTTGGTTCAAAGGTGGCAATACCATTTAAAATCTCATTACCAATTGAATTGGCAATATTCTTGCTCACAGGGTCAAACAGATATTGTACCAAGTTTAGTCCAAAATAGGGGTTTAATATCTTTTGGCCTGGTATAGTGGTAAACAAGTTGAAGATGCTTGTTTTAATAGCATCATAATCAAGACTATTGATGGAATCTTTGATTTCTTGTGTCTTGAGCAACTCATTGTTTCTTGTGTAGTCAAATTCTAAATCAAGCTTTATATCAGAATATGTGAATCCTTGGTATGTTTCTGCAGGTTTTTGAACTGTCTTTATATTGATAGAAGCCACAAAAATATTTATATTTAAAATTAAATTAAGAAACTTATATCTTATAAGATAAATATTAATGTGGAAATGAAATTTATTAAACTATATGAAGCTGCTATTAGCAGATACAACAGAGGTGGGTTTCTAACAAGTGATAGAGTTAAGTTTGTTGACGGTGTTTTGAAGAATGACTTCTTTAAAAACCAGCCAGACTCCATCAAAACAGCTGTAAAATCACTGATTGACTCTGGTTTAAACCTCAGAGTGAAGAATGTCAAATCAGCAATGCCAGCAGTAATGGGTGCTGGTAATCCTGATAATTTTGGTTATAGCTTTTCCATTGAAGTAGTGCCTGAGATTGCTCCAGGTCGATTTGATTACAACAGAACAGTAGTAGTACCTGCAAACTTTCTTTCCCATCAGAATGATGGCATCAATCTGCCTCCAGTGCCTGATCAGTTCAAATACGACAACAAAGTTCAAATTGAACCAACAGAAGTGGAAGTACATGATACAAAGAATCATTACACACCTCAGCAGCAAACACACATGTCAGATCTTGGCAACAAAAAGCTTGCTACAGGTGATAGAGAGTTAACAGATAAAAATACAGTCATCCCCAGCTCACCAGCAGTGGGTCATAGGGACCCTGCTTCATACACTGCTCAATATTTACCGAAAAACTGAAAATAGGCTTGGGTCTGCAAGAAGGATAAAACAACTAAAACAATTGATCTCTTGATCTGCAACAAAAGCTGATCTGTACAAATGTTCAGCAACAATCACAAGAAATTTTCTTTTTAAATCAACATCCTGTTCTTCTTCTTCAATATACTTGAAAAGATTGCGCAATAACGACACATAATCAGAATTGAACGCATGTTCATTTTCAATCAAAGCTTTTCTCAAGGCATTCACATTTTTAGCTTTAATCTCTTTGTATACCAATGAAACCAGTTCATTGTTATTGAAATTAGAAATGTTTAGCTTGCCGCTAACAGAGAACTTCTGCAATTCATTTATGCAAAATCTCAGATCAGGGTAGCATGATTTTACAAAATCAATTAAAATTGATTTTTGGTCTTCATTTATTTCAATCTTTTCATATTTTAAGATGGACACACATCTCTTCAAGACACCATTCAAAGGTGGAGTCACATCAAAGCTCTGACATCTGCTTTGCAGAGCAGGTATGATTCTGTATTTGTAATTAGCGGTGAGAATAAAGCGTGTGATGCCAGCAAACTCTTCCATGGTATTGCGGAGTGCCCGCTGGCCTTCTAAAGATATGCCATCTGCTTCATCCAAAATGACCACCTTGATGTTACCATCAAAGCTCTTGGTCTGCGCAAAACTAGTGACCTTGGTTCTTATGGTATCAATGCCATTCTCATCACTTGCGTTGATATACAGGTATTGACACTTTAAAATATCATTAACAATAATTTTGGCTAGAGATGTTTTGCCCAGGCCTTGTTTTCCAGCCAGGAGGATGTTGGGAATTTGATTCTTCTTTGCAAAGCTATTGATAATCTCCAGATTTGTATCTGATACAACGAAATCTGTGAGTGTTTTTGGACGGTATTTTTCTATCCAAAGATTTGAAAAATCATTTATGTTCATTTACCAGAGGAACCAAATCCCTTGTCACCGCGTGAAGTTTCCTGTGCAGTGCCCCATTCAACATGCATGTGAATATTAAAGTATATGGCAAATTGTGCAATGCGATCGCCTATTTTAACTTGGTAGTCAGTATCTGTATGGTTGTAGAGCTTGACACCAGCATCACCTCGGTATCCATTATCAATGATTCCTGGGTGTGCTGAGATGCCATGTTTGAACCCCAAGCCACTTCTGCTCTCAACTTTAATCCAATAACCTTCTGGTATATCAGCAAACTTAAAGCCCACATTTATCACACCACTGCCTCTTGCAGGTATTGTCTTGTCTTCAATGCTATAAACATCATAACCTGTATCAGATTCATGGTTTTTTGAGGGAAGCTTGGCATCCGGATGTGTCTTTTCAAACTTTAAAACAGGCATATAGGCAAGGTTGGGGTCTGCATTCATAATCCTATTATAATATAAGTTTATAAAAACTCAAACGTTAATAAATATTTTATAATGAGTGATGAATTGAATGAGATGGTGGGTGATCTGTTGAACCAACTAAATGATGCGCAACAGGTTGCAAAAAAAGTTGAAAAAGAGAATAACCCTCTCAAGAAAGAGAATTTAGAAAAATTTGTTGTAGAGAGAGCTGGAACACTTGTGGAAGAGAGCCTTGCCATGCTGCAAAACGTAAAGGATTACATTGTCTCAGCTCCAGAGAATAAGGATGTAGCAGCTTTTTCAGATTTAGTTGCAGCCACATCTTCTGCCATTGAAACTCTTAATAAAATCTTGATGAGTGACAGAAGAAATGAAACACTTGTACAGGTTAAGAAGATGGATATTGATTCTAAGAGAGAGCTCAAACAGGAAGACACATCACAGAAGCTGTTGGCAACCAGAGAAGAAGTATTTAAGATGCTTATGAATAATGTTAAGGTAACTGAAAAACAAGCAATAGAAATTGAGCCTGATCTTCCCAATAGTTAGCACTTGGCAACACCATCAATAAACTTATTAAACGATTTAACAATCTTATCTCCAAAGTCTTTTGCTGTTTTCTCTAAAGTCTGATCAATATTTCCTAATCCAGAGAAATCAAACTTAGGTAGTACACTCAGAAGTTTATTGGCTATGTCATCAAAACTAACATTGAAATTAAAGTTAGGGAAATCTGATAGATTGAAGTTTGGTGGCAAAAAATTACATATAACTCCTTTGATCTGTTGCGCAGTATTGTATATGGACATTGGGTCGTTAAAGGATGGGAGCCCACCATTTATTAGCCCTATGACATCATTTATCGATGTCCCAATTGTGTTGGGCAATAGGAACTGAGCTGTCTCTGTTACAAGACCGGGGATATTATTGCCCTGACTAGCAATATTAGTAAGCTGTGACAGCAATGCATTGTCCTGTGATGGTAAGAAATTGGGTATATTAGGCATTTGTATGGCACTGAAGATGGAGTTTGTAATAGGTTCTGCAGGTATTATATTAGAGAATTGATACCCAGGTATAAATTTGTTTATGCCCAACTGATCAGTGAATGATGTAATATATTTTGTAGTGTCAACATTTAAATTGGAGAGTCCATCAGACAATTTTGTTGAAATTTCAGTTATTTGATCAAAAGCTGCAGGTATTGCAAGGTTTTGCACAGATGGGACACGATTTACACTTTGGGTGGATTGTTCTTGAGCAGATGTGAGCATATTTGAAAGAACTTTTTTTATGGTTTGCTTGGACCGAACATCTTTAATTTTATTTTGAAGAAGATCCATATTAACATCAGTGCCTTCCACATCCATTGCAAAGTAAGCATTGTCAATTTTCTGTAAATTTGATTTCTTGATATCTCGCAAATTACATGCAATACCATTTGCTATGTTATTGAAATATTGAATGTAGGTGAAAGTTGTGCTGTACAGATCAATTAATCTAAGAAACACCTGGCCAAAGACTTGTGTGTAAGAAATGTAGTACTTGTAATCAGGTACTAAGTTGAGACCATGGGAGGTCGTGGCATCGACATATGGTGGTGTATCTGAGCTCACAAAATAAACATTGCGTAAATTTGCTCTCATGAGCGCAGTTGTTTTTTTGCTCATGTCTTTTGTTAAATTGGATGTGGTTGGGGACACCTTATTTCTCAACTGTACTGGTATGTAGTCTGGTGCACCGTATATGGTACAGTACATGTCATAAATGGGTGTAACTGAATCATCAAGTTTATTTTCAGTATTAACCAGGGTGCCAATGGAATCACTTATGTTTTCAAGGTAGTTCTTCTTATTAGATATCTTTTCCTTGATCTTGTCTTTGATTGGTTGAATTAAGCTATCATACCTTTTGGACCAAAATTCTATGTATTCATTATCAAGACTGGTGAATTTGTTGTTGTTTAAATCTATAAAAAATTCAGATAAATCTGTAACAGGGTCTCCAGACTGAAGAGAATTATAGTACGATAGGCTCACATTAACTTGATTTTCAATATCAGCTATTTGATCAAGGTAATCTGAAAAATCTTTTAGTAAGGCAATATCAGAGGTGTAGTTTATATCAGCAAGCTTGGGCTTGGTAGTTTTTACTACAGTTTTGACATTGGTCTTTTGAGCATTAAATTCTGGTGTAATCATATGGTATTTTTGTTTAAGAATATGTCTTCATTTAAGTATGTTTTGACACAAACAACATCATTAAAGTAATTGGCGTTTTCAAATATGTGTTTGACATTCACTATTAAATACACTCCAAGTACTTTTTTATCAAAATCAGAGCCTGGCAGGGATGTATCGCGTGTGATGGAGATGAATCTGCCTGCCTGTCTGTGAGTTGATCCTATGACTCTGAAGATAAACACATTATTATTCATTACATAGTCATTGAAAAATTTTGATCTGCCAAGAGACAGGCGCTGATCTGCAGATGTTTCAACAGAAGCAAAAATATTTTTAGTATTTTTGTTTGTTTCTCTATAATTGCCTGCAAGAATTGTGGGGCTGAATTGGCCATTGAAACAATTGATGTAATTGTTTTGTAGTGCATCGAATGTCTGTTTAGAGGCATTGCGTTCGCTATCAATTTCAAATTGTTTATCATTGTAGCTGTAGAAATGTACTATTTTAGGCACAAGTTCATCTTGAGAAAAGAGACCTGCCATGTTATCAAAGGAATATGTGCTTATGTTTCCAATGGTTCTAAAGTAAGGAGCAAATTGTGGGCCATAATTTGTACTGAAATTATATGAAGATGATCCGTCTTTGCTTGCATTGTAGCCAGTTATTTTATATTCTTCTAAAAAGTATACACCCGGGGCTCCTGTGGCTTTATCCACTGCATTATCAAAATATTTTTTAAGGCTTATGAGAGAAAATTCTTTGGGGTAGCGTTCAAATCTTAGAACTCCAGGATCAAAATTTGATTCTCTATTAGAGACATGACGAGATAACAGATAATTGAGACTGTCAATAGCTTTGTATTGTGCTGGAGCAGAAAAAAAGATGGACGTTGATCCTTCATCAAAATCTTTACTGAAAGCAGGTATTGCTCCTTCAGCATCATCAAAAGAATTCTTTAAGAGCTCCTTGATTGCAGTACCTGTTTTAATTGCTCTATCACCATTGGACAAATCTTCAATGTCTGCTGTGTCTACTGTATTAGCTGTTGAAAAGTATGAATTTTTTTCACGTAAAATTTCATAATTATAATCCCAGAAATAGAATTTTTTAAGTTTGGTATTTAAGCTGTCCCCTTTGATATCTTCTTCATTGTAAATCGAAAACTCAAAAAACAGTAAAAAATGCTGCAAAACATCCTCACTGTAATTGTAACTTGTATTTTCATCGAGCTTGGGTAATACCACAACACGCAGAACATCTCTGCAATCGCCTTTGAGAAAAAATTGATCTGTTGACGTGTTTTGTGAAGCACCAGGAATATAGGATTGAGGGTTGCCTGTTTCTTTTAAATTTAAATAGGTTTGCTCCAGGTTATCAAATTTATTATCCAGTACTATGTACCCTTTGTGAAAAGGAGATTCAAAATCATCCTCAATGACTAATTGTTTGATGGAATCAGGGTTTACTTGCTTCAATCTGCCATCAAATGTCACCAGATGCACATTAAACAGGTAATAGTTGTTGTTAATCTGATAAGGGAAGTCATTAAATAAATTTTGATCAAGTTTCATCTTAAATTGTTACCAACTTCATTTAATACATTCTTAACAGCATAAGGGTTCAGTATCTTCAATACAGTTCCTATGGCAGGTGCTTTGATAGGATTATCAATCTTATTAAGCAAACATATTAACCACCACAATTCAATGGTTTGATACACATTAAAACTTATCGCTGTCCAGGGCAATGATTGTTTCACTGTGATATATGTAATTTGTGTGTTATCAATATTGTCTGGAAAGTTTATAGATTTGAGAAGATTGTAATAGTATTGCCCAGTCTTCAGATCATACACTTTAAAGATATTTTCATACCTCTGGTTGTTAAGTTTGGGCAGATCTTGAATAGAATTCTGGTATTTACCTAAATCCATATGAATTATTTATGAATAAATGTATTTTATAAACTCATAGACCAGGTCAGATGAGGTTATTGAGTGCTTCTGAACTAGCCGTATTCTGTGGAGATGAGGCATTATCTGATATGAATGTGTTGTTGAAAAGGTTATTGCCATTGGTATCAGTAACATTCACTATATTTTGTTGTGCAGCAAGGTTATATGTGTAAGCCATGAAATTCTTTGTCTCAGCAACTAATGACTGCAGGGTAATTTTGACTTGATAAGCATCAGGTATGATGGCTTCAATTTGTTGATCACTGTATGTTACTTGTTCACTTATGATCTGTCTTCCAGGCACAAAGCTGTTGGGTGCACCATTGGATTGACCAGATGTTGTGGGTGACACAAAGATGGAGTTGCGTTGAGGCAGTGAAAAGTTGACAGTTCTTCTGGATCCTTTGAAAGATACCTGCATGTCTGAAATATAACAGTAGGGTAGAAACTTTTGACCTGGTATTTCGACTTGATACAGCACAGGTGGTTCAATAACAGTACGATTCAATCTTGAAGGCTTATTTTGATACAGCAACAAGAATATTAACTGCCAATTTTTAATGACATCATCAAATGTAGCAGAACCAGTGTTGATCAAGGGAAAAGAAACTGTGAGTGATTCACCTGTTTGTGGAAAATTGTAGAATTTGGCTCTTTCTTGAAAGGAGAATCCAAAAGGTTGTTGAACAATGCCGGCAAGGGAAGCAAATTCAGCGATCCCGCCTGCAATATTGGCAAAAGGACTGGCAGGTGAATCATCACCAAATTGGTTGCTGCTGCTATTGAGATAATCCTCAAAATATGGTAGTATATAAGTGAATCCAGTTGGTTCTGTGATATAAAGATCTTTGTACGCCTTTAATAGCTCATTGTTCATTAAAAAATTATCATCATCTGTTGCATTCTTGATGTCTTGCACAATTTGTGAATTACCAGCTACATTTTGAAATGTTTGACTGCCTGCTTGCTGTAAATTGGATGCAAGGCCTTGAAGAGTTTTAAAGAAACTGGAATTAGCTATGCCTTGTGCCACAGTTGAACTGCTTTTGATGTAATCTATGACTCTGGATGTACCTTCAATGGAAGCACCAAATGATGATTTGATTTGTGAAATTAAGGAGTTAGTTTTTAATCTTTTTTCTCTCAAATATATGGCTGGTACCTCCAGTCTGTTGGGTGTTCCTTTTTTGGAATATGTCCAATAAAAATCATTTACTACGTCAATAATTTGAGAAGATCCACCAGGTGGTTTTAAAACAGGTGGGTTGCTTTCAAGGACTTGTTGTTGTTGTGTTGCAAGTAGATTGCTATTAGAATTATTAACAAAACCGCTTACATTAGGCCCAGAACCAAGCAATCCATAGAAAGGATTCGAGGCAGTAAAGTCCTTGACAAATAAAGATTCAGCCATAATAATACTTAGGCAGGCATTCCTGGACTACGTCCTAGCCGGCTCCTGTAAGTTGATCCAGTATAAGTATCAGCATTAATAATATTGTTGTTTACTGAGTTGTTGACGAAGGCGCCACCTGTTCCAGCTTGATCTGCCATGGTCTCATTAGAAGATACAAGCTTTCCAAGCAGTTCTGTATGTTTTCTGTTCTCAAGTACACTGCTTTCAGTTAATTTTTGCTGGTCAGCAAAAGTTTTTTGAATCATTTCAGCAATTTTTCTGTAGTTAGCATCAATCTTGCCCTCAATGGAGTCAAAGATATTGGTTTTCTTAAAAGCTACTACAGTATCTTGACTGGAGAATGCAATAGGTGGTTGATTGGGACGGGATATGAAATCTTGCTGCACTTTTGCAGGTAGCCCAGGCTGTGTAGGTGCAGGTAGCCTAGGCTGTGTAGGTGCAGGTAGCCCAGGCTGTGTAGGTGCAGGTACTGTGGTGATATTGCCTAGTCTATCGAGTTTTAAGTTGTTTAAATTCTCGATTGCACGTTTTACATCATCTCCACCGCCCATGCCAATGGCCTTGAATAAATTTTTAATTGATTCTGCGTTTTTATTCAATCGATCACCATCTAGTTGTTCATATTTTCTGATGGTTTCATATGGTGATTCTTTGCCAGTGACCCAATTCATGAATTTAGTAACGCCTCCTGTTAAAGCAGTTGCAAATCCGCCTATGGATTGCAGAGTTAATGCACCAAATAGTGCTGTGATGCCACCAGCAACACTCATTAAATTGCTGCCATCCATTTTGGAGTACTTTTCAAACAAAGCTTGTAAGTCGTAATATGAATCCATTGTATAGTCTAATGCTTTGCCGATCATCAAAATGGAACCAGCAATTGCTGCACCACCCAAGAAGAAGACTCCTATGCCTTGAAGTGCAGCTGGACTGGCTAACAATCGTGCAGCTGCAAGCCCACCAAAGAGAGCAGTAAGTGCAGCACCACCTTTGCCTATAGTCTCCCAATCAATGCCTTGAAATTTTATTAAAGCGTCAGCTGTGCTGTCAAGATATTTAACTACAGTGAATGCCATGCCACCAACAGCAAAAAACCCCAGGAGATCTTTGAAGTTTGCTCCTTGAAATGATTTGCTTGTGAAAGTCAATGCAGCAAAGAGCCCAGCAATTGCTACTGCGCCTTTGCCTATGGTTTCCCAAGAAATGTTTTGATACATGGCAAAGCTTTCTGCTAGTTTTTTGAGACCTTCGGCAATTAACAAGAAAGCACCACCAGCAGCTAATCCTTTCCAGCTACCCAATGTACCGGTTACTAGACTCAAGGCTTCCTTTGCTGCAAACCATACTCCAACAGCCACAGCAATGGTACTAATCTTATCAGCAATGGTGAGTTGATTGAACTCTTTGCCCAATTCAATTAAATCATGTGCAAAACCTGTGACTGTTTCTCTTATGACTGGTAATTTGGTTAATAGTATATCTAACAGCTTTGGCAAGGCATTGGTAAAGAAACTATCAATGCTAGTCATGACTCTATCGAACAAGCTTTTGATAGTAGCATCAAGCTCTTGCAAGAAAGGTAAAATATTCTTTGATAGAGTATCAGCAATTGTAGGTAAATTTTCCTTGCCAGATCTTAACATCAGGTCTACAGCCTTAGCAATTTTTTCTATATTTTTTACAATGTAGAAAGCTAGTGCCAATCCACCTGCAGCAAGTAAAAATGGTACAATCTTGTTTAATGCACCCACAGCTCCAAATGCACCGCCAATTATGTCGCCAAGGAAACTGAATATACCACCTTTGCCACCAGCAGCTTTCTTGCTATCCTTTGAAAGCTGATCAAAAAAATCAGGCAAAACTGTTTTTAAAGTTTTTTCCAACCCTTTAAAACTTTTTTTATCAAGAGTAACCAGTAGAGGTGTTGTCTTGTCTTTGACTTGCTGTTTACCATCAGCATTAGCTGTTAAATCTAACTCTTCAAATTCTTTTTTAAAAATTTTTGCTATTTTTTGAATCTTCTTCTTTTCCCTGCCTGTCATTTTATCAGTATCTTTATCAGTCTCAAGCGCAGAAACCATAGCAGCGGTAATATCTTTTTCAGAGAGCTGCTGAGGCTTGCTTTTGGCAAGCTTATCTAAAGAAGATGATATGCTATCAAGCTTCCTTATGAGAACTTCAAAATCTTGTGGGTCCATGCCTATCAATACTTAGTAAAAAGTACCAATAGAACTATTCTTTAAAGAAGAAAGCGGAATCAATTGTTATGTTGTATTTTTCTTGTGCGTCAACCACTTCTAGAAGTTTTAACTCTGTCTCTCTTACAGCAGTCACGTGTTTTACAAGTTTGTAATTAAGAGACATGGGCAGGGTTTCAAAGGTCTTTAATTTTTGATCAAAGCTGAGTGTGTTTAGATCAATCTTTACCATGTCTGTGCCACTTTTAAAATTAATTTCTTTAACATATTTGATTAGTTCAATGACAAACAGCTCACCTATTACTTCTCTAAGCTTCTGCTCATCCTTAAGCTTGTCAAAAAGCTTTTTAACTTCTAGATTTATTTTGGTATCTTCATCCAATGTTGGTGTTTTTGTTGTTAAGGAAATGTCTCCTTCCTCGAGAATGGGGTGATTAGCATTTGTTGGTACATTTGCATTTGCAATGACACTAGTAATAGTGGTTTTAAACTCTTTGCCGTCCTTAGTGAGTGTAATGTCGTCTCCAACAGATTTTTTACGCAAGTTGAGAAGAATTAGAGGTTTATCTGTGACAAGGTATTCTTTTGGTTCTGCGCTGTTTGCTTTGATTATGTCATTGGTTGCTATGGAGAATGTTAATGATGCAAGCAAGCCATCCACTGCAGATTTGATTATCTCTTTTTGTTGCTTGATGTTGAGCGGGTGAAACTTGGCAGTTGCACCAGCAGAAGGCACATAACTCTCCACCCATTCAGAAGACACAATTTGTTTGAGCTTATCTAAGGAAGTTAAATCTGACATTACTATTATTTAAACTAGGTGTCTATTTTGCAACATTTTTGCCGAGTGGCACACTCTTGGTTTCATTAGCTCTCTTTATTTCTTCTTGTTCTTTTATGTATAGATTTAGCATAAGTGTTGATTCAGCAGGTGTTAATTCATAGTAATCAGAAAGACTTGCATGAATTTTATTTGTAAAGATATACATCAGATTGTAGAAATTGAGTAAGCTGTCTTTGAATACACTGGATAGCAATCCAAATCCTGTATTTTTAAACAGACTCAAATCTATTTGTTCCAGTTGAAAATTTTTATCTTCTTTTATCAAAGGGTATTTGTTTAAAATATTTTCTAGATTATCAAAAAAATGTTTTGCTTGAGTGAAAATAGTGCCTGGAAGATTGTTGATGTATTCTTTTTTTATTTGTGCATCCAATTTGCTAAAAAATATGGTTTCCCTGTCAAGGGTGATATATTCTATGCAATCTTCAATTATGTTATCAAAAGAAGGGTAATACAACTCTTTTGGTATATTGAACCCCACAACAATGTTGCTACAGTCTACAGTGGCTTTTAGCTGTATTGTCTCAAGTTGTTTGTAAATTGAATAAATGTCAATTTTTTTACTAAATTTAATTTTATCTTTGGATTCAAATTCTATATCTGGTGCAATGCAAATGCTTCTCAGTGTTAGAAGGATGATTAGCTTATCTATAAAATTTAAATTTACATATTCACTTTTTTCAATAACCAAATCAAATATAATGGAATTAAAGTAGTCATTTAAATTGTTAAAATCTTGATTTTGTATGAACTTGAGCAAGTTGAAATACTGTTTATTCTTAAGTTGTAAGAAATTTATAGTTCTGTTGTCTGTAATCTTTATGGGTATGAAGAAATCTTTGATCACATGAATACTTAAAACAAAGTATCAAAATAACAAATTATAAGAAAGCGTAAGGGTTTATTGAGCCAATACCGTTTTGGAAGGAAGTTATTCTTGGAATTTGGCCAGTTGATATTCTGTTGATAATATCTGCAACAGGCAGATAAAGATTGTTTTCAACAGTATAGTTGCTGTATGTCCAGCGTGTGTTGTAAATCTGTTGCTTTTCATCAGAGTACTCCAAAGTCTGTGTACTGATACTGTAAGGAGCACAATTGTAAAAGGTATACACTTTGCGAGGTATCATAGACACACCATTGTATGTTCTAGTGTATTGTAACAAGGTCATGTTAGCTTTCATGTTATACTGATCTTTTTTTCCTGGCCTGTCACCTGGTCTGGCAGCCAATCCAAAATGAGAGGTGAGAATTGTCCAGGGTCTCAGGACAAAGTCAACAAACGAAGTATTTGTTTCGCGAAAATCAATTGCTAATTCAGGAAATGTGTCTGTTCTTCTGCCTCCTAAAATACCAGGTAAGAATCCTCTGTTGTTTGGTACACTGATTGATTCAGGTGCAAATTCTTCCACAGGAACTGTAACAGAATATGCAAAAAGACATCCAACTATTTTCTGCAATGGGAAGCTTTTTAAAATGGTAGCAGCAGTGGATATATCAAAACCTTTTTTACTGCCATCTACTCGTTCCAATCCTTGTATGACTTGTGTTCTTATGGCTGCTGGATAGTTGTCAATGACAATAACCCATTGGGTTGACATGGGAATCGAGGTAAACCAAGATTCCATTTGTGTGAGAAAATAATCTCTAACACTAATAATGGGCACACCAGGAATATTGAAGCCAAATAGATTGATTGCTTGAGGTGCAAATAGTGTGTTGGTACCATTGCCAAGGCCGGTAAAATTCTGTCCAAGCGAATTTAAAGCATCGGTAAGAGGGTTATTCACCTAATTATTTAAGAAAAAATAATATTTTAGGTAACATTTCTCCAATAGTGATAGGAGAGTGTAGCAGCAAATTCAATAGTGTTACCAGTTCCATCAGAGATGTTGTATGTCAGAGCACCAACGCTTCTTACTGATACACCCACTAGCTGATACTGTGCAACCTTATTCATTTGATTGTCCAGCTGAACAAGATCAATGACTGCAGTCTGATTGGGTGAAAAGTAATTACCTGTGCTGGTGGCGTCATTGAAAATATCTTGTGACCAGGTTTCAAATTTCTGACGGATCTTGGACTGTGCATCAGCGTAGAATGTCAATGTGTAAGCATCAGAGCCAGGATATGTTGCATTGCCAGGGAGATTGAAGTTTAATCCCATGTATGGCACAGAAACATTGGTAATGCTTCTTTCTGGTAATGAAGCTGTCTTCACATAAACGAGATCATTATCATCAAATGTGACAGTACTTGCACCACCAGTGCTGATGGAAAGTACTCTGAAGTTATAATCACGAGTAAACTCGCGATTTTGTGCTACTCTGTAGAAGTCCTGAATGAGTTGATTTACGTCTGCCATATAATTATTTATCCTTAAGCAACAATCTCCTGGAAATTAACACCGGTTCTTGTTGCATAGAAGTTAGCAAGAATATATTCAGCTGTTCTCACAGGCTTGATGTAGATATCTATCACCAAGGTATTATCATCCACAACAGATGGTGGGTTGTTTCTTTCGTCACAAATTAACAAGTAGTCATATATGCCTTGTGTATTCTTTGCATTTTCAAAGATGGGTGTCAAGGTGTTAACAACTTGTGTTCTTGTGAAGAGTGTGTTGGGTTCAAACACAAAGTACTTGATGGTATTCTTTGTGGCTGTCTCAAGATTCAAGAACAATCTGCGTACATTAATTCTATCAAATGCACTGGGTCTCTGTTGTAGTGTCTTTTGACCGAAGATTACAAATCCTTCTGCAGGGAAGAAAGCCACAGGGTTGAGACCCTGTTTGTAAAGATCATCTCTTTGTTTCTGCTTAGGATATATGGCGAGATCAGTTATTCCTGTTACAACACCGCGGGTAAACCCAGCAGGTGCATACCAAGGTTGATAATTTGTGTCAGTGTTTGCAAAGCTAGCTGCAGCAAACCCAGAGAATGGTACCCACACATCTAGATTTGCGGCAATATCGGATACTCTCACACATGTTGCAAATGTACAAGTGTAATTTGAATCAATTCCAGAAAATTGATTCTTTAGCGGCCAATATATGTCTGTTGAGAATGCTTTGGCAGGGTTATCAATTGTCTTGAGCCCACCAGAAACAAGAATGTTTGTCAAAGGATCAAGTATCGCCATGTTGTCTTTGCGTGCATTCTGTGCAAAACTAACTAGCTCTGTGGCTACTTCAAGATATTTTGAAGCAGCATTAGGCAATGTAGTTGATCTCTGAGCAGTTAATGCATTAAATGCTGAATCATATGGCACAGAATCATCAAAGTAACCTGATGTTGCAGGGTTAAATGAGTTGACATACACTGTTCCCAGGCCTGCCTCAACAACAATATTGAGAGGATACAGATCAGAGTTATCAACCTTACCAAACAATTTCTGTAGCTTGGTTGGTACACTGCCAATCTTCTTTGTGTTAAGGTCTTGACTTGTATAGTCCCCAATTGGGAACAATGCATCAGTATCACCAATAAGATTTCTAAAGGCATTTACTGTTGCTTCTGGTGCACCAACACGTGTTGTGTAATCACCAGCGCTCTCACCATCCAATGGCTGTGCTAGACGTGTGCTTAGGAAACGGGTCTTCTTGGTAGGAACACCATTGACATTAAGCCATGTTGGTCCATTCTTATTGGAAATGTATGGATTAATAAGAGTTATGATCTGTAAAGACTGGTCATCTTTATTCTCCATGAAAAAGCTAATGGCAGGGCCACCATTTTGACTGTTAATCTGTCTGTTAGCATCAAATGATGCAACATAACTCTCTTCTAGAACAAATCCTAATGCAATTGTATCAGGAGAGAACACAGTTTGACGGAGTTTGAATACACCGAACACTGCTGTATCATCATACAGATCATTGCTAATTGGAAAGGTGGGGATATCTTCTAGAACTTGTGAAATGCTTCCAGCAGGGCTAGATTTTGTAGCAGAAAGAACAAAGTCTAATCTTGCTTGTGGTAGCTCCACATAATTGGTTGTAAAGAGATTTGAGTTATTGATAGAGTAAACTTGCTGAACAGTATCATATTCTGTTGCAGGGTTGAGATTAGTATTATCTATTGCACCAAGATAATACCCTTCAAATCTGCTATTGATTGTGGATTGTGATTTATTCAGTACAACCATTCCAGCGTATTGGAAAGAATCAATAGTACTAAATGCTGTGGCACCACCGTAGCCAGATGTATTAGCAGACCATGTAAAGGCATCGCCTCTTAGTATGCTGAGATATTCTTCTTGTGTCAATTTAACATGTGTAGGCTTGCCAAAGAAATATGTGGAAGAAGCTGCTGCAACATTTGTTGAAGAAACCCCGTTAGCATATGATACAACAGGGTATACTAGTGCACTGAAACTATCAGAGGTATCAATGCCTGATCCTTCGCCATATGGCATTCTGTATACTAAAACATCAGAAGGGCTTTGAAAAACTGCTTTAACAGTGTGGTAGAAATATCTTTCTGCACCATTGGTAGGTTGGCCGTAAATTTGTTCAAATTCTGATAGGCTTCCAACTTTAATTGCTTCTGAAACAGGGCCTTTTGTAGCGAAACCAGGGATTAAAACTGTTGTTGCAGCATTACCAACTGCTCGCAATGAAAGATCTATCTCACTTATTTGTACACCAGGACTTTGAATTACGCGCGCCATATAAAGTATTTATTGATTCTGAACTAAAGTTTTGAAAAAAAAATTATAAACTGTCAACATTTTCTACTAATCTTACATAGAATTGTGAATAAGCAAAGGTAAAAGAGGTTTCTAGTTCATTTGAAGTGCGGTAATTTAAATCTAAAGCACCTAAGCTTATTGGAAAAGCTTTTTTAAAAATAAATTCTACAGTGCGTTTATCATATTCATCTAGAGAAAATAAAGACAAGTCAGCAGTATAATCAATGTCCACAATGGGTTTTTTAGCTCTATCAGTTGGATTAAAAAATTTACCTGTAAGATTATTTTTATCATACAAACCTGTGGCATCATCATTCAAGAAATTAAGCCAAGAGTATATTGTCCAATAATTGTTGAATCTGTTGTCCACAGTGAACCCTACAGAAACAGGGTCCCATGCAGGGCGTGTGAGACTGGATTGTGCGTATGTCTGACCTCCATATAATGTATCAACTTTGGGTATATTGATTGCAGGTATGGCAGCAGAAAAAACAGAAAACTGAATAGAGTCAAAAGATACTTTTTCATCTCTTCTTTCAAACTTGCTATCTGTCTTTCTTATGCTAGGTGGCAAATTGAGAACCAGTAAAAATTTATCTTGACGTTGTTTGTTAAAAGGGCTTTGAATGTATGTGCTGTTCAGATCTGTCATTTTAGAAACCTCCAGCCTTGTCCTTGCAAGTCACTGACATCATTGAAATTGTTTTCATTATTTCCTTGCATGATAATAGGCAAGGGTGTGAAAGCTGTTCTGTCTTTTTCATTGTTGTATGAACTTGATGGGTTCACATAATATTTAATGCCATAGTCCAGTGCTCGTATCTTTAACGGTTTTTTATTGTCATCAAATTCCACAATCTCAAGATACTTTTCTGCTAACTCATTTTCAAGAATAATTAAAGCCCATACCAGAGACATCACTCTGTCATCCCAATTGTCTGCTCCAGGTTTGGTACTCCATGTGCCATTGGCATGACGAATAAAATTCTTAAGCTCAATGAGCGTTTGCATATCACGAATCTTGACCACTCTTAGCTCATTAATCCAGTAGCGCATATTGGTGATGCCTTTATACTTTGTATTAGTGTGGGCTTGTACACCAATTTTATTGACCAGTGCTCTGATGCCATATGAAACAATGTTTTCATAATTGTGAGTATTTTTAAGTTGATCGACAACCTGGGCACCACAATTGTTCCTTTCAATTAGTGCCAGAGGCGCACCCCAGTGCTGCAATATGTCAAAAAGTTTAGCAGTAAAATTATAAGGAGAAATGTTTCTATTATGATAAGTGGCAACTTGAGTGATGTTTCTAAGATCAGTTATATCTAGTATTTGTATGACACTTGCAGCTTCACCAACACCTTCACTTATATCCACACCAGCCACATACACATGATCTTGCTTAAAAGTGTCCCACAACAGATAGCTACCCTCATCATACACAAATTCAGGCTCCATTACTTCAGCTTTTAATTCTTCGAAAAGCTTTTCATTAATAGAACTCTCTCCTGTTTGAATAAACTCATTACAGAATTCTTGACTAAATGCTTCAACGCTGCCTAGAGTGCGGATGGTCTTTTCTTTCCATTCCTCATCTCTGCCTGGAACTTCCCACCAATCCACTCTTTCAGAGTGCCATCCATTTTTACCTTCAAGTGCACCAGTGTAGAGTTCATGAAAAAGATTTCCTGTACCGTTTGGAGTTGAAGCAACAAATATTTTTGATTTCTTGGAACTGGATATGATGGGATATACAGATTTCCAAAAAGCTTCTACAAGATGATTGTCAATAAAAGCTAATTCATCTAATATAAGGCAATTTACAGATGAACCTCTGCCTGCATCACTTGATGTAGTAGAAATGCCAATGGAGCTTCCATTGCCCAGGGTCATGGAAGTTTTGCCATACTCTACAGCGCCAGGCTTTATGTAATTAGGTAGCTGCTCATAAGCTAATCGTATTCTCTTGAAAATGTTAATTGCTGTACTCTCTTTGTTTGCCACAACTAATATGTTCTGATCTTCATTGAAGCATGCAACCCACAAGGCATATATGGTCATCATGGTACTTTTGCCTGATTGTCTAGAAGAAAGCAGCACAACAAATCTGTTATCCCTCAATGCTCTCAAGATTTTTTTCTGATATCCATGCAGAGCAATTTTTTCACGACCTCTGTCAAGATTTACTATATAAAAAAAGTTTTCTGCAAAATATAAAATATTTTTTCTGCACTTATCAATGTCTTTTACCCATTCAGGGTGATCAGCATAATTAAATGATGCATCAGGCCGTGGTAGATTTTGATTACCAAGATAAAATTGTTTGCTGTTCTTATCGGTCATTTACATAAATATTTACATGAACAAAGCACGCGAACTAGTAGAAATGGGAAATCTTTATAATGAGAAGGTTACGTTCCCTCCAAAGGGTACATTTGAATTGGCAAAAGATGCTAAAGAGAAGAAAAAACCTTTTGTTGGTAAGCCTACAGGTCCTGAAGGCTCACAAGGATTCAGGCAAGATGCCATTACAGACCCTAAAGTTACTAAGAATAAAGAAACCTTTCAAGACGTGAAAAAGTTTTCCGCAGAAAAATTTCATGAAAAAGTTGGAAAAAGTGAGACCAAGAATATAAATAATTGTATGAGCAACATATTTGATAAACTTTTTGAAGACGTAATGGGCCTTTCCCAAGATGATCAAGACGCACAAGATCTTGGTCTACCAGCAGCTGCTGGTGCTGAGAAAGCCGAAACCCCAGAGGGCGGTGAAGAGACAGTAACCATTACTCTTGACAAAGCTCTTGCTCAGAAGCTTCATGACGTTTTGATGTCTGCCATGGGTGGTGAAGAAGAAGTTCCTGAAGCCCCAGAAGGGGAAGAAAATGCTGAACATTCAGAGGACCATGGAAATGGTGAACAAGAGAATGCTGAAGAAATTGCTGGTGAAGGCACTGAGACGACAGAAGTCAAACCTGCTGCAGGTCAGTCTTTGCAGGGTAAAAGCAATAAAGTTGGTGGAACAGTAGATAGTCTTGTTGCTAAAGGCGGTGGAGATGGCAAAGTTAAGAGTGAAGTTGATGGCAAAGGTAAGGATGAAGGTCATGCCTTAGTTGGTAGCGGTGTCAAGGGTGGTGCTCCAACATCTCCTAAAGGGAAAGCCAATGTAGTAGCTGGTAAAGCTTCTAATGTTGGTCATTATCTCTTCCAGAAATAATAGATACTTACAAAATAAAAAAAGCCTAACGAAAGTTAGGCTTTTTTTTTGATTAAATAACTACATGGACTCTTTTAAGAAATTTTTCAATATTAACATAGGCACAAAGAAGAGGCACATGCATCCTATTCTGAATACCAAGCGTCCACATGAAACAGTGCCAGTCATGCATAGAACCAAGAAAGACATCTACAAGTTTAAGATACTAAAGAAGATGCAGTCAGGTACAAAGATTATAACAAATCGTGAAGCACAAGAATTAATGAAAAGATTCAATGTAAAATTCTCTACAGACAATAAGGCCACTCTAGGCAACACAGGCATTTCACTATACAAAAATCCAAATGGGGAAGGTTATATTTTACACAAATGACAAACGAAGATTGCACAAATTATTTCAAGGGTAATCCTGATATAAAGACATATCCAGAGTCAAAGAATACTACAAATGATTGCTTTTCATTTGTTGATAAAGATAATACAGCAGGTGAAAGAGATTTGTATTCTAACTACTGGAAAGAACAGATTGGTCTGTATGGTCAAAAAGTAGGGTATATTCTGCATAACTATAACCTCAACTTGAGCGGCAATAATCTGTATGGAGAGCAACCTACCCAGCAATATTCGCCACCTGTGACAATTAAGATGCTGGTTAATTTGAATGAAAATGCCTTGATGCTTTCAAAGTATGGATTGCAGTCAGATGATGAGTTGACTGCTTTTGTGCACATTAGCTCTTTCTATGAAGCTTTTGGATATGGTGCAGAGCCAAAATCTGGTGACTTGTTCCAGCTAACAGAATATGGTGATGACAGGCCAGGTGGCAGAACAGGAAAGATATTTGAGATAACAGAGCGTCTGGATGAAGATGTGGCTCAAATTAACCCACTAATGGGTCATTATGTTTGGTTGTTAAAGGCTAAGCGCTTTGAATACAGCTTTGAACCAGGTCTTTCTGGAGGGGAAGTTGTTAACCAACAAGTGTTTGATGACACTAAAAACCCCAGTGCTTCAGGTGCTAGCAAGCCTTATTCATTCAGTGCGGATGTGGCGTCAAAAGATATATTTGATTATAGCAAGACAAATTATGATAGTGCTTACGGTGGTTATTAAAGATCCAGATTGTTATGCATTGTGACAGGCAAAGGCTTGTTTAAGCACAATGCAATGAACTCATCTGCTTCTCTGCATGTGGAAAATTCAACTTTTAGTTGGGTTCTATTTTCCTTGACAAAATTATACTCAAACTTATTATCTTTTTTTCTTATGGTAAGAAGCTTGTAGATGCCATCTTCAAAGAGCTTGGTCTTTGGATGTGCCTTGATTGAGTATTTGTTTACTTTAAAAGTGGTTCCGGAAATGAAATGCATATGGGATTGCTTGTTGTTTGAATGTTAGTTTTTTCATTAAACTCAATTTCATCAACCATGGATTCATGTCTTTCAACAATATATTTTTGAAAAGCAAGAGGCTTGATCCAATCAAAATCCTTGTTGCTGTTGAGTTTCATTTGATGAGCCTTCTTGCAGACCAATTCAATGCCTTCTATTAAGCTTAACCAACGAGCATACTCCACCATGCTCATCTTATGCTCTTTAGTTTTGCCTTGAATGTTAACTGCTTTTTTTGGTGTTTGAGATTCCATATCCTATTATTATCATGAAAAGCTTGCGGGCGTCAAATACTTTTTTATCTATTTTTAAAGCATTTACTAGATTATTATGAATGCTGAGATTATTTTCGAAGTTCTTAAAGATAGCTTCTAAGCTCTGTGTCATGGCTTGCTGTTTTTCAACCTCTATGGTTGTGTCCTTGAGCATATTACTATAGAAATTAACAAACAAGAGCATGATATTTTTAAGAAAAGCGGCATCATCATTGTTGGAGGTTTTATAAAAATTATACCCTAAATCAAAATATTTTCTGAGTTCAAAAGGTATAATCTCCTGAATGCATTGGAAAAATTTATCAGCATCAAATTTTTGAGCTGGTGGTGCATCAAGAGAGGTTGCAGGTTTAACAGTAGTAATTGTGTCAATGCTATTCGAGTTTTGCATTTGAAATAATTTCTGGCTTTGTTGTATCTGTATCAGCGATTGGCTCAGTAGCAATTGCTGTAAAGGGCTCTACTAGTACTGTTATTGTCTTCTGACAATCATTGCATTTGTATCTGTTGTCTGTATTGAATCTGAAAGGAACTAGCTGCTTTATTTGTTTGTGGCAAGGGCATTTCACCTCAACACCCTGATAGCTAAATTCCCGGATACGATCATTTTCCAGGGCCTTGTTCTTGAGCTCAACGTATGAATCTGTAAAGCGGTCAATGGCGTAGTTGATGACAAATTGTATGCATATGCCAAAGAACAATCCAAGGTAAAAATTTAATCCCATTGTGTTGAACACAACACCAGATATTACAGAGATAGATGCAAGCAAAAATAATCTGAATAGTACTGATCCCATCAATTCATTTTAATGGCAATTTTTAAATTATCAAGATTATTAACTGCTTTTGTGATGGATTTGGAAGCTTCTTCTAAATTTTTAATGGCCTCATGTATATTTGTGTTGTTGTTTTCTTCTTCTTTCAGAACAGGGTTATTCAATGAGCTTCTTGTGAGATTCAGGGATATGCCCAGATTTGTTATAACTGTTCCAAGAGCAGGAATTAAATTGTTAAGCGGGTAAGGAATGATGTTGTTGTTCATGACTTGGTTGGGGTATTGTCCACCTTCATTGGGCTTGCCAAGTAAATCCTTAATAAACACCTTTTTAGAGCTAAATTCTCTGGAAGCAATGCCTTGAACCCATTTGTTGTAATTCATCACATCTTCTTCATTCAGAATAACATTATTCACAGAAATATTTAATCATTTTCATAAATAATTGTATGGATTTGTTTAAAAGAGCGTTCTCTGTTGTATTGGAGCAAGATAATGATGTTGAAGATGTAGCAGAACCAGGTGCAGCTGCTGCAACACCAGCTAATGATAGAGAGGCCATGGCACAAAAGCTTGATACAGCTAAGCCTGAAGATTTCGGTGTCAAGGGTGGTATCACTAATGTTGATGCCATCAAAGCAAAGCAAAAGGGCAAGCTCAGTGAATGGATTGGCAAGATTGATGAGTTTATTGAATACCTTAATGGTACAAATGATGGTTCTATCCAAACACAGTTGCATGCAGCGCAATGTGAAACTATTTTTCAAGATATTGCAAGAAGTGAGAAAAAGAAAATTGCAAGACTTGCAGCAGAGTTGAGTTCCTTGAGTGAATCCTTTAAGGGTTATCTTATTTCTTCCACCGACTAATTTCAATCATTAGCAATTTAGCTTTGATATCACTGAAAGAGTTTTGAATTACAAAATCAGTATCTAAGCTATTCATATTATTGGCAATACAATATTCATTTAAATCTTTGAATTCTTTGCCCATTTTCTCAGGCCATATAAAAACAGTTTCACCATTTTCAACTAACTTCATGGTTTTCTTTCTGCTAGCTGAATCATTCCATTGACTGTCTAAAAACCAAACTTTTTTATAGAACTTGAAATTACTGAGCTGGTCAGTTTGTAGCTTGGTGAAATTAGCATTACTATTCTCTTGAATGCCTGCTACAGCTGTACCATTTTTAATGAAGAAAGAATCAATTGGGCCTTCGAAAATAAAAACATATTCCAAATCTGAAGTTATGGTATTGATATTATATAATGATTTTTCACTGTTTACCTTTGAGAGATATTTTGGGTAGTACTTTAAGCTATCATTTAATATTGTTCTGGATTGATAGAATATAATGTCATTGTTTTGATCATAAAATGGAATAATAAGTCTATTTTTATGAACCTTATCAACAAGCGATAGCCACAGTGTTTGTGGTTTATTGATTGCAGTATGTAGCTTTCTCTTGACAATTAGTTTGAGAGCTTCTCTAACAATTGGATTATCTTTATAGTAGGTTAATTGCTGCTTGTCAAATAGATTAATTGAATCTTTTGGCAGCTTATTAACTGGTATTATTTTCTTAACTTCAGGTTTATCGAGCAACAGATCGAGGGGTAGTATGTCAAAGTTTTTAGATTCATCAAAAATTTCTTTTGGTGTTAAGCAGGCTACTGTTTCAATCCATTTGAAGGGGTTGCTAAACCAACCACAGTTGTGACAGCAGATATTATTTTTTTCGACAACATAATAACAGCGCCTCTTCTTGCCCCAAGATGCCCCTTCTCTGCATATAGGGCACCCAGCCTCATACACGTTGGTAAACTTCTTGAAGCGTGGATAACCAGCGTATTGGTAGAATTTCTGAACAATATACTCTCTAGGCAGTATCACTACTATAGTATACAGGAAGCAGATGCAAAGTTAAACTTATTTTTGTTCGGGCTTTGTAATTTCTCTGATGGAGACAGTGCCTTTTCTGATAAAGGTGCCACTTGCTGGATCAATCCATTCAGCTTCAACAATCTCTTTATTTCCCCTTATATATGTCTTGAGGATGGGTCTGCACGGTTGTCCGCTTATGGGGGATACAATAACCTTTGGTTCTACCATGTCCATATTACTATTTACTCTCAGATTGTGGAATTCTATAGTCAATAAGGTTTTTATTATACTGCACGTTACACACGTTAAACACTTTTCTTGGCAAGCGTTCCACAATGTCTATAATTTTATTATCCAACCCAAATTTAAATTTATCGCATGGCACTGTGCGTATCTTCATTTCTGGTAAAGAAAGAAAGAAGTCTTGACTGTCATTATTCTCCATGAAGACAAAGAGCTCTCCTAGATATTTGCCTCCTGTGATGGCATACACATATCCTTTCTTGGGGTGTGTTTTCTTAAAAAAAATCATATGTGTTTTGATAGATCATAGATGCATCTATCTACAGCAGTAAGGGTATCAGAAAGCTCCAAGCCCATACTACAGATTTTATCTGTTGCTAGCACACAATTAGATCTGCCAGCAATAATATTAAGTTTATCAATATCAACAAAAGTCCAGTTGGGATTAGTCATATTATGATGTCTGAACATTTCAACAATATGTTTTGCATTAGTGGATGCAGTATTAACAACATTGTATATACCAGGTTTAAAGTTATGTAAGAATTTGAAAATAAAGGTGTTGAGATCATCGATGCTTGTTAGGCTGTTATCAAAGCTTATTAGATTATTGTATTTGAAGATTTTGTACAAGTAATTCTTTGATTCCAGAGTATTAGTAAAGGGCATTCTTATTCTCAAGATTGCAGCGTAGTCAAGATCTGTAACAGTTTCAAAGGCATGCTTGGTTTTTGAGTAAAAGCTTGAATCTGTGTAAAAAAGTCCAAAATTGGGTGCATCTTTTTCAGTGAATCTCTTTTCATATCCTGTGTATATGCAGCCGCTGGACACATGCATGCAAGGTACACTCAGATCTTTGCATACTTTGGTGATGATATTAGGAACAACAACGTTATAAAGCCAACATAAATCTTTATTCAACTCACATGCATCAACATTGGGTGCACCTGTGTATCCTGAACAATTAACAACTGCTGTTATTTTATTCTGTATAATAAAATCAATTAAATGTGAAGGCTTGCTATAGTCAATATCACTTTTTCCAATTAATGCGGACTTGAAATCTATATTATCAAAATAGTTCTTGAGTTTGGTACCAACAAAACCTTTGCCTAAAATAAGAGTATGAGACATCTCTATAATAATAGAGGGGAGCTAGATAATATCAACTGTCTTCTCGGGAATTGCAATTTATAAAAAACTTATTTACAAGTGTTGCAAGAGAGTCAGCTTCTTGCTGATTATGTGCAGAGATAATATTGACTGGTTCACCTTCTTCAGTGTAACCCAGTATGATGAAGCTATTGAGGAACTCTTGCACTGTGTGGTTTAATGCCTCGAGATCTTTTCTGCGATCTGATTTTTCTAGTATTTTTTTGTGAAGAAATTTTTGAATTGCTTTGTTGGTGACGTCAGTAACTTCCTCGTGTTTGGCAGGATCAAAAGAATCAGAATTACTTTTCTGTTTGTTGGATGGTTTCTTCATTTGAAGTATTTAATGTTTTGGTACTATATCTATCCTTGCCTGGGTAAGAATCATTATTAATACCATGTTTCATAAGAAAATCAATAATAACATTCATACTGTCAGTCTTAATATAGAAGTTTTTAGGTATGCGTACACCGCCATCATCAAATTCAAATAATGTCTCATTCATCTCATTTTTATTGCTATAGCATGTGCAGAATACAGAATTGAAGCTGGGGTTAATCATGATGGTCCATCTGCGTGGATCACTCTTTGCAAAGACAGAAAAGAGTCTTATGACAACAAATCCATTGTCTCTAAGTCTTTTGATGAAATAACCAGGTGTTCTTATTTTATTTTTTGATATCATAAATTAATTGGCTAAGGCAGATATTACAAATTTTATTTGTGTATTAGTTAGTACAGTATCAAACATGAAGACGCCTATTTTTGCAGAAAATGAGCAGTTTAGCTCTTTAAACTTCATAGAAGAAATTATTCTAAAGATTTCAAAATTCAACGGCGTAGCTACAGCTAGTTGCGGTCCACTGTATGTTGTAGATATCTTCAAACCATAGGAATCAACATTAGGGCGTGTTTTATCCGTTAATTCCCCGGTCACAGTATTGTCTCTAAAGGTGAGATAGATCTTGTTGGTGTCAGTAGCTACTGAGCTTCCTTTGATAAGATTAATAATGTCAGGATAATTGAGAGTAAATTTACCATCAAAAGTGAGGTTATTGAGTTTATCTACACTGAGCTTTGGAACAATGATAATACCATCCTCAAACAAATGATATTTGAATCTTATATCATCGGATTTGTAGGATATGTTGTTCCCGTCAACATCTAAGACAATTTCATTCTTATCTATTACTGATAATATTCTAACTAATTTAGTTAAATCAGGTATATTCAGTATTAGCTCATCATACTTGTCAGGCAGTGTGTAAATAGAGCTTAGAATAATTGTATTATCAGAAGTAGCAATGAGAGTGGATAATATGTTGTCTTTTAGTTTTAGAACAGCGCTGTTAGTTACCTTACTTACTGGGATGAGAAAATTAGTTAAAAAGGTATTCTTATCTACTATCTTGAGATTCATTTAACTTATTTTAACTGATAGTATTTGTAAATCAATACAAATACAGATTTATCGCGAGGAAAGCTTTGTTACTATTTTTTCAAGAGCTTCAATTTTTCTTAGAATGGTATCAATGCGGTCAAATATTTTTTGTGCAGTAGCGCTGTTATCAAAATTAAATTCCAATTGATTGGGGTCACCTTGAGGTTGCTGAAGCATAGGAGCTGGAGCGGGTGGCAGCTGTGGCTGAATATATTGTGGTGCTTGTTGGTTTCTTGTAATACCAGGTATGGAGTTAAGAATATCTTGAGGCTGTATTGTAAGTCCTTGCAGATTTCTATTCCTATCAATAATATTTTTATCGATTTCCTTGACTTCACCCATTAAATTTTGCCCCAAAAACTGGAGCGTAATGAGCTTTGCCTCGTCAGGTGAAATGTCCCTAAATGTATCCATTATGGATTATAGGTCGTCAAGGAGCTTCTTAAGAGCATCATCTTCACTAGAAGAGGCTGCAGTAGCAGTTGACACTTCTTTTTTGGGCACAACATTGCTCTTAGCTTGTGGCTTAGCTTCTTGAGTTTCTTTAACAACCTCTTCAATATCCACATTACAATAGTAATGTCTATTGAGAAGATCTTTGAGTTCATCATAACTCTTAACAGTTACATATGACTCCAATTCAAAGACATTCTTATAGATCTTATCATAGGCGTCTTCATCTAGCCCCTCAACCTCTTTAGGAGTTGTAAACTTTGAAGATACATATGTTGGATAATCACCTTGTTTCTCAACTTTAATCTTCAAGTTAACGCCTTTGGGTGTCAGATCAAAGATGCGAGGTCCAAGCTCTTCAGCTTCTTCACCCTGCATGGCATCCATGACAATCTTGTAAAGTTGTTTACCAAACCTCAATACTTTGATCTTGTTATTATTCTCCTCGTTAACAGGATCATTGATAACATAGCAATTTACTAACCAACGTTCAGTACGAACAATACTTTTAGCTTTTTCCTTCTCTTGCTCAGTACCGCTCCTCAAGACACGGTATCTCTCTTCAGCAATAGGATCACGTTGATTCCAGGTGGTGGGGCTCACTGCAGTAATAAGTTGGCCTGTAGAGAAGCTGTTCCATCCATAAGAATAGTGATGCAAAAATGTTTTAGATGGGTCTTTGATATTAGGAAGAAGACGGACTGTGTAAGTATTGCCTACTTCAGTGCGCAAATAATCTTTAATTTTGTTAGAGCTAGCTTGGTTTTCTTTAGTGAGAGCAGACTTGATGCTCTCAAACATCGAGGAAGTTAATGAATTCATAAACTTATAATATATGTTATTTTATATAGTTCAACTTAAATTTTAATTTTTTTTAAGCCTTCTTCCACCAATATTCTGCACTTGTTAGAATTTAAGAACTTTACTTTGAACATGCTGAAGTTGTTAGAAAAGTCTTCACCGAGCATGAATCTTGTTATTTCTAAATCTGCTTTTTTATAATTACTCTCAAAATCCAAGAATCCAAATAAGGCATATATATTAATATTTCTTTCTTTGAGGTGCAGCAAGAAGGTGGCCATATTGTTTGTTGTGTGGTATATGTATTGATCAACGTTGATGCTGTTTATTTTGCAAAAATCGCGTATAAAAACAAGGGAATCCTTAGTAAAGGCTAGTTGCTCAATTTCATCAGGATCTAGCTTTTCACGTCTTTTTTGAACAATTGTATATGCTTTTGAAGCTTTTAAAGAGGTAAAGTATTTCAAATCAAGAAACTGAGAATCTGAATAAACAAGGAACGATGCTCTGAAGAACTCCTCAGGCTTAATATTTTTATTACGTGTAAAGAAGTTGGAAAGTTTCTTTAGATATACAAATTTTTCATCATCAAGGGTATCAAAATCTTTTCTAATTTTGTACGGCTTGTTGTTTGACGATCTAGATACTTTTAAATATGTGTTGTATATGTGTTTGTCAAAATCATTTACCATTATAAAATTTCCACTTATTTCTGTAGAGTTGTGATCTTAGTTTTCTTTTCATGCTTGGTTTATAATGGTATCTTCTAGCTCTCGATTCTTCAAGCACAAAGTTTTTTTGAACTTCACTTGAGAACTTTTTCAGCATTTTATCAAAGTATGCTTTATCTGTGCATCTTTCTTTTTTGAGTTTCACTTCAGCTCGTATTATTATCATAAAGCATTAAAATTCTTAGAATTTATAAATTTCATTATATATTTACTCTTATAAAGAGTTGGATCATACTGTAAGAAATATCTTAGTGCAAAATAGTCATTCTTAAAATCACAATAATTCTTGAGAAGGTCACGGTACTTCTTATTCTTGAGAACAAGTAGAAAAACGTTAGCGAGGTTTAGCTTTTTTGTGCCAAGCAATGTGCAGAAAGTGCAAAATGAGAGAAACAGATGTGCGACCTCGAAGTGTGCTATCTTTTCAGAAGGATCAATATTCATTAATTCAGAGGGTGAAGAGATTTGGAGAGCTGTATGAAATTGCTGTTGAGTTTGCCTATAGCAATATTTTCGATGCCGCCACCTTCAAATAGCTTTGCAGCAAATTTGCTTGCGTTGAGAGTACAGTTAGCAGTTTTAATAAGAATAATTTTTTTGTCAATATCAACAACCAAGGCAACATTACATTGCAAGAACTTTATAAGATTGTCAGCTGTTTCATCATACCTGTCCTTAGTAAAGGTACTTGCAACATTATACTCTTGGTTTTGAGATCCAAGAGTTATAACTCCTTGAAAGATATCTTTTTTACTGGATTCGTTGGTCACATAATCATTTATAGATTCAGCCAAGAAGGCAACTATGTTAATCTATGGATAAATTAGCAAGTGTAGATAATGATGAATTTGAAGCTTCAGTTTCGTTATTGATCTCGTCCTCCGTTAAGGTTAGTGTTGAATAATCAATTCTCATATTCACTGATCCAAAATTTGCGCCAAGTCTGTTTTTCATCATGCCCATTTTAATAATGCCAAGTTCTTTATCTGCATCTTCTTGCCAAATACTCAAAATAACATCTGCTGTGAAGCCCAGTCCCATGGATTCAGATAATGTATTAAGACCTGGGTCACTTATTTCATAGCCTTGTCTGTTGAGCTGGGTGGCAGAAATAATTGGAAAATTGAACACGTAGCTCAAGGCTCTTAACTGTTCAGTAATGTACTTGACACGCTCATATGTGTTGCTGCCGATTGTTGTGTGTAATAGATTGACATAATCAACAACAAGCGCATCAATCTTGATGCCTTTATTGGTTATCTTCTTGATAAAAGCTTTGAGATGATTTGTAGTGATTGTTGAAGGTGGAAACTCTTTAATGATAATTTTAGATTTTGACTTTGAATCTTTGTATTCTTGAAGCTGTTGAAAAAGGGTAGGTGCTTCAGACTTTAATTGACTAAATGGAATTTTGGTGATATTTGTGCACAATCTCTTAGCATATATCATTTCAGGCATTTCAAGAGTGACAAGCAGCACTGTTTTGCCTTGCTCAGCGATATTCACAGCAAGATTGCCTAAAAAGATACTTTTACCAATATTTGTTTCACCAGCAAAAATATAAATGGCTCTTCCCTGTTCCAGGAACCCTCCACCAATTTTGTCATCTAACCATTTCCACTTGGAAGGAATATAGTTTTCCACCTTGTTAAGATCATCGATGATTAAGTTTGCATCTTCAAGCAAATCAAGGCCAATATTAGTTGTTAGCGACACATTGCATACTTTCTCAAATTTGTCTAGGATAACACTGGTATCAACAGAGTTTTTATTAATATCATCAACTGCTTCGAGCATTGCATGATAAACACCTTTTTCTTTTAAGAAAGTTTCTGTATTGCTATAAAGTTCATCGGTATTTAAGTTTTTATCAAAGCTCTCAAAACTCCTGACCACTGTCTTGAAGCTATTCTTGAGCTCATATGTGATCAGATAACTTTTGATTTCTGTAGGCGTTGGCCTGACACCCCTCTTCTGGTAGAAGTCCCTTATGACTTCAAAAATACTTTTAATATCTTTGCTCTTGAAGAACTTTGGATTTATGTGGTCAATGACAGAAGCAAGGTATGTCTCGTCTGTGAGAGACTTGTACATGACTATATTTTCAAAAAAATCTAAATCTAGCTTCTGCATAGTAACATTATATACTATTGTTTGAGTATTCTCTCATAAAAGTTTCCTGGCTATCAGTAAACATTTTATCATTAATGTTCAAGAGACCAGGAGAATTATGCACAACCCATATTGGAGCAACTCCAAGTTTAAGTTTTTTCTGATTTGCATCAATGCAGCTAGCAATATCATAGTGATGAAATTTATAATTTTCATTGAACTGCCATTTCTTGCTCCTAATGCTGGCAACCTTTACACTTAAAAATAGCCCATCAAGAATAGCAACTCTGGCAGGTGTAGAGCCAAAGCTAGTCATTGCCACTGCTTCGGGTCCAGCAGGGTGGGCAACTGCACCTCTTAAATTACCACTACCTACACCACCGCACATTATATGCCACAAGGCAGGTTTTTGTATGATAGGGTTAATACCACCAGCCAACCCAACAATATCAAAATCTCTGTGTGCATGAATAAGTTTTTGGCACACATTAAAATCATCAACAAAGACATCGTCATGCACAAAGACTATATACTCATATAAATTTTTAGATGTTCTAATGAAATCATTATACCTTTTGCTTAAACCTTCAGTATTGTTCTGTTCATACACAACATCGACTTCATCTGCAAGTCGATTCACAGATTCATAGAACATAGTATTAATAATGCTGCCTCTTGTGACGCTATAGAAGGCAAACTTCATGCAGTGTAGAATGGTGAATTGGGTTTAAAGGTTCCAACAGAGGTTAGACCTTCAACAGTTTGAAGGTACAGTATCCCCTCTTGCAGAGGATTAAATCCTGCTTGCGGCAAAGAAGAAAAGTCATTAGTTATAAAATGTGCATATAGTGTGCTGCCTGATCTTGCAAGATACACGTGCCCTGTTTTGGAAGAATATATCCAGAGTCCAAATGTACCTTTGAGCTCAGTAAGAGCTTTGCAAATGCAGTCCACTTCTTTTTTTGAAACAGCACAATAAGAAGTGATAAGTGCTGGTATGGCAGATGAATCAACTTGGTTGATGGACTTATATTTTTTAAGCTTTCTCTTGAGTTCTGGGAAGTTGGACAAAACACCATTGTGAGCAACATACCAGTTTAGATTGCTAAAAGGGTGAGTTGTCTTGTGAGTGTATTCTCTTATTGCTGATGTGGGTGCTTGTGTATGGCCCAAGTAATTTTGGAAGGAACTGAGTGGTTTGGTTTTTTTCCCTTGAATCTCTAATTCAAGATTACCTTTGAACCCAAACGTACCTTTTGTTTTAATAAGAGCATGTAACTTGTTATCAATAAACAGCCCTCCATATGAAAAACTGCCCCTTTTTTTATTTTTATTGTAAAGAGCAACGTATCGTTTGTAATCTGTTGAACCAAATATACCACACATTCATATATTATAGTCTCAAAGCATAAGTATTTCAAGATGAATAACGACACAAAGTTAATATTTGAAGCATATGTGGCAAAGAAGAAGATGCTGAATGAAGCACCTCCTTCATATGCAGTGGGTGACTTGAATATATCAGATGATAAATTGAAGGCAGCGCCAGGAGGCGGTTACGGTCTTAAGAAAGCAGCTGCAAAAACTGGCAAATCTATGAAAGATGTTACTGATGCTCTAGTCAAGAAAATTCAATCTACCCTTTTTAAGTCAGAAGAGCATAGAGTTGATGGGATTGAGTACAATCTCTACTACCCTGGCAACGAAATGAAATTAAGAAGCGATTTACAAAATCTGGTGCAAAGTGAATTGGGCCTGGGCAAGACAGATGCAGGCTATACAGCCAGAATTATAAAAAATCTGCTCAACATAGTTGTTAAGGATGAAGTGACAGGTGGTGTAGCCACAAGACAAGATAGAGTAGCTGCAGCTGTAAAAAATGCAGCTGCCACGCCTGCTAAGATGGAAACAGTTTATGAAATTGAGAAAAGTGTAAAAATTGGTGATAAAAATATGAGAGCTCTTGTTTTAAGTTTGCCTGATGAAGATGTTCCAGAAAGAGAAATTCTTGGTGTACTAAAAACTGCCATAACAGAGTATAATGACAAGCCTGGGCTTGAAAAACAGGATATTATTAAAGTAAGACCTTTGGAGCTTGTTGACAGATTAACTGAGCTGGGCATATTAAAGACAAAGCAGATTGAGCAAGCTCCTAAAGAAGGTGAAGGCACTGGTGAGGTTGCTACACCTGATGATGGATACCCAGAAGGCGATGATGCAAGTTCAGAGCTTAGATCTATAGGAGCAGTCGGTAGAGGTATGGGATATGATCCAGGTAGCTTCAGCTACGGTAACTAATCGGTTTGCACTTGTATTTTTCCCAAGGAATAGAAGTTTTATATGAAATAGGGTCTATGTATCCTGCATCTAGAAATCCTTTGATGCGTAATGAGCAAGCTGTGCATTCACCACAAGCCTGTTCTTCTCCCTCATAACAGGTCCAAGTCTTACTAAAATCAACACCTAGCTTCACACCAAGTTTTATGATTTGTTCTTTGGATTTATCAATTAATGGTGCTTGTACTGTAATTTTATTTCTTCTGTTAAGAGCAGAAACTTTGTTAATTTGCTCCAGAAATTCTTCACTGCCATCCCAGAACCCTGCAACACTGTCGGCTTGTGCAGCACCATGAAAAACAGTGCTAGCCCCAGCATTCTCTGCTATTGCCAGTGATATGCTGAGCAGCATTAAGTTTCTGTAGGGAACATAATTTACTGTCTGTGGATCGCCCATCACATCTTTAGCCTTGGCTACAGCAATTTTGGTATTGAGTAGTGATGATACCTCACAAATATCCTTAAAAAATGGTAAATCTATCCATTTGTATTCCACTGGAGTATCTGTGGATTCAACTTGGAATGCAGCACAGTTTAACTCTTTGTCCTTGTGCTTCTGACCATAATTGTAACTGATTGCTATGACCTCATCATAGCGGCTTGCTGCTAAATGCAACAGTACAGAGCTATCCATGCCCCCTGAAATGGGCACTACTGCTTTACTGGATGGGTTCTTCTGTTTGCGCTTCATTGGAGTTGTACTGGTAATCTAGCACAAGACGTTTGTCCAATTCAGGTATAATAAATTCTTCATAAAACAAGGGATCCTTAGCAAAGGTCTTGGCATAACCAAGCTTGTCACCTTTTTTGTACTTGCCTGATGTGATACCCACAGAATATGTGGCACCAGCTTGTTCCACAATACCACGGGCGGCTGCCATGGCCAGTAGTCCGCTGTATTTGTTCAAGCCTGTCTTGAAGGACAAGTACATTTCTGCTTCAAGAAATGGTGGTATGAACCGATTCTTCACAGTCAGAGCTCGCAGAGTGGTGCCAGAGTATTTGTTGGCTTCAGCAATCTTCTTGTCATCTGCATCCATGGAATCACCTTCACCTTCCTTTTCATTGCGCTTGGCCAATTGCACCAAAATACTGGACATGTATACTGGACCTGATCCACCTGCCTGACTTTTCACCAATGTGGGGTACATGGAGCCTGGGTCTTCATATGTATGGTTGGTGAACAGAATGGTTACACCTGCTTTGGCGGCTTTAAATGTGAGAGTACGGAACAAACTCTTGAGTGACTTGGCACGCAAACCCATGTCTGTGGCAGACTTGTCCTTGATGATGTCATCCAGCTCTTTCTGAGAGGCCAGATTGCCCAAACTGTCAATGCTGATGATAAACTTGCCCTTGGCATTGTTTTCAATAACACTGTCCAGGAATGCAGCAATTTGATTTCTGCATTGATCAATGGTATCCACAGGCACATATTTGGTATTTTCTGCATCCAGTCCTACACCTTTGGTGCTGTTCTCATCAATGGCTATTTCAGTATCAAATATGACTGGAGTCAATCCTCTTTTTTGTGCACTGGCCAGGATCTTGTTCACAATGAATGTCTTGCCAGTCTGGCTGGGACCAGAGAATCCTATGATTCTGCCCTTGGGTACACCACCATTGCGACAGCTGCCACCCAAAATGGCATTGAGGGCATAACAACCTGTGTCAAACCATTCATCCACTTTGCTGAGTGCATTTTCATTTAACATGGAAGCTTCACTGTTGAGTTTGTCCAGTGACGCAAATACTTGTTTAAGATCTTTATTCATAGATCCAGTATATATGAAATGTTTTTAAAAACAAGTAAAAATTACTCGTCAAACAGTTTGATTACTTTTTCAGGGCTACTGGCAACTGCAGCTGCTGGCTGAGCGCTAAAAAGCCTGGTGTACTGCTCCAAGAGCCTGGGATCATTCTCAACGTCCACAGCTTCAACAATGGAGCTCTTATTGAAAGCCCATGTAGTGCCATTTTCCCGGTTCTTCTCAGAGATAAACTCCTTGAAGTAAAGAGGGATAGTCTGAACATTGAGCTGTCCTTGCTGTGTGGGTTGCACATGGAGGATGGCTGGGTTTTTAACCGTAAGTTTATCTTTAGTGCTGCTAATCTCCTCAGCAATAATGGTACGGCCAATGTGATCAATGAAGGTTACTAGGTTTGTTTTGTCGCTCATAAAGTAATATTAACTTAACAATGATAAAAAATCAACTACTAAACACTAAGAAGTTCAAATAAATCTGTTTGAACTTGTGTGCCTGGCGCTTTTAGCTTCCAATTAACTGATTCATAAAATCTCTCAATCACAGAGTAAATGATCTTCTCGAACATCTTTTCATGATCAGGCTCAAAGATTTTCACAAATTCCTTTGGATAATAGTACTTGAACCCAATTACTGATATGCCATATCTGTTTGGTTGTTTCACATAGAAGTAACGCACTTTGTCCCCAGATGATAGTTTCTCATATTTTCTATCTATACCAAACTTTTCCACTAACACGTTATGATAGTAGGCTGCTTTAACATGAATAGGCATGTGTTTTGCAACATTAAAACCATCACATAAGCCTTCATATTTTTCATATCCTTTGACACCCATAACAAATGCTATATCTTCCAAACTCAATCCTTTGAATATGTCGTATGTTTCATTAAAAATTTTATTGGTTTCTGTTTGGCTCTTAGTTGTGAGCATGGTTTCAATAATGCCTTTGACATAAGGTTTGATGGGGGCAGGCATTGTGGTACGAACAACCTCGACACCTGTATATTTGAACTTGTCTGTGGGGATGCCTTCTTCATCAAGAATATGCAAAACATATCTTTTTTTCTGCAGGAAGAGACCGGTATCAGCAATTACCTCTCTCTTAAAATTCAATCTGCAATCTGCAGAATTAAGAGCAGTTGTTCCCCATTTCATAATCTCAGTATTTAAATAGCTTTCAATGTCTAGTACGATCTTATAATATTCGTCAGAGATTTTTCCTTCTTTATTAAACATCTTGATTTTTAAATTATCAACAAGGTGCTTGATAGAGATGTAGCTTGAGTCAGTATCATTGTATATGATTGGTGTGTATTGCTCGAGCTCTTTGTCTGTCAGTGAGGTCTTGCTTTTAATGTAATCTATTAAGAGTTTGTTTGATTGCTTGATGACAGCTTGTCCTGTGAGAGTGATTGACTCTGCTAGTTCGTCGTCACCAAGAGGGCTGTGTTTGTTGCCAAAGTAACCGTAGATCGTATTGATTAAAATCTTGATGGTGTGTTGCTGAATATTAAGATTGTCTACTTGATGCTTGAGCTTAGGGTATTCAGGATCTGTTTTCTTGAGGTGAGAGAGCTTGCGTTTTGACGTTTGATGCTGCTTTTTGAGCGCTACTCTCTTTGCATAATACCAGTCCACAGTTTCAGGTATAATTCCCCTCTCTTTCTGAGAAAATAAAACCTTGGCCTTGGATATTGCTAGTTTTTCTTTTTGTACAAACTTTGCAAAATTAGGCTTTGAGAGTTTATATGTCTGACCGTTAACATGTTTAAGTGTTATTTCATCATCAGTTTTATCAATAATAGTTGCAACTTTTGTCTCTGGTGAAAGATTCAATGTGATCATTACGTTTGGATACAGACTATTTGCATCAAAAGATACTATGTGCTCTTGAAAGCCTTTTACTGGCTCACCAACATACGCACCAGCATTTTGTTCATCGCTTTCTTTGCCTTTTTTAAATGTAGGAATTCTTCTGTCTCTATACCTTGCGCGGATAACACACAGACCAGTAATTACTGATAGTGATCCAAGTGCGCCTTCAAACGTAGTTAAGCCAGCATAAGCTATCATTCTTAACAATTCAAGATATTGTAACTTTTCCTCTAGGCGTAACAAAAGGTTAACGTCTTGAATGTTGTAATCAACAAATAATTCCCAATTATCATCAGCCAAACTAGCCAAGTTTGTGTCACCATAATCAATCTTATTTTCACCCAACTCTGTCTGGCCAATTGCATCTAGTTTGTATGATTCTCTGAGCACAGGACAGAAGCGTTTGTATATATCTAGATAATCGACACATGAGATGCCTTCAATATGCCAGTGCACCTGCTCTCTGCCAAACTTACCAGTAAATACAATGGGGCGTATGTATCTCACAGGAGAAAGCCTTCTTGTGTTATCTTCACCCAGTATCTTTGTTATTCTATTGACAATGTAAGGCAGATCAAAGAACTCAGAATTCCAACCAGAAAGAATGTCAGGGTAATCAGATTCAAAAAAAGTAATAAACTTCTCTAAAAGCTCTCTCTCGGTCTTGCAATGATAATAAACACAATTCTCTTTCTTTTTTGCATATGGCTTGAGTCCAAAAGTTGTAAATTTTTTCCTGAGTGTATCATAGACAGTTATGATATTGATTGGGTGTTCAGGATTGGAAGGTACAGGAAAGGTGTCAGGACTATAGGTCTCAATATCAATAAAGAATACCTTGAGTGGATGCTTGTTAAAATCTTCACTTTCATTAGTCTTCCAGAAAGTATCAATTAAGAATTGCTGCTGCACATTAAGATTCTCAAATACCCTGGTGATACTATTATCCTTAAGGTAGCGTGATCTTTCAGCTTGGTTTTTGAATTTTTTCTTTTTGAGCTTAGTATTAAAGATGCTTAGAACATCACTCTCATAGTTGGTTTCTAGAAATATGTATGGTTCAAAGGTGGTATCATAGGCAATGCGGTTGCCGTTTTCATCCCAGGTAAATAAACGTATTACCTGATCTCTAGGAATATAAGCTACATTTCTAAACACTTTATAATAATAAAGGAAATTTTAAAAATATCAATATGTATTGATGCTATTCAAATATTTTCTCTCTGAGGCACCAACACCAAAGTTATATAGCTCGTAGTACTTAGATATATTTTCTTCATTCTCTAAAAATCTTGATTCTGCAACTTTTCTGGCTTTTGAGCAAATATTCATGTACCTGCCTTTTTTGGACAATGTCTCCTCTATTTGTGCAATCATCTCATCTCCGGTTTTGAATTTAATAGGTGCTTCAGAATACGTTACCAGATCCTGACATGCAATAGGAAGGCCATAGCAAGAAGCTTCAATATACTTGAGATCACTCTTAGCCTTATTGAAGGTGTTGTCTTGCAGGGGTGCAACCATCATATTGATGTTTAGTTTAGCAATTTTTTCAGGATACCTATACAATGTTTCCCAGGGATGAAATTCGAGCTTACCGGCTTTGACATAGGGGTGTAAAGGCAGGGGAAATGCTCCAAGAAATACCCACTGAAACTTGTCGTGAGTCTTGGCAATTATTTCACATACATGGGCAAAATCATCCTGCTGCCCCACTCTATTTTCCACATCAAAATGAGCGCCAGAACCTGCATAAAGAATTCTTGGCTTCTTTGCATATAAATCATAATTCTCTGAAATTTTCTTTTCGTTATAAAAATTACCCATCCACCATTTGGGTGGGTAATTGGGTATAATCGTTACGTTTTGGTTTTTTGTCTTTTCTTTATAATAGTCGCGCATGAATTCACATGTAACAGTAACTTCATCGCAAAGCTCCATAATTTCTTGACAATTCTTACGTATTGAAGGATCAGTAAATGCAGGTTTAAACTTATTATACTCAGGGATATCTTCACTAAAAACAAGATCGTCGATTTCATATATGATTTTAAATCCTGCTTGTTTGGATATTTCTTTCAAACGCTTGACAAACTGCAATTGATGACTGGTGGCTTGTCTCTGAATGCGGACAGCTTTTACACCTCTGTAATAATTTGGATCAAGAACCATCACAGTGCTGCCATGAACAATCATCTTTTGATGTGCATTGAGAAGATGTTCTGGCCAAATCATTCTCCAAAATCCACATCCACTGTAATCAGCATAGTAGTTAAGAGCTCTGGTTAGTGAAAGTTCTGGTGGTTGAGGAAGTGCTGGTTGTGCATTCTGTGCAGGCATAAAGCCAGGATGGGGCTGTACAAAAGGTGAAACATATGGCGAAGTGAAAGGTGAAGGTACAATCATGTAATAGTTATTTTATTCTATTCACGGTGATATTCAACATAATCAACTTTTCTTGTGATGCCATTATTTTTCTCTAAGAAGATGATTTCACCAGTAGCTGCCTTGATGCTTTCTTTTCTATGACTTATAACCATTGCACACTCTTTATACTTTTCCACACGTTCCTTAAGAATATTGATAACTAATTCTACTCCCTTTTCATCTAAACTAGAATCAAAAAGTTCATCATAAATACTGAAGTTAAAGGAAACATCACCTTGCAATCTTCTGATGTCCATGAAGGTGAACAAACAGGCCAGATCTATATTCTTTCTCTCGGCACCGCTAAAGTTAAAGTAGGAACATTCTTTGCCTTTATCATCCAGAATGTTTTCTTCAAAATATTCATTAAAGACACATATGCAATTGGCATCCATCTTCTTGAGATAATATGCGAGTTTAGTATTGAAGATCTGCAATATTTTTTTGACAATATATGACTTCACACCTTCTTCAGACATAACAAACTTGACAGCTTCAAGTTTTCTGAGATCTTTTTTAATACTTTCAATTTCTTCAGAAAGATTTTTTATCTTATCTTCTTGCTCTACTATAAGTCCATCAAACTGATTGTTACTCACCTCAAGTTCTTTCAGATCAACCTCAAGCTCTTTCTGCCATTTGTTGAGTTGCGTAATCCTTTCTTTTGTATTCTCAAGACCTTTAACTTGTATTCTATATTCTTGAATTTTATTTTTTAGTACATCTATGCCTTTAACAATCTTTAATTCAAGATCAGCATACTCTTCTTCTTTGTCTTGTGACTCTTTAATTTGTTTATTAAACTCTGTTACTTCAGTTTTAATTTTTTGCTTTTCTTCTTTTATATGAGATTTATCCTTATCACCAAGAGCGCGTAAGCAGGTAGGGCAATTATCTTTATCTGTACCGATAAGCTTGTAGGTTTTTTCTTTTATATCAATCTGTGTTTTGAGAGAAGAGACTGTATCACGTACAACTTTAATATCATTATCAATTTTACCAGATTTAGCTTCAAGTGTCTTGATATCTTTTTCTATTTTTGAAACATCAAGCTCTATAGAGCTGTCAAGCTTTTCATTAAGTACAACAAGTTCTTTGGTATTATTATTTCTTCTTGTCTCATATTTTTTTTGCTTTGCAACTCTCTCAAGCTTAAAATTTTCAGCTTGTTTCTGGAGATTGGTTAGCATTTTTGAAGCTTCATCGTACTTTGCAGACAGCACATCAAATGACTTCTTCTGTTCACTGATATCATTCTTTACATCAGTATTCATATTACTAAACACCGAGAGGTTGAATATGTCTTCAATAAACTTCCTCTTTTCATGCTTTTTCTTAGCCATGAAAGGCACAGTATTATTAAGTGTCATTATTACACAATTCTGAAATATCTCAGGAGTACACTGAAAGAGTGTCATGATATACTCATTTGTATTGGAGATACTGTCACGGGTCTTATCATCACCATTAACAAAGATATAACACTTTGAGGGGTCTATGGTGCGTATAATTTGAATTTTATCAACTTTATTATATCCTGACACTTCAGCTTCTAAAACAACTTCGCATGTCTTTTTATTGATATTGTTGATGATAAAATCTTTTTTGAGATCTCTAAGAGTTTCGCCGAATACAGCAAAGTAAATTGCATCAGCTATTGTGGATTTTCCAACACCGTTTCTGCGGTCATCTTTATCCTTATTAATACCTGTTATGACATGAAGGCCTGGTTTGAAGTCAACAACCACAGGTGCACTACCTACAGAAAGAAAGTTCTTAATTGATATATTTTTAAAGCTAATTTTTTTCATCTGTATTTCTTATAGAGATCTTGACTGTATTTGATTATAGAAGGCTTATCTTCTATATCTAGCAAGTTAACAAACTCTTCAATTGCTTTTGCAACATCAACACCTGAAACATCTAAACTGGCTTCATCAGTTATTTGCAATGTATCGCTAACAAGAGAATAATCGACAGACAAAGAAAATGGCTTGTATACAGAAAACTTTTTAAGAAGAGTGTCAACATGATCAGGAGCAACCTTCATATCAATTATTAGCTTAACAATGTTGTTCTCAATTTCAGCCTGTATCTTTTTAATGTCTTTTTGATCCTTAACAACAGCACCAAATTTATCGCTTGTGATAAGATCGGTAAGAAGCATTTTCTTGTGTTTGGGTGACTTGCAGTTTTCAAAAAATTCTAAAACAAGATTATTAAAATCTAGGAGGTAATACCCTTTGGTTGATCCTGTATCACCAAAATCCATTTCAAATGGATTGCCTACATAGATAATCTTCTTATCTCCGTATTCGCGTTCATCTCTGAGATGAAAATGACCTGATAGAATTAAGGATGCTTTGTTGAGTAACTCTTCTGTTTTAAGACCATGATCACACAGCTTATAGCTATTCATCTTGAAACTCTCTATTTCAAAATGACCAAACACAATGTCAGAATTCTTGATGTCATTAATATCAAACCCCCATGGAGCAAAGCAACATTTCTTGCCAAATATTACAGTATTAAGTGTTTCAGAAATAATGGTTATGTTCTTCCATCCATCAAACAAGGAGAGAGAATTAATATCTGATCTATCTTTATAATATGAATCGTGGTTACCTACAAGAATAATAATATTAAAGTCCTTCCAGAGTTTGAACATCTCATTAACAACATGCAGTGTATTGACTGCAATTTCATCACGATAATGAAATACATCACCAAGAATAAGAATGTCTTTGATGTCTTGTTTTTTAAGTGATTCTCTCAGCCATTTAGCCCAACTCAGAGCTGTTTCATGCCAAAAAATACTATTTTGATGTATGCCCAGGTGCAAATCAGCAATACAACAAACTTTATTGTTTTTTAGAGTAAATTCTTTAGTTTCCTGCGGTGTTATAGTTGTCGTCATCTCGATTATTTGACGTGTCTACATAGATATGATAATTGGCATCAGGGTTATGATCAGTCATCAAATCTGTATAAACACGATCTTTGTAGTTTGTTACAGTCTCATGATGTTTTTTTTCTTTTTTAATTCTATTGATAAATGCATGAAAAGCAATTGTGGTGAAATAAGAGAAGGGACTAAAACCAGAATCCAGTCTAAACTTTTTATTCTTTAGAGCAGAAACCATTTTTACAATAGCATCACCTATCATGTCATCTTTATATGAGTAATTTATAAAATTAGGAGCATATGATAGTCCGTTAGCAATTTTGTTTATTGATTCACCAAGCTTAATAGAAATAAAATCTGTGTTGTAATAGTGTCTTATTTCCTCCTCAAATTCCCTACCATTAACATAGTGTACTTTTTCTTTGCCTCTGGGTTTTTTTTCTGTTTTTAAGCTGGGAGGGAGTGAAGCTTCAATCTCTGCAGATGTAAGAGATTTTCGTTGGTCTTCAGGAGCATTACTCTCTGATTTCTTTGATTTGATGTGTAATGTTCTCTTTTTCATAAAGTGCTCTTCTTTTTAGGAAGTGCTGATAACCATATTGTAGATTATCAGCAATGTCAATGATTATAAGCTTATCTTTGTCCTTATGCAACCGTAAACCTCTTCCGATGGACTGTAATATCTTTATTTTTGCCTTTCCTCCGCCTGCAAAGATAATGTAGTGTAAGTTTTTAATATTAATACCTGTGGAGAATATCTTTGAAATGGCTACAACAATGACATCGGAATGCTCCTCCATGAGCTTTCTAACCTCTTCTCTTTCATTAATTTCGACTTCTCCTCTGATGTAGAATATTTTCTTGGCAGGGCAAGTATTCTTAAGCAGATTGAAAATGTTTTCACCATGCTCAATGTAGTCAACTAATATAAGTGTGTTCTGTGATGCACCACAGGCAGCTTTAGAAATAAGGTTGTTTCTAAAATTATTTTTTATTAAAAAGTCAACTTCTGCTCTATATCTATCTGCTGCATTAATTAACTCAGAAGGATATTGTGGCAGTGTTTTGTAGTTTATCATTAATACAGCAACAGACACATTGCTGACATAACTCTCTAGTCTGAGCTCATAGCTTGTTTTTTCATAGATGATGGGCCCAATTTTACCAATGATATTCCATTGATCTAGCTGGCCTTCGGGCATAGTGCCTGTCAATCCAAAGCGCAAAGGTGTTTTAATTATTTTAAATAATTTATTAATTTCATTTCCTTTGCGAACCTTATGTACCTCATCAACAAACAATACATCTATTTCCGATAACCAAGATGTATCGCTGTTTTTGCTTTGAAGAATCCCTATATTTGCTACGACAACATTAGCGCTACGATCCAACTCATGGCTGCCAGTCCATTTGCTGATTGTGAATGGCACATTATAAGAAAGAAAATCTGCTGATGTTTGTTGTACCAGTCCAAGATCAGGGACAATGAACAAACATTTGAATCTGGGATTAGATAAAAATATGTTGGAAAGAATTGTAGCTGATGTGAGTGTCTTGCCCCCTGCAGTAGCCAGTACAATAGTACCGCGACCAGTATTTAATGACTTTACAACAATTTCTTCTTGGTAGTCTCTAAGTGGTATGCTTAGCTTGAACGGCGTTGTGGTGAAAGCACCTCTGTCCTGAAGATATTTCTTAGCAGGCAGTAATTCTTCAAGTAATTCTGCATCTATTTTTATTTCATCAGGGTACTGGTTTGTTATAAACAAGCGCTTGATCTCCAGGGCAAGACAGGGATCAAATTTGCCCATGGGTGTTATGGCGTAGGTTCTTTGCGGTATGAATCGACCATACCCTCTGATAAATTTAGCTGCCTCGTTCTTTACTGAGAAGTGCTCTCTAATCTCATCAAATCTATCGCTTACAAGAATACCTTGGCGCTTTTTTGCATCAAGCTTAAGCTCGGTCATTAGGTTGTCTCGAGTTTAATAATTTCAAGAATATTTTTGACATCATAAGAGGCGCTGCTAAATGTTTTTTCTGATTTCTCTAAAAGCTCAATAACTAGTTCAATCTCTTTTATCTTTGCTTCATATTCTTTTAATTCTGTAGCACTTTCTGCTGTCTTCTCTAGAACAGGTATAGATAATTTTACAGAAGATGTTTCATTTAATTTTTTAACAATATCGGACTTAAGTTTTTCTTTTTGTTTTTTTAATGTAACTAGTTCAAGCTTATGCCTTATGCATCTGCCAGTCCACTTGTGCTTAATGCCTGGTAGCTTTAATGCGTAATCCTTGAGGTAAATCTCATCTATCTTTAGATCAGCTTCCAATTCTTTTATATAATTTTCTAGCACATATAAATAATAGTATAAAGAATACAATAATCAATGATAACGTTTAACCAGTTTTGCAGTGAGATGAATGTGGCAGGAGGTGCCGGCAGTGTATTTGGACCGGGTACCGCTGGTAGTATAGGTGCATTTGGCAATCAATTTCCTTCACAAAATGATAAAGCGTATAATCCTGGTGATTTGAGAATTGCTACTGTTTTAGGTGCAAGAAGAGGTGCAAGAAGAGGTACAAAAAGGAAGAAAAAAAATAAACAAAAAATACCTGTACAAAGAAGAGCTTTGCCAGGTCTGTAATTGAAGCTAAGTAGTCAGATGAATACAGGTCACTGGATGCTTGCTGAAGGTGTCAAAATAACAGAACACAGTTTTGGTTTTATTTACGAAATTACTAATACTGTAACAAATAAAAAATATATTGGTAAAAAGCAGTGCAAGTCCAAGCTTAAGCGCAAACCTTTGAAGGGTAAGGTTAATAAGAGAATAGAGATCAAGGAATCAGATTGGAGGGAGTACACAAGTTCATCCAATGAACTCAATCAAGACATAGAAAGGATTGGTAAGGATAAATTTGTTTTTAAAATACTCAGAGAGTGTGGATCAAAGTGGGAGTTAGCATATTTTGAAATTAGAGAGCAACTAGACAGGAATGTTCTTCTTAAGGAAGATTATTATAATGGCATTATAAATGTAAGAATTGGCAGACCTCCAAAAAATTTCTTGATTACTTGACTGTTTCATGCAATAATACAGTATGCTAAAAGATGTTATACTGAAGGAACACAATCTGCATATTGTAAATTTTTTTTATGTTTTTAAGACACAGGTGGAGAGAGATCTTGTGGATGAGCTGCATAGGTTTGAGCTACTTGGTGATACATGCAGTACGACAATAAGGAGATTGTTCCTACACCACACCATCTATAAGCTTTGCGAGTATTTGCTGAAATGCAGTAGCAGAGAGAAAGTTATAATTTATTTTGATCTGAATAATATTTACGACAGCGAGCTGGCAAAATATCTTACAGAAGAAAAGGTTAAAAAATATTTAGAATTAGTTTTTCGAAAAATAAAGAGTATACTGCCATTGCGCATATACTTCTCAACATTCTCTCTCGACTATCTCAATAACAAGAGAAAAGAAGGTATAGGCATAGAAACCATTAATAGGATAAAAAATATGCTCTATAAGCATGATTTTAACAGGTTTACATTTGAAAGATGTAAGAAGTTCATTAAAAAAGAGGGGCTATACTTTCTTGATAAGCATTACTTTGATAATCTTAAATCTAAACAATTGTTGCTTGTATAATAAATAATGATATGGGATTTAAGGAAAAGCTTAACGAATATGTACTATCTTTAGAACAAGATGCAGCTGCAGTAGGTCAGCCTGCACAACAAGATGCTTCTCAACCTATTACACAGCCTGTAGCAATGCCTGCCCCTGATAAAGGCAAAGCAGCAGAGCCTCAGGGCATTGCGCCTGAGGGGTATGTGGAGCTTGTAAGATTGTTAGCTAAAGCTCTTGTAATGAATGTACCACCAGAATCTATTGATGACCTCTTCTCAACACCTGTAACTAAGGAAAACGCAGAAGAGGTAAGAGAAGCGCTAGAGAAGCTAATGGGTACATCCAATAACTATAAGAACAATCCAGAGAAAGTTGACAATGTAAGTTTCATGAAATTTTATGATTCAATTAATGAAAATAATTTTTATAATAAGCTCAAACATGTCATTTCTGTAATGAAGAAGTATAGTAATGATGTGGATGTAAAGCTATGAAGTCAGGAAAAAAGTATACTTCTTTAGGAGAAGTTTATATAGAAAACACTCTAGGAAAAAAGCTGCCTCCGCTGCCCAGACAAATACTAGAAAGAGTAAGGATTTCGGTACAAAATGATCAGGGCGATACAGAAGATTTTATTGTTTCAGATACATGGTATAACAAAGCAATTAGAGAAAAGCTTAAATTAGGCAGTCAAAATCAAGATACATATTATGAATTGATACACAGCAGGTGTGTTGATGCAGGTATTCTGCCTCAAGGCCATGAAGATATAAATGTAGATGCAGTAAAAATAATCTATAGTTATATTTTAAAGATAGCTGGTCCAGAGAAGATGAATGTGTTTTTTGAAAAATTTGTTGATAATGGTGAAAAAGTGGCACAGTTATTTGTTGGTGAGTTGAAGAAATTTCAACGGTTTAATATATTTGATGTATTATCTAGCTTTTATGGCATACCGTTTGTTTATGACCCTGATATCTTTGTATTAAGGCCTTTTAAAGCAGCAAAAAGTACAAGAGGCGCAGCAGGGCCTGGTGAAGCATTTATGTCGTTTTTCTTTTTTGGTAAAAAATACGAGGTGGGTGATCTTGTTATTCCTTATGGCGGTGCAGCATTTGAAATAGAAATCAAGAAGCAAAAAGGACGCATAGGGAAAGATGTTAATCGTAACGGTGGGATGAATGCGAGAAAATTATATCCAACGTTGGCAGGACTAGATGTAAATGCTTTACAAGAGTTTATTAAAAAGTATAATTTAAAAACATTAAGAGATATATTGCTGGGTACTGATGCCTTTGCAGGTATTTCAGGGGTATCAAAATATCCTAACTTACAATTAGATTCCTCTTTTTTAAATCAAAATATAACATCATTCAAGGATTATTTTAGTACTTTGAATGATCTAGAGCCATATATTGGCTTGATGCAGATGAAGCAGTATTTTGAGCTTATTAAAAAGTTTGATTGCATTATGATTTTTACAGAAAAAGGTATTGCTCTGGGTATTGAGAGAGATCTAGTTTTAGCTAAATCTCTGCTAGATCTTGTAGCGCACATGAAGACCATAGGTGTTAGGTTGAAGAGAAAAACAGCAGTAAAAGGTGGTGCTACGGTTTATGATAACGAGGGCTTGCAGATCTTGATATGATAACTATAGAGCAAATAAATAAATAATAGTATGAACAAAGATGTACATCTAATATATGAAGCATTTGTCAACAAAGGTGTGCAGATCACGATTACGGACTACATTGAAGAGGACAAGGTTTTCTCAATTAACACAACAGTCAAACAATTTGATGCCAAGCATGTGGCTCATGCATTTGTGAAACATGCATATGGCAAATATGACCAAGAAAGAGTGGAGCCAGCATTGCAATCTGTGTTGGCCAGTATGCAAGTTAATCCATATGGTGAAAAGCCAGGCATCATAGAATTGAGCATACAAGAATTTGCAGGTGATGGCATGGATCATTATGTGGAAGCCAAGATGTTTGGCAAAGAAGAGAATGCAGAGCAATATGAACAGAACCGCATTGTGGGTAACACCATCATGCAAGATGATCAGGAAGTTGGAGCATTTTTGGGTGATTCATACAGCAGCAAATTGACCTTGAATGGCAAACAAATGTTCATGCCTGGTGCTCCTTATGCTCAAACTGTGAATCAAGGTACACACATGGGGTTGTGGTACCTGAACAGGAGGCACAGATTGATTGTGAAGGATGCAAGCAAATGGAAAGAATTCTTGAGTGACATTGTGTCCACAAGTGATGACAAATATTGGGATGGCAAGAAGATGCATCAACATGATCACATTGGTGACAAGATTGCTGCTTCAAATGCATATTGGACCAAGAAGATTGCTGCAGGAGCAGATCAACGTGCAGAAGATGCAGAGGGAATTTCTTTTAAGAAGGGTGATAATGTTTATTTTAATGATTCAAATTACCCTTCTTATAAAAATATAGTATTTCAAATAAGAGATTTACATGGAGAAGATGCAAATCTATGGAGTAATGAGCTGCCTTCTTCTGGGAAGCCATTCTGGGTTAAAATAAAAAATTTAAAAAAAGCTCACTAAGGGAATAGTTTTTAATATGAATACCTTTGAAGAATATTTTCTCCTTGAGGGGGGTGCAGCAGGCCATATGGCGCATCCTTTTGATCTGTCTTCTGTACGTACTGGTAGAGATCTTGTAAGTTTTTTTAAGAGAGCTAGTGATAGTATTAAAAAAGATAAGACCAGCGTTAAATTTGATGGGTTAAATATAAGCTTAAAGCTCATACAAGATGGTGACAAGTATAGATTTGCACTTGATAGAGGTAGCAACAAGCCAGCAGATATAAAAGGCATTACAGCAGATAATATAGAAGAAAGATTTGATAAGGGGCATGGCATGATTCCTGTGGGTAAGTTTATATTGAGTGTAATGGATAGTGCTCTTGATACAATACAACCAGAACTCAAGGCACTGGGTCTCTACAATTCAAATAAATTTTTAAATACAGAATATATTACAAAGCTGACTAACGTTACAGAATATGATAGAAATATGATTGTATTTCATGGTATTAATGAGTTTTTTAACGAAAAGAGTCCTTTGAAGAGAACAACAAGAAGAGTATCACGTGAAATACCATATAATAAGAAAGCGTTAAATGAGCTTGTATTGAAATTGAGACCCATCTTTAAACAACACGAATTTGAAGTGTTTGGTCCTACAAAAGCAACAAGCACAGGTGACATAGATTATAGCTCTGCACTCAACAGTACCTTTGGTATAGTGTATACAGGTAATGATATGCAGACAAAATCTCTCAAGGGATGGTTGGATCAAGCAAAAAATCCAAGTAAGCTCTTTGTTCGTGATTCGAGGAATAAAAAAATACCTGCCATGTCAAAGTCAAATTATCTTTATGTGCTATCAGGCAAGCCTGTTGCAAATCTTGTGGGTAACAATCCAGATTACCAGAAGGCTGTGGCAGATGGTGCAATATTTTATCATGCAACACGTCTGCTGGGCAATGAGCTTCTTAAAACTCTTGGCTCAGAAGCAGGAGAGCTTGCAAAACATGAAGGTATTGTGATAAGAGATTCAAAGGTTGCTTCAGTGCCAGTGAAAATAACAGGTGAATTTATTGTTAAGGGCATGTCCAGTCAATTTCAAAAATCTGAGAATGAAGAGGGCATGGGTGGTTTAACTGGTGCAATTAATTACATTAACAACAGAGGATATTCAAATTCTTCAGGTAATCCTGTAGATCCAAATAATTATATGGATAATGTGAATTACATAAACAGACCAAGCTACGGCTCACCGCCCAAAGTGGGGAGCAATGTATAATGACATTTAAAAGGTTTCTTGCAGAACAGTTGAAAGATCGTGTTGTGATATTGCCCGGTGGATTTAAACCGCCGCATAAGGGTCACTTTGAAGCACTTAAATTCTTATTAAAAGAAGCAAAAGCTACACAAGCAAAAGTTTTTGTGGGCAGAGCAGAGCGCGACGGCATTACACAAGATCAAGCAGTTAAGATATGGAATATATACAAGAAGTATATTCCTGCTACAGTGGAAATTGTACCAGTATCTGGTGTTGATAAAGCAGGGAGAGAGTCAACACCTCTCAGTCTAACATATGACTTCATAGAAGATAATAAAGATTCCTTTAATCGTTTCTATGTTGGTGCAGGACAAGAAGACCTTGCAAGATTCAAAGGACTAGAAAAAGATAAAGCAAGATATCCCAATACAACAGTAATAGCCATACCACCACAATTTGGCAGGCTATCAGGAACTGATACACGAAAAAAGATTCAAAATAAAGACAGTGATGCTTTGAGCTTTGTACCTAGTGGTATTAAAGAAGTGGATGCAATAAAAGCAATCTTAGCTCTCTAATTGCTTAATAACTTCAAGAAATAACTTCTCTTTTGTTTCTCTTGATTCTCTATTCAATACATGCTTGAGATTAAGAATTAAATCATCGCCACCCTTATTAATTGCATTATATAAATCAATTTCTGTCTCTTCTTGCTGCACATCTAATCCCCCCATCATTTTAATTTTCTCTTTAAAACTTTCAAAATCTTTGTATCCAAATACAGAGTTAAGATTGTCATGAGCTTTGGAAATTTTATCAAGCACCCAGGCTTCAACTTCAGTACCATTTCTCATGAGTGGGTACAGCATGGAGGCCAATTTAAATATTCTAAAAATAAGCTGCTTTGCCATGTAGGCATCTGAATCAGTATGTTCTTCTTCTGATCCACAGATGCCACCGCATTCTTCACAGTTCTCATCTTCTTCAGCTTCAGCTTCAGCTGGATCTGCAGCAGCCTGCTGTTGTGCAGGTGTTTGAATCATTACAGTCTTTTTTAGAGATTGTGGTGTTGCAACACTGGATACCACCCCGTCCTTGACAACTTTCTTTTTAGGCATTAGCACGGCAACACGTTTTTCAGGTGAAAGGCCTTCAGAAGGACCATCCTGTGGGCCTTGGCCAAGATTTAGCTCACTGATCCTGGTTCTATATGCCTCTGTAATCAATTCTGCATCACGTCTGAACATATAAATATTTAATCCAACAGGTGGTTAAAATATAAATAATTAAAGTGAAGACATTTGAAACAATATTTCTTGAATCCATTGATAGTGACCTACTTACTGAAAAAGCAGGTGCACGCTGCACCAAAGTTACAGGCCAGATGTCATCAACAAGATCTGATAAAAAATACATGAGATGTGCAAGAGTCGATGGCACTCTTAAAAGAATACATTATGGAGATCCAAATCTGAGAATTAAAAAGTCAAATTCTAAGCGTCGCAAGAGTTTTAGAGCAAGACACAAATGCTCTTCAGCAAAGCCTGGTACACCTAAATACTATAGCTGTAAAAACTGGTAATGAAGACGTTCAAACAATATATACAGGAAAAGTTAACACTTAGTGTTGTTGAAGCTATTCAGATAAAAGATGTTGGTGAGGCTGCTGCAAAGGTTGATACAGGCAATGAAGCATTTAATGTATTGCATGGTACAGATATTGAACATACAGAAAGAGGTGTTAAGTTTAAAACCCTGCATGATAAAGCAATGGAAAAGCCTATACTAAAAGAGATTGAAATTAATATAGGCAGTGGTAATCTTGAAAAAAGACCAGTAGTGGAGATTGAGTTTACAATGAGAGGTAGAACCTATACCAAGCCTTTTAGTATTGCAGACAGAAGCACTAACGATGAGCCTGTTTTACTTGGAGAAGTTTTCTTGAGAGAAATTGATGCTGTTGTTGATGTCAATCAACAGTAACTGTTAATCTCTTTTATTCTGAGCAAACTCAACAAACTTATAAAATTCTGCTCTGGAGTTGTCATCATTATCCAGAAATGCACCAGACATGCGAGCAGTGCGCATGGTAGAGTCATGTCTGATGCCCCTATTTGAGCAACATGTATGGGCTGCTTCAATCATAACTGCCACGCCATTGTTTTTCTCACATACCAAGTCAATATAAGCATGAATTTGCATGGTAAGATTTTCTTGCACTTGAGGTCTGCGAGCAAACCAATCCACAATTCTATTCAGCTTGCTCAAGCCAATTACCTTACCATCTGTTGATGGTATGTAAGCAACATGTGCATACCCTGTGAAAGGAGCATGATGATGAGAACAAAGTGACGTGAGTTTAATGTTATTCTGACAAACCATGCCATCATATTGATCCACATTTATAAAAGCAGTTACCTTGGGTGGGTTACTGTAACAGCCTGCTGCAAAGTCTTCAACAAATGCTTTTGCTACTCTATGAGGTGTGTTGGAGCTGTTGGGATCATTTCTCCAGTCATAACCCAGGGCATCCATGTATGCTTCATAGGCTTTTGCAGCTTTCTCTATGATTTCATTGCGTTCCTCCAGGGTATGTGGGTGATTATGGTTAGCGAATTGAAACTTCTTTGTGTTACTCATGAACATGTATTATATGATATAAGCTATTGAGTTCAATAAATAATATTATGGGATTTCATTCTTTATTAAAAGAGTCTCTTTTGAATACTAATTTGAAGAGGATACGCATCAAAACTGATCCAGCACAAGTAGCTAAGAATCAAGATTTTAGAAAAATTGCAGGGTATGAAGGCTTCATACTAGGGGAGTGTCAAGGTAAGATGAAAATTCTTGTGCTGGATCCAGAGCTCACCATAGCAGGTGACATACCAGAGGAAATGTTGGAAATGTTAGCACAAAGAAATGATGTGGATGTGATGAATGAATTTAGAGAGTATGCAAAAGAATGCTTAATTAAACTCAAAGGAAAGCAGAATAATGACCCGGCATTTGCACAGATAGACAATGCTGCAACATTAGCGGATGCAGAGGTATTCCTAAAACAGGGTGGGTTCACAGAAGCAGAGGTGAATGATCTGTACAGGAGGTTCATCGGCAATGATTAATTTCGAGCAATATTATAATGAAGGCCTTGGCAGTTTCGTAAAGAAAATGGGTGGTGACATAAGTAGAGGTATCAAAAAGACTGTACGTACAGCTCTTAATCCCGGGACATATATAGCTGCAGCTGGTAATGCTATTAAAGCAGCTCCAGGGGTTGTTGGTGCAGCTGGTAAATTCATGAAACAAGGCCCAAGTATTGCAGGTACAGCAGCAGGTATAGCAGGAGCTGCAGGGGGTGCACTAGCTAAGACAGGTGAATATGTAAAAGCAGGATGGGGAGATCAAGATATCTTGATCTCCAACAAGCCGGCCGGCGGCGAAAATCTTGATATACCAACATATCAGAACCTTGCAGCATCAGGTAAGATAAAATTGAGCCTACCAGCTGGTAAGACAAATCTATCTCAGCTAGCAGCAGGAGATTCATACAGTGTTGTAAACAAGAGAACAGGGCAATCAACACAATATAAAGTCACAAATAAGCAGGGCAATACCATCCAGGTAGTTGATGCTGCAGTTATGCAAAAGAAAGTATAGGTAGCTAAATCTGAAAATAACCAGTTGATTTCTTGTTTTTTTCTGTTATAATATCAATAGGTATAGAAAGAATAACTTTGGTGAGTTGATTATTATTGTTAATCAGTTATTATGTTGATATGAAATTTACGAGTACAAAGATAATAGAATTAGGTTCATGCGCATTCAGACAATGGAGAGCAGACAGTCACTGCAAGTTCATACATGGTTACAGATTAATAGCGAAATTCTATTTTACATGTGATTATTTGGATGAAAGAAATTGGGTAGTAGATTTTGGTGGTCTTAAGGAGCTCAAGCAAGTACTAGAGAAGCAATTTGATCATACATTCTGTGTATCAGCTGATGATCCTTTACTAGAACAATTCAAAGCTTTGCATGCTTCAGGAGCAGCAGATCTGAGAATTATGCCCAAGGGTGTTGGCATAGAGAGAACAACAGAGTGGTGTTTTGAAATAGCAGATGCACATGTGAGAAGCATTACAAACAACAGATGTTGGGTAGATAAAGTTGAAGTATGGGAGCATGATAAAAATTCTGCAATTGCAGAGTATGCTGCACCTGCAACATTCATCAATAGCAAACATGACACAAAAGTTGAAGGTAGGTTCATTGCTGAACAATATGAGCTCAAGCTTGATCAACCCACAACTCCATATGCTACAGCTGTGGGCGCACCAGCACCAGGCATTACAAAGGTTTCTGAGGGTGGTCAAATTGACAATACACCTCTAAAGAAGGATATTAAACCTGCACCCTTGTACACACAGAAGAGCAGTGGATATGGTAATCTCTTTGGTGGCACCTCCTGGGGTACATGAACATAGACAGGGATCCTTTCATTGACAGTCTTCAAGAACAGCTTGAAGCTACACTTACAAAGGAATTAAAAGGTAAGATTGAATCTGCACCGGTGTTACAGAACACAAAAAGCAGTTCTGTCAGAGAAGTTAGCTTGGAAGACGCTTTAAGAGAATTACTGGAATTAGAGAAAAAGATTACTTGATCTTGATGCTGGCAATCACCTTGACAATAAACTTCAGAAGTTTGCTTCTTGTAATGTCCTCTTCAGTAAAGTGAAATGTGCATATGCCATTCTCCTTGCTGGATGCTGAATCAAAAGCATTCATTATCTTTTCAAAACCTGATTTCTGAATATCAGATTGCAAGGAGTCACCTATGACAAACAACTTGCAGTTTTTTCCAAATCTGGTTAAAATTGTAACTAGTTCACTATGTTCAAGATTTTGTGCTTCATCTACTATTACCACATTATTCATGAATGTGGAGCCTCTCAAAAAATTAACTGGAATACTTTTGAGATAATCACTGTTAAACAACATTTCTGTTATTTGTTTGCCTACTAATTCATCACATTTCTCCACAAGAGGTATACTCCATGGCTTGAATTTTTCATCCACTTCACCAGGAAGACTTCCAAGTTTTCTTGTGGCAGATTCAACAATGCTTCTTATGTACACAATCTCATCAATCTTCTTGTCCCTGAGCATTGAAAGAGCCACATATACTGCCAGGTATGTCTTTGAGGATCCCGCAGGCCCATCACAAAACAGTATTTGTGATCCATCTTCCATAGCTATATCAACGAACGCTTTGTGATGTTCGTTTAAATGAAACTTTTGGTCAATTTTAAAATTAAGAAAAATATCATTTCTAATAATACCATTCTCATCTTTAGCTTTGGCAGCTTTTTTCAGCTGTCTGTCTTTTTTAGACATCTATAATTATTTATTGATTTCTGCTATCTTTATCTTATAATTTGGTCATGGAAAAGCATATCTTTCTTAGTGATGACAAAATCTTTCATACCATTGAAGGAGAGGGTGAGCATATAGGCAAGCCTTCTGTATTCATGCGTGTCTCTATGTGTAACCTCACGTGCAAGGGTTTTGCAAGCAAGGACTCACCTCATGGTTGCGACAGTTTTGTGAGCTGGTCAGTGAAGAATCGAATGACATATGATGAGATTCTTGATCTAATGGAGCAAAATAACTATATTAAATTTCTAAATAGAGGTGATATTTTAAAAATTACAGGTGGTGAGCCTCTCATACAACAGAAAAATCTCTTGGAGCTCATGAAAGCTTTCTTAGATCGATATGGTTTTGTGCCTCGCATTGATTTTGAAACAAACGCAACTCTCATGCCCCTGGAGCCTTGGTATGAAGAATATTTTGCTACATTTACTACATCTCCTAAATTATCAAATAATGGCGATCCTGAGAATAAAAGGTACATACCTGCAACTCTTGAATGGCACGCAAAGAATGGATCAGGATTCAAGTTTGTTGTGGCCAAAGAGAGTGATCTTGATGAGATTTATACAAAATATATTGACAGATTCAACATCAAGCGTAACAAGATATGGCTTATGCCTTGTTGTGGCAGCAGAGAAGAACACATAAAGATTGCGCCTATTGTTGCAGAATTTTGCAAAGAAAGAGGATTAAGCTTTAGTCCAAGATTGCAGCTTGTTATTTGGGATAAGGCTCTTAAAGTTTAAAATATGAATATTCTTGTTACCGGTTCTTCCGGTTTAATAGGATCTGAAGTTGTTGAGTATTTCTGTCAACAAGATAATACTGTATATGGTGTTGACAACAACATGCGCAAAACATTCTTTGGTGAAAGTGGTTGCACAAATAGAAATACAAAAAGACTTAAAAAAACCTTTGATAATTTCAAACACTTAAAATACGATATACGCAACAGAGCTAAAATTTTAAGTTTGTTTGAGGACATAAAATTTGATGCAGTAATCCATACTGCAGCTCAGCCAAGTCATGATCTTGCTGCGAGAATACCGTTTGATGATTTTGACACCAATGCCGCTGGCACGTTGAATCTGTTGGAAGCAACCAGGCAGCATTGTCCTGAGGCTGTATTTATTCATATGTCCACAAACAAGGTGTATGGTGATAACCCCAATAAATTAGAGCTCATAGAGCACGAGAAGCGATTTGATTACAAAGATAATACCTTTCTTGGTGTACCCGAGACATTCAGTATCGATAGCTGCAAGCACTCTCTCTTTGGTGCATCAAAAGTTGCTGCAGACATTCTAGTACAAGAGTATGGAAGATATTTCAATATCAAGACTTGCTGCTTAAGAGGCGGTTGTCTCACTGGTCCAAATCATTGTGGTGTTGAGCTTCACGGTTTCCTGAGTTATCTTGTAAAGTGTAATATAACACGAAAACAATATAAAATATTCGGCTACAAAGGCAAACAAGTACGTGACAACATACACAGCTTGGATGTTGTGAGATTCATGGATTTTTTTATTGCTTCACCCAAAATTGGTGCCATTTATAACATTGGTGGTGGCAAACAGAATAGCTGCTCCATTCTTGAAGCTTTTGACAAAGTGGCAGGTGTTACTGGCAGGCAAATGGACTATGAATACATTGACTGTGCCAGAGACGGTGATCATATTTGTTATTATTCTGATTTGTCAAAAATGAAAATGGATTATAAAGACTGGGATATTACTAAAAGTCTAGATGTTATTTTTCTAGAAATAGTTAATTCACATTTGAAAAAGATTTAAACAAGATTAAATGTATCTAACATGAGAATAGCTATTTCAGGATCTGCTTGTCAAGGTAAAACAACTTTAGTAAATGATTTTATTAAGAATTGGCCTTCTTATAAGAAATCTAATGAAAGCTACAGAAAGGTTATCAAGGAAGATAAATTAAAAATCAATAAGCAAGTCAATCAAGATAGTCAGTGGAAAATTTTAAACTGTCTCATAGATGATATTCAGAAGGCTTCAAAAGAAACACATGTCATCTTTGACAGATGTCCGCTTGATAATCTCATCTATTCAATGTGGTGCTTTGAGTCTGGTGCCTCTGATATTGACAAAGCTTTTATTGACAAATGCATTCCTCTTGTAAGTGAAAGCTTGAAGCTTATAGACATAATCTTCTTCCTGCCCATCACAAGAGTAGCACCTGTTAAAATTTCTGAAAAAGATGACCGTGAAACAGACAAAGTTTTCATCAAAGAAATTGATAATATCTTTAAAATGGTGCACCAGCAGTATCTTAAAAATGGGGGTGTTCCCTTCTTCTGCGCTGATGATAAGCCAGGCTTCATTGAGGTATTTGGCAATCCTGAAGAGAGAATAAAGATGATTGAACTGTATCTTAATAAAGAAGGCGATCTGATTAGTGAAGAAGACAGTGTTTTGAGCCCTGAAAACCTGGATTTAATGGAAACTCTTCTGGGAATACAGAAGAAAGCACAAGATTCAGAGAATGAAGAGAAAAGACTTAGGGACAAATTCATCTTCGGCAAATAAATAATTAGGTGAGTAAGTTTAACGATAAAATTGAAGAACTAAACGAAGGCTTCAAATCCATTCTTTATAAAAAAAGAGAGTTTTACCCAAAGAATTTCAATCTTTCAGAAGAGTTTGTCAAAGCCTTTAAAACAGAATACAAGAGACTACTTGATGAAGGCATAGAGCCAAAAAAAGCTCTTGTAAGACTCAACAAAGCTTTGCTATTTCACACAGCTAATTAAAAGAAATATAATATTCTGTAATAGATATAATTTGCACCAAAGAGAACTGTCTTTGTATTAACTCTAAAGTTTAATGTACCAAAATCTCCAAGAGAACTAAACGACAGTGCATCAATTCTAGGCACTGCAGATAATGGCGGTAAATCTATGCCATTAAAATTTGTACCTGCAGGTATCAAGGTGAAATGCCATGGTTGTATGGCATTTCCAACCACAGAAGGAACATTGTTAATTGCTACAGGGCTTGCTGAAGCATTTGCCAGGATTGTTACCAGTCCACTTGCTTCATATCTACGGCCAATGGCTGAAGTAGTGGCAACAAGATTGTAAAGAGATGTATACTCTGGTGAGCCAATGACAAAATCAGCTGATGTAACAAGCCCATTTGTAAGTGTCATTCTGTTTGTATATCCAAATGCTTTGCTGTTGCCCTGGATGCCGTTAGAGAAATATGCCTGGCTGCTCAAAGCATCAACACTTATTGTTGTGAAAATAGCATCATTACCTGTTAGTGAACCAGCAAGTACAGTGTTACCATTAATATCTTCTTTGACAACATTAAAATTATCAAACGTTATTGTGCCTGTTCCATTAGCTGTTTGAAGAATAAGAAGATCTGTATCAAGAGCTATTTGTGATTGCGGTAGATCCTGTATATTAACAAAATTGCTATTTGTTGTATTATTTGCCATTAATGATATTTATACTAAAATATAGAAGTCAATATGGATAAAATAGGAGTTGGTGTAGTTACTTGCAATAGACCGAGTTTCTTTCTTAAATGCTTTAATTCAATACCTGTTGATATTGAACTAGTAGTAGTTAATGATGGTGCAGATTTCTCTGATATTGAAAAGTTAAAACAAAAAAGACATTTTGACTATATACATAACAATGTTAATCTAGGTGTTGGCAAATCAAAGAACATACTTTTTAAGCAGCTGCTTGCCAAAGATTGTGATCATATATTTCTAATTGAAGATGATATTGTTATTAAAGACAAGAGCGTCTTTAAAGAGTACATTAAAGCTCGCAATTTAACTGGTATTCAGCATTTCAATTTTGGCTATCACGGCCCAGCTAACAAGAACGGTGTCTCTGGTGGACCGCCCAAACCGAGATTCATTGTTGACTATGGCAACACAAAAATTGCCATCAATCATCACAGTGTTGGTGCATTCTGCTATTACACAAAAGATGTCTTGAAAAAAGTTGGCCTAATAGATGAAGAATACACTAATGCCTTTGAGCACGTAGATCATGATTATAGAATTGCTAAAGCTGGGTATAGTACGCCATATTGGAATTTTGCTGACATGGCTAATAGTTGTGATTTTCTTGAAGAAATAGAATGTTCAGAGAAGAGCAGTTCTATAAGACCAAGAGATGACTGGAGCTCCAATATTAGAAAAGGATATGAAACATTTAAAACAAAACACAACTGCTACCCTGCATTTCAAGGCGGGGTACCTGATACTGGGGAGCAGGAAGTCAAAAATATTATGAAACAAATTTATAAAAAATATGCTAAACGAAACTGATTTTATTATTCCTGTGTTCATTGATCATGCAGATAGATTGCGCAATCTAAAAATCATGCTCTCTTATCTCAAGAAGATTGGTGCAACAAATGTGTATGTCCGCGAGTACTTTGACAGCGCACATAAAACAGGCGAACTACAAGCATTGTTTCCTGAGTATCATTTTTCAAGCAAAGAAAGAGATGCGCCTTTCTTCAATAAAATGACATGTGTAAATGAAGTGTTCAAGATGTTTTCCAGGGGCAAAGTTGTAAGCTTTTATGATGTAGATGTTCTCTTTTCAAAGAAAGACCTCATTGAAGCATCAGATTTAATTCTCAAGAAACAGGCTGATGTTGTATATCCATATAATGGTTATTTTTATGATGTACCTGCAGAAACTGTAAAGCTACTGGAGACAGATCTCACTACACCTATTAATCTCAATACATGCAAACTGTTCAATACTGGCTCACATGGTGGTGGTGCACTTTTTGACAGACAGGTATTCGAAGATGGTGGCATGTGTAACCCTAATTTTAAAAATGTTGGTTATGATGATGATGAAATAAGAGTTAGATTTGATAAACTCAATTACAAGATCACAAGAACAAAGGGTGTACTTCTGCACCTAAATCATTTTCGTGGTGCCACCTCTTTTAATCATAATGACTACACAACAAATAATGTCAATGAGGTCGAAAAAGTAACACACATGACAAAAGAACAGTTACAAGCATACATCAAGGGCTGGAAATGAACATACCCTTACTCAAGGGCGGGCTTTGCAATCAATTATTTCAAATTGCTGCAACCTATGCTCATAGCTTAAAACACAATCAAGAATTAGGCATAAATTATAATTTTCCATTTGTTGCTCATCAAGGCCTACATCCAAGAAAATACAAAGATAACTTTTTTTCAAAAATACAGTCCACAGACATTATGCCTAGCAAAACATTCAATAATCTTGGCTTTACTCTTACTGATATCCCTGTCGAACACAATCTAATTGTCGATGGGTATTTTCAGTGTTATAAATTTTTTGAAAATTATACGGCTGAAGTACAGAATTTATTTGTGTTCCCTGATAGCATACAACAAAAAATAACCAAAGCTGTTGAAAAGATTAATAAACCTCTTTGTGCTATTCATGTGCGCCGCGGTGACTACAAATCGCTTGCACCACACCACATGGTATGCAATACAGATTATTACATTGAATGCGCTAAAAAAATAAAACAAATAAATGCAAATGCTCTCTTTATTGTCATGACTGATGACAAGCAGCACGTTTTCTCTGAATTCAAAAAACAGTTTGAAGATGGTGATTTTATTATTAGTAATTCTGCCGATGAATTAGAAGATTTATACCTGCTTACACAAGCTGACTATATAATTGGCAGCAATAGTTCTTTTTCATGGTGGGGTGCTTTCTTTAATAAGCAGAAAAAGAACACACTTTTCCCCGAAGTATGGTTTGGTCCAGAAGGCGTTAAGGAATACGGAAATCCTGATATCTATACTGATTATATGGAAAAAGTAAAAGTATAACCTATAATATATAAGAATGAAAAGCTATAGCCAATACGGACAGGATGTTGCACTTTATAATAATTTTTTTAAGGACAAGAAGAATGGTTATTTTGTTGAAATTGGTGCCTTCGATGGCCTTCTTCTGAGCAATACGTATTTGTTTGAAGAAAGAGGTTGGGATGGTGTTTGTGTTGAGCCAATGAATGACGCCTTTGAACAATTGAAAAAGAACCGCAAATGCAAGTGCTTTAATTACGCAGTAACCAACAGGGATGATGAATATCTTGACTTTTGCAAAATTACTGGTTTTAATAATATGTTAAGCGGGGTAATAGATTCCTATGATGATAAACATAAAGAAAGAATTCTTAGAGAGTGTCCACAGCTTGGAACAAAAGAAAAAATTAAAGTTAAAAATATTCAGTTTAATGACCTAATTACAGAGACAACAATTGATCTCCTGTCTGTTGATACAGAGGGTGGAGAAGATGCATTGCTCAATTCAATTGACATGGTAAAATATAAAATTGATGTGATTTTAATTGAAGATAATTACAGCCAGTATCGTAACACACTGAGTGAGCAAATTAAAGACCTGTACAAGATATCCGATATCTCTCTTGGTGATGACATTGTGCTCAAGAGAAGATAAAATGATGGTGGTCAATCTTTTTGATGGTAATTTTGCACATACACCAAGTGTTTGTGGTTTTGATTCTGCAACTGCATGGAGAAAACCTACAAAGATATCTTACGTAAGAGATCAACCATCATTTGACGGCGTGACAATATTCACAGATGATTTCATCTTCTCCTCACAGGTTGATAAAGTGCAGTCAAAATACAAGATTGCTTGGTGCCAAGAGTCTCCTGTTGTTAAGCCGTACTCTCATGCAGCTATACATGGGGTAGAGAGTAAATTTGATTTCATCTTCACCCACAACAAACAAAAGACAGCTGAAAAACCTGAAAAGTATAAATTCCTACCTGCAGCATGCTGCTGGGTGAAAGACTATGGTTTTGATATTGAGAAAAAAACAAAACTAGCTTCTCATATATTCACAGGGAAAAACTTTTCTGAAGGACATGCACTACGTCACAACATAACACAGCTGCTTAAAAACTCTTCTATTGACATATTTGGTGAGAAACAGTTTAATAAAACTGAAGTTCATCAGCCTTATAAATTTTCAATTATCGTGGAAAACTGCAAATCACCAGGGTATTTTTCTGAAAAAATTATAGACTGTCTCATACAAGGCACCATTCCTATATATTGGGGTGACCCTACCATAAGTTCCTACTTCAACATGAAGGGTATTATTAATTTTAATAACATAGATGAAATAGCTAATCTTAAAATTAGCAAGAAATATTATGATGAAAATTTAGATGCAGTAAGAGAGAATATTGCTACATGTGAAAATAAATATCTCTCTTCTGATGATAATCTTGCTGATTTGCTTAAAGAGGTAGGTGTATGCTCTTAAATCTAGATAATCTCATCTCACGATATAATATGAATATAACAGGTGTTATACACATAGGAGCACATTTTGGTGAAGAATATGACTTGTATAAAAAACTACCATCCATAAAAGATATAATATTCTTTGAACCTGATACTGATAGCTTTGCAAAATTAACTGAAAAAACAAAAGACGATAAAAAAGTAATACGCATTAATCGCGCACTTGGCCCTTTCTCTTGTGAAGCATATCTGCATAAAGAAACAGCAAACAACGGTCAATCCAACTCTTTACTCGAACCACATTTACATGTAAGACAATATCCTGGGATACAATTTACGGATAAAGTAAAAGTAAAAGTGGAACCACTTGATAGATATGAACCAGGATCCACATTGAACCTTATTAATATTGATGTGCAGGGTGCAGAATTAAATGTTTTTCTAGGTGCATCTAATACTTTAAAAAACAATATACAATATATTATTACAGAAGTTAACCGTGATGAGTTGTACAAGAATTGTGCACGGGTTGAGGACTTGGATTACTTTCTTGGTAAATTTAATTTTAAAAGAGTAGAAACAACTTGGGACGGTGTTACGTGGGGTGATGCTTTTTATATCAAAAACTAGCGCCATGAATGATACACTTACTGTAAACCATAATGCTGGTTTTTTTTCCTGTTGCTCAGTAAGATTACATGAATTAATTAAATTCTTCAATTACAATAAAAGAGAGCCTGTTAATCTAGACATCAAACATCAATTCTCTGGCTATAGAATTAACCCTGCCGATACCAATGAAGATGTCAATTCCTTATTCTTTAAGACACCAGATAAGGAGGAGATATCATTTAAAAGAGAGGTTGATTATGACCATGGCTATCAATTTGAATCATATGCAAAATTTGACTTTGAAGGTATTGTGCCATTTATTAAAAAATATTTTGCTCCAAGCGATACAGTATTGGAATTTGTTAATAATATTATACAAAAATATAATATTAATTTTGAAACAACTGCAGGTGTCTTTTACAGAGGCAATGATAAATGCACAGAAACAGGAATCGGGACATATGAGGAGTATTTTAATAAATGCAATGAACTTATAAACTTAAATCCAGATATAACATTTCTTGTACAAACTGATGAGCTAGAGTTTAGAGATTTTTTTAGCTCTAAATTTAAAAACAGTTTTTTTATAGATGAATTACCAGTTATAAACAAAAATACAAACACCGCAATGCATAACATGATAGGGTCATATGATAGACCAAAATTTGGTATGCGCATACTAGGAATAACTTACTTACTATCAAAATTAAAATATCTTATCACACACTCTGGTAATTGTAGTGAATGGGCAATATTTTATAGAGGCAATGCTAATAGTGTATACCAATATCTCAAGCATCCAAGTACTGCTGTTACGGGAGAATGGGTATAATTAATAGATTATGAAAATAGTAGAAAATTTCACCGGCAATTATGCAGAAGATCCAATAACATTCTTAAACTTTACTCCCCTGCAAGATATTAATGTTACACTCCATCTCGGGCTAGGTACAACAATAGACAAAAACAATAGTAGTAGAAAGTTTTATCTTGAGCTTGAAGAGCCAAATAGATTTTGTGTACACGAAGCAGCATTGAAATATCGTTCTGATTTTATTCATTGTGATAAAATTCTCACATTATGTCCATACACAGCTACATACATGAATAAAGAATTCTACAAAAGGAATGTAGCTACACCAATATTTTTTCCATTCAACAAAGACTTTATACCTGCAGATTTTAACAAAAAATACAGTGTTCTGTATTCTGGTTACACACAGTCACGTTATCATACACAGATGTTAAGCGCTATATCAAAATTTGATAATAATGTCATAATTTCATTTAGACCTTTTGACAAAGTAACACATGTTAATGTGTCATACAAGGAAAAAATTAATCTTTATGCTCAAACAAAAATTGCTGTTGTACATAATATTATAATAAACAAGGGATTAACAATTGGCTCTCTACAGAATACAGCTTCACAAATCGGATTAACAAACATCAGAGAAAATCATGCATTTAATTTCCTAGAAACCGACAATGTGATGCCTCAATTAAAATCTAGAATATTTGAAGCTGCGTTTACTAAGTGTATAATTCTATGCCAAAGGGATCCTTTTAATGTTATAGAGCAATATTTTACACCTGAAAAAGAATTTGTCTATTTCAATGACCATGCAGATTTAGAGAATAAAATTAAATTGATACTTGAAAATTATGATGACTACAGTAAGGTAGCAGACAGTGCATTTACAAGAGCTATCAATAATTATACTACAGATCACTTAGTCAAAAAAATTTATGAAATACATAGTAACAACAACTATTAATAAACCTACAAAAGCTACATTAGAATATTGTAAGTTTACAGATTGGAAATTCATTATTGTGGGTGATTTGAAGACACCACATGATGAGTATCTTGCTCTTGAAAAGAAGTATAATGTTGAATACTTGTCACCTGAAAAGCAAGAAAAACTATATAAAGACATTAGCGACATAATTGGATGGAAGACCATTCAGAGAAGAAACATAGGCTTTATTGAAGCATACAATCAAGGCGCCCAAGTTATTGCTACCGTTGACGATGATAATATTCCCTACAGCCATTGGGGTAAAAATATTCTAGTTGACAAAGAGATTGAAGTTGATGTTTACGATCCAAAAGACCATGACATTTTTGACCCTCTTTCAGTTACAGATTCGAATCATGTATGGCATAGAGGATTTCCAATTGACTACCTGCAGAAAAGACATAATGTTGAGTACAAAGGAAAAGCTTTTCGAAAAATCTTAGCTCAAGCTGATCTTTGGGATGGTGATCCTGATATTGATGCTATAGCTAGATTGACTCATAAACCAATAGTTAAGTATTCTGAAATCACTGCCCCTTATTGCAGTAACTTCAGATCACCATTTAACAGCCAAAATACATTCATATCCAGATCAGCTCTAAAATACTATAGCGTATGGCCACATGTAGGCAGAATGGATGACATTTGGGCAAGTTATTACTTCCAACAAAAATTTCCTAACAGCTTAATATACAATACTGCTTCTGTTTATCAGGAAAGAAATATTCAAGATCTTATAACAAACCTAGAGAAGGAGATCATAGGATACAGAAATACTCTCAACTTCACCAAACTACTAGAAACCACAGAAGTAAAAGACATACCCTTTGTACCACAAGCTACCAAAGACTTTATAGTTGAATACGAGAAACATTTCAATTAAAATTTAACAATGAAAACAGCATTAGTATTAGGTGCAGGTGGGTTTATAGGCAGCCATCTTGTTACAAGATTAAAAGAGAATGGTTATTTTGTTCGTGGTGTTGATTTAAAACTTCCAGAATATTCAGGATCCACAGCTAATGAATTCATACTTGGTGATTTGCGCAACCAGCCTTTTGTTGATAAGATTTTAAACATCAATTGTAATGCACAAGACAAACAAGCAGTACCTTTTGATGAGGTTTATCAGTTAGCTGCTGATATGGGTGGTGCAGGCTATATATTCTCTGGTGATCATGATGCAGATGTGATGCATAATTCAGCTACCATAAATCTTAATGTTGCTGATGTTTGCAAAAGACACGGTGTTAAGAAAGTTTTTTATAGTAGTAGCGCTTGCATGTATCCAGAGCACAATCAGCTTGATCCTAACAATCCAAACTGTGAAGAAAGCTCAGCTTACCCAGCCAATCCTGATAGTGAATATGGTTGGGAAAAGCTTTTTAGTGAGCGTCTCTTTTTAGCTTACAAGAGAAATTATAATTTAAATGTCTGTATAGCAAGATTTCATAACATCTTTGGCCTACAAGGCTCCTGGAGCAATGGCAAAGAAAAGGCACCTGCTGCTATCTGCAGAAAAGTAGCAGAAGCAAAAGATGGCGGTGAAATTGAGATTTGGGGAGACGGTGAACAGACAAGAAGCTTTCTGTACATTGACGAGTGTTTGGATGGTATATTGAAGCTAATGTCCTCTGATTTCACTGGCCCAGTAAACATTGGCTCAGAACAAAGAGTTACTATCAATCAATTGGTAGACATTGCTTGTGATATTGCAGGCAAAAAGCTAATCAAAAAACACATCAAAGGACCCACAGGTGTAAGGGGTCGCAATTCAGACAACAAGCTCATTAAAGAAAAATTAAATTGGGCACCTTCGCAGGATCTTAGAATTGGCTTGGAAAAGACATACAATTGGATTAACAGTCAAGTTCACAGCAGTTGATATTTTAAAATTTTATACTAGAATAGACATATGATTATTGACCAGAAGATCTACGACGGTAACCTGATTCATTCACGATTTGCATACAAGTACTTTAAAGACCGTACGCTCCCCATTGGCAACATTGTTGTTTTCAGAGCGCCCATGAAAGTGGAAGCTGCAGGCATGATTGACACAGAAGACATTCTTAATAATGATTTCATCTACAGTGATGATGCTATTAACTTTTGCTGGGAAATTCCTAACCTGGATCCCTTTGGTGCAGTTGCTTGGCAGAGACTTTTCAATACCCAGATAGCAAACATACTTGGCAATACGTATCTCAAAGCACCCATTGAAGTTGATGGTGATGATTTAATTGTTCACAAGGAACACAATCAAGGTGGCATTGAGCAGAAGAAGGGCAAGTGTAGTGTCAGTATTACATATTCTAAGAACAATGTTGCTTTAGGTCATACGGGTATCAATATTGCTGCAGGCAAGAAAGCACCTGCATTTGCTTACTCTACTAATCTTACAGATGAACAAGCAACAGCTTTTATGAAGAATGTTATTGATGTATTCTATAGCTTAAATGATGACATCTTTATTGCCACCTCCAAAGTTATTGCTTAATGTCAATATTTGACTTCTTAAAAGATATTTTATTCCTCAAGAATAAACAATCTCTTGCCAATGTGGATAATGAGTCTGCATTTTCACCATATATGGTTAACAGATGGTCAAGCATGTATTCAAATCAGGTAGCACTAAGATGCAATATCTTGAACAAGTACTTTGCCTTTAGTCCTATAAAGACTGATGTGTTCAATCTCTTCTTTCATTTCCTGCCTAGAGTTGTACAGAGAAAAATTACTTACTTCAAGAAGACCAAAGAAGAAAAACAGCCGGATAACAACAATGATTTACTTGCTAAATCTCTTGAAGTTTCAACAAGAGAAGTTGAAAACTACACTGATATGTTGAAAACTCTAAAAAGGTAATTAATTATACATATGCCTGCAAATATTGACGCACTACCGACACAAAAAAGTTTAATTGATTTAGCTGAACTGCCCAAAAATTCATTTAACTCTACATTTCTTGGCTTCAATTTGAAGAAGCTGTTAGATGATGTGATGCTTGTTAAGTTTGTTGATGAATCTACAGATGGTGCTGCTATTATTCGCAATGGGATTCATATCCCAACAAATGCTGATACAAGAGCATGGAGAATTGGTGAAGTCATTCTTGCTGGTCCTAACGTTAAGCATACAGTGATTGGCGATTTTGTTTGCTTTCCCAACAACCTGGGCATGCCTGTTGCAAACCTGGATGTTGATGGTTATGGCACCTTGAAAAAAGGTATCTTTTTGAATGAACAGCGCATATTTGGCATATGTTCTGTTAGACAAGAAAAAGATACTATTGCAGCTAACGTGTTAAAGAAGAAGAAATAACCTTCATGAAGGTATCCTTTTCAACACTAAAAACATTAGTGCTTACTAATGTTGTTGAAATAAAGTTTGCGCGCAAGAGACCCAAGGCAGGATTTCCACCCACCAGAAGAATGCTTTGCACAAACAGCTTCCCTCTGTTAAATAGCCCGGAAGGTAGATTGGCCCTCAACTTCAAGCCTGCAAAAACAGTGCCCAAGTTTAATATGGTGGAAAGAAATGTTTTAATTGTGTGGGATATCTTTATGCAAAATTTCAGGTGTATAAACATGAGTGCTTGTAATTTAATTTCTGTTATTCCAGCCAATAAAGAATTCTGGAAATATTTCAACCAAAAGCTAGCCAGGCTTTCTGTACAACAAAAAATGGTATTCATGAACAAATGATTTCTCCTGAAATAGTAGAAGCGGAAATTGTTAAAAATTTACAAAAAAAAGTAGATTTTATTCTTGAGAATAAAACTCTCAAGACAGGAAAAATTCTTTTATTTTCAGTAAAAGATTTTTATTGCACATTCTTATTGGATGTAGAGCACAAGAAGAAGAAGATTTTGTATGAAATTCCTTATCCGTATAACTTTGAAAAAGTTAATACAGGTTTCATCTTTGACTATACACTTGAGACATTCTTTAAAAACAACTCTCATATTGAAGATAATATAAGCATCTTCCGCGGCTCAAAAACTTCTAAAATTTTCAATAAGAAACTATTATTAAAAATTTATATATAATCCGTGTTTGTAGTATATAATTAACTTGTGTTCAGTCGCTATTTAAATCATTTTCCAAAAGAATATAGTCCCTCTCCACAGCAAATTAAGCTCATTAAGAGTGTGGAGAATGCTTTTAATAAGGGAAAAAAATTTGTAATTGCTTGTGCACCTACTGGATCTGGAAAAAGCTTTCTTTCCAAAACTATATCCGGACTTGGTCAAAAGCCTTCTGCAGAATTCATCAATCTGATCAAAAGCTACAGCGCCTATAAACAAGACTATACTGGTAACTATATAAGTGAGGTTGAATGCATGTCACAGCCCCCCTTTGGTACATTTGCTCTAACTATCACCAAGTCTTTACAAGATCAATATCTCTCACTATTTCCTGACACTGATCTTTTGAAAGGTAAGACAAATTACATTTGTGATGTGGATCCAAATTTTGATGTGGAAACTGCACCTTGTTTGTTTGTGAGCTCTTTGAAAGATGACTGCTGTAAAGCAAATAGATGCCCCTATTATAATGCAAGAAATACAGCTTTACTTTCTCCCTTTGCAGCACTTAACTACAAAATGTTTCTTGCGCTTCCAAGACATCTGAAACGCAAAAACTTTATCATATGTGATGAGGCAAGTGAACTTGAAGATGAGCTTGTTAGACAATTCTCTGCAGAAATTAATTACGAACGTCTTAAAAATTATGGCATAAATTACAGGATACTCACCACAGAGAGTTATGACAAAGCAAGAGCATGGATAAGTGATCTGCTCTTATGTGTGAGTGAAAAGATTAATGCACTGTCAACAAAAGCCATCAAAAAGCAAAATGTATTCTCACAACCTGACAGAATCAAACTTCTATATCTCAAGAATCTGTCAAACTCTCTTCTCATGGTTGATACATTATGGACAGATTGTGAATTTATAATTGACAGAGATTCCAAGCGAGCAGTCTTTACTCCATTAAAGATTAACAGGCTTTCAAAGAACATCTTTGACCATGGGGACAATATCTTGCTCATGTCTGCTACAATTATTGATCATAAGAATTTTGCCAAGACACTTGGCATAACAGATTATGAATATGTGGAAGTTGAGAGTGAGTTTAGTCCCGATAAATCTCCCATCTATGTAACATCAAAAAACAAATTGAACTATAAGAACTATAGAGTGCTCTTACCTGAGATAGCTGATCAAATAAAAACAATCATAGAACACCACAAGAATGATAAAGGCATCATTCATACTCATAGCCAAGAGATCACCAACATATTGAGAGACAAGCTTAGAGGAAATAAAAGGTTTCTTTTCAGAGATGAAACGTCAAATAATGAGGCAATTCTCAAGGAACATTATAATACTGATTTTCCTACTATTCTCATGTCACCGTCTCTTTCTTATGGTGTTGATCTTAAAGATGATCTGGCAAGATTTCAGATTATTGTAAAACTGCCATTTCCACCGCTTTCTGTTAAACGTATCAAGAAAATGTTTGATTTGGACAAAGATTGGTATGAGAACAAGATGCTGAATACTCTTGTGCAAGCATGCGGAAGAGCCACAAGAAGTAAAAATGATTTCTCTACTACCTATATCCTTGATGGCAATATTGTTAACACTCTCAAAAGAACACGCTCAAAACTACCTCAATCATTTATAGATAGGATAGTTTAATAAATAATTGAGTGAGAAACATCACATTTCACTTTGAAATAAAAGATCTTATAACTCAGTTTGTTACTGCGTTTGATAATATTATCATAAAACGGTATGATAGTAACAGAGTACCACAGAATTTACTGCAAGTGCGATATGTTTACTCTCCCAAACAAAGAGTAATGTATGACCTGGTTAACAAAGCACAAAACCTAACAGTGCCTGTTGTGGCTGTAAACATCACAAGTGTGAGCAGAGATGAGACCCGGGTTTTCAATAAATTAAATGGCTTTTATTTTTCAAAAGGCACTTCTGATACCAGTGCAAAAAGCAAGAGTACTTTTGTTGCTTCACCAATACCAGTCAACATTGGCATAAACATGTCCATATTAACCAAGTTTCAATCTGACATGGATCAAATCATAAGCAACTTTGTTCCATACAACAATCCTTACATCATCATATCTTGGAAAGTGCCTCAAGATTTGGCTGCAGAAGGCTTGTCACCTCTGCAAGAAATTCGTAGTGAAGTTCTTTGGGATGGTAACATTGCTCTCAGCTACCCAACAGACATTAATGCATCTGACAAATATCGTATTGCAGGAGACACAACATTCATTATCAAGGGATGGCTGTTTCAAGCTTCAAAGGATAGTGTAAGCAATATATTCTATGTTGATGCTAATTTTTATAATAGTAGAATCATTTCTAATTATGAGACCTTAAGCTCCATAGATTATGCAGCTTCACCTTCTGGTGAAATTATATCAACAACTGAGACAGTAAGTGTGTCAGGATTCCCTCAAATAACAAACATTGATTACCAGCTCTAAAATGAATATTATAACTGTAGCTTCAGGGTTAACTGCCAGTATTGCTTTTGAGGGGTATTTTTATGATAAACTGAATGCTGTCTATTTGAGCGCTTCAAATGCTTCTGCATTCCCATATGTAAGCGCAGTAAATCTCTTTCCATCCAACACTGCTCTTGCTACTGCATTTCCACCATTCTCCGGTTACCCGTGGCAAAATTATACTGTATTAAACAACAATAAACTGTTTGTATACTTCTACAATAACAGTAGTTCTTTATTTGACATCATATTAGTCAATAACGCAGGGTATTCAAAATTATCAAGCAGGAATTATCTGCTATCAAGCTAGATAACATATAGATCTTTTAATATTATAGTGTATCATAAATAATACTATATGGCAGACTCCAATCGTGAATCTACGTTCGGCAGGGACTTGATGAAGTTTGTCTCCTCTAAACTACCATATCAATCTGTGGATGTTGCATCAAAAGTTAATGCTCTTAATCCGAAATATGAACTCTTTTACAGTCAAGGCACCAAATATAACGATGCTCTGTCAAGACAATCCATCTCCAACACAACAACCTATTCAGAAGACTTGTATGCAAATGTTGTACAAAATAAAGACTTCCATGAATTCATGTATGCAAATATTCAGCCTGATAAAGGCAGAAGACTCATGGATTACAGGGTCATGGCTGCTTTTGCAGAAGTGGCAGATGCATTAGATGAAATATGCGATGAATTTATTAACAAAGATGAGAGCGGTGAAGTTGCAAAAGTACAGTTCAGAGATTGTGAACTTTCTGAACAACAAAAGAATGAAATAAGAAAAGAGTTTCAAAAGTATGTAGATTTTTTTGATCTAGAAAACAAAGGATGGGAATACTGCAGGCATCTTCTCATTGATGCTGAATTGTACTGGGAACACATTGTGCACAAAGATCACAAAGACAAGGGTGTATTAGGCATATTGCAAATACCTTCTGATACAATTGATCCTGTGTATCAAAATGTCCAGAACATGAACATCAAGGGTTATTTGTTACGCAAGCCTATTTATGATTCCAAGAACCCTGGAAAAATTGTTAAAACTGAAATGGTTCCAATGGATCTCAATCAAGTTACATATGTCAATTCTGGCATATGGAATGAATCAAAAACCATAAGACTGCCTTTCATTGAAAATTCTAGAAGAGCTTACAGACAATTATCTCTCATAGAAGATTCAATCGTTATTTACCGACTGGTCAGAGCACCAGAGCGTCTTGTTTTTAATGTTGATGTGGGCAACATGGCACCACCCAAAGCTGAAGCTTACCTGCGCAAGTTAATGACAAATTATTGGTCCAAGAGAACATATGATGCAGATCAAGGTGCTTCAGTACAGAAATTTAACCCACAGTCAATGCTGGATAGTTTTTGGTTTGCAAAACGTTCTGGTAGTGAAGGTACAACTGTTACCTCGCTGCCTGGTGGACAGAATCTCGGTGAGCTTACAGACTTGATGTACTTTGTCAAAAAACTTTACAAGAGCTTGAAGGTGCCAGTTAACAGACTTAATCCTGAAGATCAATACAATGATGGTGCAAATATTCTTAGAGAAGAATTAAAATTTGCTAGATTTGTTATCCGCTTGCAACAAAGATTTGCTGCTGGCATTACCCCAGGATTCATTACACACCTCAAGTTGAAAGGCATTTTTGACAAGATTAAGCTAAAAGAATCAAATATAGATATTAATTTCAATGTACCTACAAACTTCTATGAGATAAGAGAGAATCAAAAATTCCAACTCAAGTTTGAAAACTTTAATAATATTACACAGAGTGATCTTGTTTCCAAGACATATGCACAAAAGAAATATCTTGGATGGCATGACAGTGACGTCATGGCCAATAGAGAGTTTCTTAGAAAAGATAAAGAACTTCTCTGGGAGCTTGCTCAAATTGAAAATGCTGGTCCAAATTGGAGAGAAGGCGGTGAAACTGTGCCCGGTGGTGAAGCTGGTGGCGGAGGAGCAGCTGGTGGTGCATCCATGGCTGCTGGGACACCACCTGCATTTGGCCCTGCTCCTGAAACACCTGAAGCTGGTGGTGCAGAAGGTGAAGGTGCTGGTGAAACAGGTACAGCAGCTGCAGCTCCTGAAACATCTGCTGGTGGTGGTGGGTCTTCTGCATTGCCCACATAAATAATTAAATGGCATGCACAGAGATAACCCCGGTTTCTGCTTTTCAGAGTACTAATCTCAATAGTAAGATTGCTTCATTCTCACGTCTAAGCGAACGCGTTATGAGGTCTCTTGGAGCTCCTCTGGTCAATGTAGAAATACATCATGATCAACTGTTTGAAAATATTAGTCTTGCTTGTGAAATGTTTACTAAATTTGCAGGGTACACAGAAGAATATCTTATTTTTAATTCTGACCTTTATGTTGATAACAAAGGTCTCAAGTTAGACGAGCTCTTCAGCATCACACCCTACTTTAACAAAGTCATTAACCCTGCAAAACCTACAGTTTATGCTGCAACTTCTTCCATCCCTGGAACAGCGTTCAGCACATCCTACCTGCTGTCAACAACATATGTTGACGGTATTTTCAAAAATCAAATTCTCACATCAACTAATTATTTGAGTGTTATAAATTTTGATGCTACACTTTCTGGTTATTTCCTGGCTTCATCCAACAGCAACAAAGAACAAATTGTCAACAGCTTTGATTATGATATCATGGATTACAGGAAAGTCATGGACATAGTAGACTTTGAAGAAGGCACTAGCACAGGTATTAATACTCTGTTCACCATTGAGCAAACTCTTGCTCAACAAACATATTTTAGCTACGCCATGGGTAATTATGGCTTTGATTTAATCAGCTGGTATGTTCTTAAGAACTGGCTGAAAGATCGTGAGAAGATGTTAGCACAGAGAAGACATTTAACATTTGATGACAGAACACAATACATGGTCATGTTTCCCCCGCCCAGAACACCAGGCTCAGGATCTCAATTCTGGGGAATAGTTAAATGTTATGTGGAAAGAGCATTGAGAGACATCATCAAAGAGCCTTGGGTGTATCAATATGCTCTTGCATTGAGTAAAATAACCGTTGGCAACATACGTGGTAAATATCAAGGCACAAGTCTTTTCGGGGGAGGTCAAATCAATGGCACAGATCTTCTCTCGCAAGGCTTGGCTGAAAAAGAAAAACTTGAGACTGCTCTGCAAGAAGGGCCCCCAGGGTTCGGTGATGCTGATCCACCCATGTTTTTTGTAGGATAAAATGCTACCTCTCAGAAAAGATGACAAGTACAGGCAAGGGGTGTTTAAACCAAAAAACGCATCAAAATACATTGGTAAAACACATCCAGTCTACAGATCAGGATGGGAATTAAAATTCTTTAGATGGTGTGATGATAACGATAACATACTGGAGTGGGCCAGTGAAGCAATTATTATACCATATACAAATCCTGTGGACGGCAAAGTGCATAGATACTACACAGATGGCGTAATAGTTATTAAAGAGGGTGAAACAAGAGCAAGGTACATAATTGAAATTAAACCATCAAGTCAGCTCAAAGTGCCAGTCAGAGGGAAAAAGCGGCAACAAACTGTTTTATATGAGAATCTTAGGTACATCCAGAACCAATCCAAATGGAAAGCTGCTAAAACATGGTGCGACAAACATGGTTATAAATTCTTAATCTTGACTGAAAAGGAACTAGGACTAAGTAAAAAGTAACAGAAAGATATAAATAATAATATGGCGCTTCGTCTAATAGTTGAAACCCCTCAAGATAATTCTGACTTCGAGTATATCTATGAGGAGAAAAATCACAAAGAACTTTCAAAGCTTTTTATCTCCGGACCTTACATGATGTGTGAAACAGTCAATAAGAACAAGCGCATTTACTCAAGAGATGACATGGAGAGAGAGGTGGGCCGTTATGTGGGTGAAATGGTTAATACAAAGAGAGCCATGGGTGAACTCAACCACCCTGAGAGTGCTGATGTTAATCTGGCCAATGCATGTCACCTTGTTACATCTTTAAAGATGAATGATAATTTTGTTGTTGGCAGATCACAAGTTCTCTCCACACCCTCAGGCAAGATTGTTGAATGTCTCATTAAGGATGGTGTCAAGGTTGGAATGTCTTCCCGTGCACTTGGCGAGCTCAAGGAAGAGAATGGTGTTAACAAGGTCAATAACATGCGGTTGATTGCAGTTGACTGTGTTGCCGACCCATCGTGTCCAAAAGCTTTTGTTAATGGTATTCTGGAATCTAAGGAATATGTTCTCAAGGACAATGGAGAGCTTCAGGAATTTTATGATAAATTTGAAAAGTCAATTTCTAAATTACCTAAACATGATGTGGAGAGCTTCCTAAAGGAACAATTCATTAATTTCATAAGAAAAATCAAATAAATAGATAAATATCATTATGAGCGACAAAAATAACAATAAAGGCGTAGAACAAAACATTCTTGCATTTATTAAGAACATTTCTCAAAAAAATTACTCTGAAGCAAATAAATACTTACAAGAGGTACTTGATTCTAAATTAAAGAATAGAATTAAAACATCCTCAGAGAATAAATTATATTAACATGAGCACAATCATAGACGTACTAAAAGAAGCAACAAAAGACATTCTTTCTGAAGAAACATTGAAAGATATTGAGACAGTATTTAACACCTCAGTAAATGAGAAAGTTGAATTGCATGTAAATAAAGCCTTAACAGAGCAGGATGCAGATTATGCTTCTAAGCTAGAAAAGCTTGTTGAAGCCATTGATAGTGATCATACTGACAAGCTCAAGAAAGTCGTTGAAGCAATTGATGCAGATCGTGCAAACAAGCTCAAAGCTGTTGTTGAAAAGTATGAAAACGCTCTCAAGAATGAAGCTAGCAAGTTCAAAGGAACACTAGTAAATAACATTTCCAAATATCTAGAACTTTATCTAGATGAAAAACTACCTGTTACAGCTGTTAATGAAGCTGTAAAAAACAAGAAAGCTCAAAATGTTCTTGAAGGTATCAGAAAAACTCTCGCCGTTGACATGGCATTCTCCAAAGATAGCATCAAGGAAGCCGTTGTTGAAGGTAAGAACAGACTCGATGAAGCTGCAAAGCAGCTTGAAGCCTCCAATGCGAAAGCAACAGCTCTTGAAAAAGAGCTAACAAAATTAAAGGCAGAACTTACTCTTGAACAAAAAGTTCAAGGATTAGATGAAGAAAGAAAAACATACGTAAAAAAGATGTTTTCTGGAAAATCTGACAAGTTCATAGCTGAAAATTTTGACTACGCAGTGGGGCTTTATGAGAAGTCAGAAGAAGAACAAGTTGATTCCCTAAAAGAGGAAGCAGTAAATGATGCTGTTTCTGCCAAAGTGGATCGTCCTGTTATTGCAGAGTCTGTAGCCAGGCCAGTTAATGAAGACCCTGCCTTCAATAATTACCTATCTGAATTAGGTAAGTACTAATTTCTCTGAGGCATTAAGCCTGAACAGAAACAATAAGGTCGACAATTTACAAAGGAAATACATATTATTATGTCAAAATCTATTCGTCCTTCGCAGTCTTACATCAGTGAAGATCGCGCTAAACTATTAACAGAGAAGTGGGCTCCAGTATTGGATTACACATCTGCTAATGTTGCAGCAATCGAAGACGACCATACTCGCTTAAACACTGCTATCCTCTTGGAAAACCAAGAGAAGTGGTGCATGGAAGCTAACACTGCCGGTCCTGGTTCCACTCTTGGTTCTTGGACAGATGTTGGGAATCAGTTCCCTTCACAAAACGACAGCGGTTACGCCCCAGGTGATTACCGTCTTCCAAAGATCCTCATTCCGATGATTAGACGTACCTTCCCTGAGTTGATCACTAACGAAATCGTTGGTGTTCAGCCCATGAGTGGTCCAGTTGGTCTTGCCTTCGCCCTCCGTTATAAATACGAAGGTGCCGCTCTTGGCTCACAGATCAACAGTGGTGACGCAGCTCCTAACGTCAGTGGTCCCGTTGGTGGTCCTCAGTCCCAGTCTGATGGTGCAGAACTCGGTTATCAGTATCTAGATTCTAGATTCACTGGTACCTCTGCTTCCAATCTTTCTGGAAATGCAGACTTCTCAATGGTTGCTAGTGATCAGGGTGTTGCTCAGTTGCTTGCCAACTTTGAGCTCACATCCAAGATCCCTCAGATCGTAGTTAGCTTCGAAAAGACAGCCGTTGAGGCTGGTACTCGTAGGCTCGCTGCCCGCTGGTCCGTTGAACTCGAGCAGGATTTGAAGAACATGAACGGTATTGATATCGACACTGAGCTCACAAACGCTATGTCTTATGAGCTACAGGCCGAAATCGATCGTGAAATGATCATCAGAATGATCCAGACAGCTCTTAACGGTGGCTTCGGCCGCGGTTATTCTATCTGGTCTCCTGCTTCAGCAGATGGCCGTTGGTTGGTTGAACGTAACCGTGACTTCTATCAGAGACTCATCATCGAAGCTAATCGTATTGCCGTTCGTAATCGCCGTGGTAGCGCCAACTTTGTTGTTGCTACTCCTCGCGTTTGCGCAATCTTGGAAATGCTCCCTGAATTTCAGTGGGTACCAGTCCAGGGTAACGTTAATACCCAGCCCGTCGGAGTCGCTAAGGTTGGTACACTCGCTGGTAGATTCAATGTATATCGTGACACACGTACAGAGGCACAATTTGAAGCCGCTGGTGGTGGAAACTACGCCGGAAACGCCGCAGCTCCCGTCACCCGTAATGCTCGTCTTGAGTACGCCCTATTGGGCTACAAGGGACCAGAGTTTTACGACACTGGTATCATCTATTGCCCATACATCCCTGTCATGGTACAAAGAACAATTGGACCCAATGATTTCGCTCCCCGTGTTGGTCTCTTGACCCGCTACGGTGTTGTCGATAACATCTTTGGTGCCAACTTGTACTACCACGTTATCATCCTGCAGGGTCTCGGCACTGCGTTCCAGCCTGGATTGCAGTCTGTTTACTTCTAAAAAAAGTAGACAGAGATCATAAAAGAAAGCAATTTCACCTAGTCAGTCCTAGGAAATTTAAAAAAGGGCCTCTTGCGGGGCCCTTTTTTTTTTGTTAAATTATAAAAATAAAGACACAAGAGAATAAATATTTGTATGGCCTTACTAACATCTTCACTGTCTTCACAAGCTACTAACACTAGCACATACAACCCAGTTAACTCTGCTTTCACAGGCACAGTGACTGTTTCTGGTCAAATTGATCCTAGATTCAATGGTTCTTTATCTGGTAGCAGCTATGCTTTTAGCGGAACGTTTAGTTACAGTGTAACAGGTGCTGCAGGTAGCACATTGACTGCTGGTGCAAATCAGTTGGTATTAACCATTCCTTTTGCTGGTGGTTCAAATGTAGCTTATGGTGCTTTGCAAGGTAATAGCGTATACTTCCCTGGTTCAAGTGCTGCAAACATTGTTGTAGGTTTCAGTGCACCTTTAAACAACACCACAATAAGTGTTTCAGCAAATAGAGCTGCAGCATCTCTTCCATCTAGTAATGGATTTGTTAATCAAATTGATGTGCCTTATAAGACTACCAGTACTGATACAGCTCTAGGTGCTAATAACGTCACCTTCCGTACTGTGGGTGACTTCTTGAGACTCTGGAGTCTCAACGGTTAATTATTGTCTAACTGTTTTAGTAAAGTACTTCCGCTCATCCCACAAGGCGCTGTTCTGTTTGAGTAATTCCTGACTGCTGGCCCTGATAGGATTGATGTCAATACCACCGCGCCTCACATACAAGCAAGCCACCATCAATTCCTCTGGCTTGACCAAGTCATATAAACGCTTGTAAATGGTCTCACAAATTTCTTCATGGAAATGACATTCATCCCTAAATGAGACTATGTATTGCAGCAAAGAAGTCTGATTGAGTTCATAAGGTCCTTTGTAATGAATATAAACATCCCCCCAATCTGGTTGGGATGTGACCCTGCAATTACTCTTTAACAGGGCTGAATGATATCTCTGCACGCGACTTGTAGTCCCATTCACCCAACTAATCAGAGAGGGATCTTCATTATAACCTCTGGACTTGATGGTCGTTACATCAATATAATTCTCCATGGTGGGGTAGTGACGAGTGGCAAACAACGGTGGGTAGTAGATTGAGTCATCAATTGCTTGAGTGAGTTGCACAGACACCCGAACATCTGTTTCAAGTAACTTGGACAAATCAGATTGCATGACTGCTTCAAGTTGCTGCAATACCCTTACAATATTACCTTGATACGTTTCCATGTTAAACGAATTCATGTACAGTTTTATGGACTTGGACTCCACAATGTACTTGTTAGTGGCAGGATAAACAACCTTAGCAATAGCAGCAATGGGCATTCCTTCGTTTGTTAGGCAAGATACTTCATAAGCATTCCAGGTATCATATCCACAGAAAGGAGGATTTTCATCACTAATGCCCAGATGCTTTCTGTTGTTAGCTCTGGGCTCGCGAACCAAGAGCGAGGGGTCATAGGTGCACTTGTACCCTGTTATTCTGCCAAGATGCTTTGATATGTTACTGTTATCTAATTCCGTGTTCATTAAGTTTTATTTTAATAGCTTCCATGCGTTCTTCCACTGTTCCTTTTAAAATAGTTACCTTGCCCTTTAATCTTTCATCTTTAAGCCAGCAATTTTCATACGAATCAATAATTGCATCTCTAAATTCTTTATTTGTACTTCTCTCGCCATCATCCACCAAGGAAACATCATGAGGGCTTGGATAAAAAATATGATCATATCTATGAATATGATTCACATAATACATCAAACCAAGACTATTGGACACAGGAAAATCTTTTAACCTATTATAGGCAAAGTAGCTTGTATAAATCATACCATCCATTATGCATCTATCATGCAGGGCACCTTCAAACTTGCTCAGCTTGTAATTGAACATCAAGTTCTCAAATTCTTTATTTAATATTAGAGTTTGAGTCACATCATTTGCACCTGACTCATTGATATCAATCCCATACTCACGGCTAATTAATCTTGTGACCTCATCCACATACCATAGCTTAGAACCATAAAATTTCTTGCACTCTTTGAGCAGAGTAGTTTTACCAGAAGACTGAGGGCCTGTGAAGGTGAACATCATTTGCGTATGTTCCTAGTATAATTGACTTCAATGTCATGTACAAGCTTTTTTAATGAACTTATTTCCTTCAGAAGTAAATGATTTTCCTTTTTGGCCAATTCAAGCTTGTTTTGAAGCTCAACAATTTCATTATTATCTACTTTGCGCAACCACTTCATTATAAACATGCTATTTGCCCCATTTGCTGTTGTATACAATTTCGGCAATAATGCAATATACTGCTGAGTCCTTGAATGCATCCATGACTGGCTCATTTGCAGTTTGAAAGGTTTGCTTTTTAAGCACAAGATTTATAAGGCGCTGTATTTTGTCATTGAGTCTCACAACTGTGGCAGAAATTGCAGCAAAACGATCTTCCTTTTTATTTAAATCCGATCCAAGAGATATATTACCAGGACCGTAGTCGAACTGCTTTTTGCAGAACATTTCATAATGTTCGTTTTGTATTCTTTTGAACTCCTTCACAGTTTCAGGAAAGTTCTTTTCCACATATTCAATAACATCTTCTTTATTCACAATCGTACCCCATAATGAACTGTATTTAAATTCAACGCACCAAGATTGCAACCCCCTGCATAGCTAATGGCACTCTGCAAGTCTTGTTTAATTTCTGCAAGTTTTTCAACATATGTAACAGTATCAGTCTCCATTAATTTCATAGTACCTTCAATATTTTTCTTTTCAATTTTATTATGCACGCTGGCAGAGCCAAAGTATTGCTTGAATCGTCTGCCATTTGCATCCTTAACTAATGGTGCAGGGCTGTCTGCACATGCAGCAAATATGGAACCGCACATCACCATGGTTGCTCCTGCCACAAGAGCTTTTACAATGTCTCCATTGCAGCGTACACCTCCATCAGCAATGACAGGTATTCCTCTGTCCTTGGCACACTCCACGATGCAACTAAACATGGGATAAGTAAACCCAGTCTTGTCTTTTGTTGTGCAAGCATAACCACCACCAATGCCCACCTTCACAGCATCTGCACCAGCACTATGCAAATATTCCACCCCCTGAAAGGTTGCAACATTCCCAGCGATAACTTTTGTGTATGGTAATTTGTTTTTGATATGAATAATTTGATCTGCTACTTTGGAATGATGACCATGGGCCACATCTATGGTTATAAAATCAACACGCAGCTGACGAGCTGCTAATTCTGTAATTATATTTGCATCTTTAGGCTGTATGCCCACACTGATGGAAATCGTCTTGAATTCACCCATCCAAGCTTTGTTATTAGCCTCTTCAACGAATTGCATGATATCAATGCCAAACCGGTGCATAATGTAGAAATAATTTTCAAAATCTAGCATCTTGCAAACATCATAATCAATGCAGCATTTCATGTTGGCAGGTACCACAGGCAATGCAAAAGTTTTACCGCAAAACATTACGTCTGTGTCTATTTCAGATCTAGTTTGAACAGAGTTAAAGTTTGGCTTGAGAAAGATATTCTCATAGTGTAAGGATATGTCCATATTACTGTTCGAGGATTTTAAATGCGGTAAAGAAACTCTTCCAGAGGTCTAATGCTGTCACACGCAAAGCACCATGCACTTCATTTAATGTTTTGTTTTTTATATCTATGCCCTGGCTCATTAATATTTCTCCTTCATCCACCCCTGGTGTAACTCTGTGAATAACACAGCCTGCCACATCATATCCTTCTGTAAAAGCTCTCTGTTGTGGATTAAACCCCTTCAATGAGGGGAATTTATCAATGAGCCCTGGGTGTAAATTGTAGATTTCATATTTTTCACATATTTGTTTGGGAATAATTCTCAGATACCCATGCAATGTGACAATTGGATTGTCATACCTGGACAGAACATTCTCATAGTTTGTTACACTTGGTTTGGATGGCAGATGCTGCCAGCAGTGCATCATGTTGAGTTTGGTTGCTCTGAAAGTGGTTAGCTCAACAAGCTTTGGATTAACACCATCATTATTGTGCTTGTTATGCACAACACAATCTGGGTAGACACCCAGTGCATTACTGAGATCATATATCTCAGTGCCAGTTTGAGAAAAAAAAGTTATCCAGGGTCTCATCTGCGAATGATCTTCTTAAACATTGTAGTGTTATACTTCACCAATGCAAGCTGATCATCTGTAAAATTGTGAGTAATGAGGTCAGCTAATTTTGTTGATGGCTTGCTATCCAGTCCATAGTCTGCATCATACTTCAATCCATGAATAGCAGCAACAATGGGATTACTGGTGTCACAACTAACAATATTGTGAACATTTTTATCCACATAATGTCTAAACTCCCTGGCCAAGGAACAACCGAGCAGATGATGAGGCTTGTTCCAATTCCATACACCTGTGCTTATCAAGTCCTGAATAAAGCGCTGACGACCTGAACACCATCTGTCAAGAGGGCTGCTGCCCTCGCCAGTGATCTGATAATAACTAAAATCAAAACTTATTGCGATCATGTCTGCATTATCAGACATGAACTTGTAGCACTCTTTGAGCTCATGCCAGTTCCTGCCCTGTACTGCACCAATGGCTTTTGTTTGAAATGTATTTCTGATGTTATCTCTCTTGTCGCTAAACTCCCTGAAGCTCTGCACAGTGCCATGCATGTCTTCCAGCACATCAGGTACAATGTACATGTTTGGCTCAATATCCAGTACAGACTTGTAAAATTCTGCAGGATCAAAAGCTTTGCCAAGCTCGAATATGGAGTTGTCCAGCAACACCTCTCTGTTGTACAGCGTTCTACTGAATTTATAGAAATTGTAATAAGCTAATTGTTCAGGTGCACCTGCATTTTGATGCAACAAATGCACCAAGCAGTAATCAAAATCATTGTATTCTTTAGAATAATCAAGTATAGATACAGGAGACTCATGAGATACTTTCATTAGCATACATTAATACTAAATGTAAATACTAATATATCAAGATGAAAACCCCTTTATATCAAGGAAATTATTTGGGCATTGTGGTGCAGAATAATGATCCCTTAAAAAGAGGCAGAGTTAAAGTATTTGTTCCACATGTGTCCCCTACTGTATATAAAGGCTGGAATGATATAGTTAGAGATAAGAAATTTAAATTTGTTGGGGTTAATACATACAGTGATTTGACTAATGTTGTTGAGGATCTGAAAAAAATCTTACCTTGGGCAGAATGTGCAGCTCCATTGGCAGGGGAAAGTTCATCTGGCAGATACAGTATCTATAAAAACACTGGAACCATAAGTGATAGCAACAGACTTGATACAACAGTATCAAATGTTTCTTCTTGTGAGATAAATCCTAAAATACTCACAAAGTATACACAAAATCTAGATAAAATTGGTGAAAAGCCTGCCAACCTGTATGACACATATGCATATAAAATTAATGATGCTTTTACTACACCTGAAGAAACAAATGTCAATAATGTAAACAAGTACAGCTATAACTACACCCCTGAAGCTTACAGTAATAGCGCCAAGGGAGCTTTTGCTGTCCCCTCTGTTGGTTCTCACCTTTGGGTTTTCTTTGCAGGTGGTGAGGCCTTGAAGCCTGTTTACTTTGCTACATCTTTTGGTGTTGAAGACTGGAATAGCATATATCAGCAAAGTGCAGATACAGAAAATTCTGACCCTGGTACTGATTATCCTGGTGAATATGAAAATAAGAGGCTCAAGAATGAGGATAATTATTCACCAAATATTGAAACATACAGAAACAAATATGTAATAAATCAAAAAGGTGGTACACTCTCTTTCGTCAATACTGACAACAGAGAGACATTAAAGCTTACACACTTCTCTGGATCGTTCAAAGAATTTAATAATTTTACAAACATTGAATTAGCATCCAAGAACGATCAAAAGCTTGTTCTTGAAGACTCTTTTTTAACTATTAGAGGAGATAGAAATGAATACACACAGAGGGATTATGATAATGTCATCAAGGGCAATTTGTACAAAAAAATTGGCAACTTGAAGCAAGACCTTGCTCAACAATGGAAAGACATAGTAAACGAGCTTTCCAACATTAAACAGCTTTTTGAAATAAAAAGAGCAAGAAAGATCACAAATGCTGTACTAAGATACACATCTACAAAACAAACACTGGAGGGCAATTATGCACCATGCCCCGTGTGCAGTTCAGATAAAGATACATATTACACATATAATAACTCTTATGCAAATGCTGCAATGGGATTTTTAAATTCTGTATTTCCTTCAACAGCAGATCAGTCTGGTGATTATACTTTCTCCAAAACAATTTCCATTCAAGGCCTTTTGAACACCATATCTTTTCCTGGCATCTTGGGAAGTCCCATTGTCACAACTGCCATAGGCTCTCTCGGTGGTGGTGTTTTAGGTGGCGGTACCCGCAATGCCAATGGACAGATTTTTGGTGATGCATGCCCTGCTTGTGGTGGATCTGGCATATCACCTTCCTCACAAGATGGTGTATGGAACAAAGAAGACAAAAAAGAACAAATGCAAAGTTTCTTTAATAGAAACTTAAAAAAGCTTGCTGACATTGAAGAGCAGCTTGGCACAGGTGGCAGTGAGATAATAGAAATTACCAAGCACAAAATTGAAACAATTGGCACTGTGATGAATGATTTTGCTTCCATTAGACTGGACGATGTGGGTAAGATGGATCTGTCAGAAGTAAGAATAGCAAAATATGGAACATTTTACAACAGAACACCTTCACCAGTTATTGAATACGTGAATGTGGATGATCTGCCAGGTGGTAATTACACCTTAAATGTAAGCAACAGGTACAACATTCTAGTAGGTGCAGGTGGATTGAATCTGAAATCTTTTGGCCCTGTTAACATGTCTGGTACCATTACCAATGTCACAGGTGATCAATTGAATCTTGCCAGTGGCAATGAAGTTAACATTGATGGTGGCAAGAGATTGTCTGTTATTGCAGATATCATTTCCATAAGACAGAGAAACAAGCAGCAAGTGTTAATTGATAGCTCTCTGGGTGTTTCTAGAAATCTAATAGTAGCAGGTGGTGCTTACATAGATGGTGAATTGTTTGTTAACCATGTTACTGCTCCTGTGGAATATCAGCAAACAGAAGGCAAAGTTATCTGGGGGGCAGCTGCAACTGACCCAACAAACAGCTTGGGTAAAATCATAGGGTTTGGTGTACCCATGTCTAATTTCCCAGTAAGAGCAGGTACCAAATTTGAGCCTATACTAGGAGGTGTGTCAGGGCCACCGTATGTAGGATTCACAGATGCACAATTGCCATGTGGGAGATTAAAAAAAGGGGAGTTTATTGGATACATTCCGGGAGATGGAGCCACATTTATAGGATACATCCAAGCAGGGACACTGCTTGGAGTAAATGCCGGGGGCCCTGTTAATGCTGCAGGTCCTTTACCTGTTTACGCATCACAGACAGGTGCACCAGCGATAGGACCTGGAGCAGGAGATGTTAAGCTGTATGCATCCAGTACTGGAAATGCGCTTGGTTTCGATACACCGGTATATGGATCTGGGTTTGGCTCCTATCTTGGACCACTAGGTCCTATAGGTGGTACAGGCGCTCCAGGTGTTGGGTGCATCAAAGGTGCTGATACAGGATTCGGTGGCATGGCTGCAGATGCAATGACTATTGTAGTGTATGGCACAGGTCGGGATAATGATTCAATCTTCATACCTGAACACAGTCACATGTTCAAGAATTTACCGCTCAATCTGGTTGATACAAATGCTGATGTCAGAGAAGCAGCAAAAGTTATGCACAGTGGACCAGCAATACCCCCTGCACCAATCAATAATAGTAAAAAGTAATTAAGCTTTGTTTTTTTTGTGGAAAACCCAATCTAATAAAGCTCTCTCAAACCCCACATCTTTTCCTTCTTTTTCACTCATGTACCATTTATTTTTAAGGACATGCTCTCTTTCCTCTCGAAATCTCTTGTAAAGACTAGAGTGCTCAACAAATGTCCCTGACAATGTATTCATATCCTATCTATTGATATTTAATAAATCCAAAATGGATTTTATCTTGTTATCATGCATATTCTTCTTTATTAACCAGGGATGATCTGCAGATGGAGCGACCATAAAAGATTTCATATCTTTCCTATAATATTGAACCAGGTCTCCTGTGTCAATATCCAGATGCACAATAATGTCTGATATTTTTTTCTTCGCCCAAAGCCAACCTGAAGCTTTGTTATCAATATAAAAGCTTCCCAATTTTAAATTAGCTTTGACGTCAACTGTGTAAGTTCTAGGCCATTTATTATTCTTGATACTAAAGTCAGCACCAGCTGCTTGATCTGTTTTGCTTGATTGATTCCAAGACACACTGTCATATCTTTTCACAGCAAAGTCATAATAGAGACGTTCACCTTGGTCGCCTTTAATACCAGAAGCCCCATACTTCTCGCCTGCAGTATCATACCACATAGCCACAGTATAAAGGAACAATAAAAATAAAGCAAGCATTTTTATACCAGTAGCAGACGTTATCTGCTCCCACCACCCACCCCTGATATAAATACTCCTTCAGAATTTATTTATATTGGAGCAAGTAACTTTTTTTGCAAATTCTCTAAAATAACTGCACCTTCATCTGTGAGGCTTGCTTTGAGTTTTTCTAGCTTTTTTGCAGCAACATCACGCCGTACTGTCTTGAGTATAGGATAGGAAACTTCAAATGTTAATTCATCTTGAGTAACAATAGCTAGTAACCCCAACTCTTCTTCAGAAAGCTCCTTCAAAGCATAATCAAAAATCATAGCTTGATATCTTCAAAAACATCTTCTGTTATATTGGTATCTCGAGCACCAATCTTATAAGCACCAATTTCAGTTTCCTGGGGAGCCACTTGCACCTTGCTGCTATCCAAGTAGGTGTCTAACCAACCAGAAATTGGATTTGACTTTTCGTTAAAAATCTTCTTATATCCCAAAGAGCGCAATCGATTATCACAAAGCCACTTAGCATAACCACCAAGAACCTCAGCATTCAATCCTAACAAAGAGCCTTTGCTGAACAAATACTGAGCCCATTCAATCTCATTCTTTGCTGCCTGTTCATAGAAGGCATAAATCTTATCTTCATTCTTCTTCACTACACCTGTGAAGCCTTCTTTATCTTCATCTCTCAAGATTTTAATTAAATTTTGTGTAATTGCAAAGTGCTGCGATTCATCCCGTTGAATGAACTTAATAATTTTAGCGTTTCCCTCCATCTTACCTCTGTAGCCAAAGTAAAATGAACATGCAAATGATACATAAAACACAAGCCCCTCCATGCAGTTAATTGCAAGAATACAATCAAATATTTTTTCTTTCAAGTCCTTCTTATCGCTACTGCCAAGAATTTTGTCATAATTATTGCGAATTAATTCTGCTCTGCTTACAATTTCCTTATCCTCCATGATGCTATCAAAGAATGCTGATGCATCTGGATGCACATTGTTAAGAAGGTAGCTGTAGCTGTAGCTATGAATACCCTCAAAGCGCTGCCATGTATTCATGCATATCTCAAGCTCAGGATTACTAACATAATCTTTGAGTGAATGGATGGAGCGAGATAGCATGCTGTCACCCAAAGTCTGAAATTTTAAATTTGTATCAAAAACAAATCGTTCTTCTTTGGTAAGCTCTCTATAATCACTACGATCTTTTTGCAAAGATATTTCATGCGGCCACCAGAAAAACTCTTCTTGTTTTTTAAACAGCTCAAAGAATGCAGGATATTTGAAGCGATCATATCTCTGCAGATTCAGATCTTCACCAAAGAACAAAGGTTGCTTTGTATAGTCTACATTCTTAAGATTGAGCACAGATTTCATGATGGATATACTATTATATATTTATAGCTTGCAGGCTCCACTGGAACAATCTGTGTCTTTATTCATGGATTGTTCTCTGTCACCATCATCTGTGTTGTTGTAATATAAACTAATAAGACCTAAGCTATAAGCACTCATTATCTCCTTCATTACCTTGCTATCTGGCAGCACGTGATTCTCATAATGCCCATAGTTGTAATAGATGTTTGTTGATATGGCCATATCAAGGTATTTCTGAATAACAGCATTAACGTTAATAACACCTGTATTATCTTTAAGATTGTATGCTAGGTCATAATGCTCATCGTATTTACCTATACCAGGAACCAATACCGGCAGTTTACCCATCTTGGACATCTTGTATGTGATAAGTGATCTTACCGGTTCAACACCATTGGTAGAACATTGAATAACAGAGCTAGATTCACAAGGCATGCAGCTGGACAGTGTGGAATGGCGCAGACCATGCTTCTTGATGTCTTCACGCAAAGCTGACCAATCGTGGGTGAGTTTTCGCTTCACAATATCATCAACTTTTCTCTTGTAGGTATCAACAGGCAGAATACCTTTGGCATATTTTGTGTGTTCAAACTTCTCACATTTGCCTCTTTCTTTTGCCAGCTCCACACTGGCTTTCAGCAAATAATATTGAAAATGTTCCATCCACTCATCAACAAGCACAAGCGCATGTCTGGAGCTATATGCAACTCCATTCCTGGCTAAGAATGCTGCAAGGTTGGTAATTCCAATTCCAAGACTTCTGCGCTTCTTTGCAAAATTTTCTGCAGCTTTGTTAAAATAATCCTGCGCATCAATAATTTCATCCAAGAATCTTACCACCAAGTTGCATGTCTTCTCCAGGTCTTTCCAATCCTTGATCTCCAACATGTTGATGGCAGACAGAATGCACATGCCAATTTCTGCATCAGGATCATTAAAGTCTTTGAGAGGTATAGTGGGATGTATCACTTCTGTGCAAAGATTGCTCATGGTTACTTTGTCAAGCCATGCACCGTGTTCATTGGCAGTATCCACATTGAGAATGTAGATCCTACCAGTTTCTACTCTTTCCTTTACAATCAAAGAAAATAGATTGCGAGCAGATACTTTCTTTTTCATCTTTATCTTGCGATCTGCTTCACACTCTTCATACACTCTGTTGAACTTCGATGTGCCCCAAGCTTCAAATAAATGAGGCACCTCATGGGGGCTAAAAAGAGTCACATCCTCATTCTTGATGACACGGTCATAAAACATCTTGGACATGCCAACTGTGTAGTCCAACTTTCGAACTCTATTGTCATCTGTGCCTGCATTATTCTTGAGTACCACAATATCTTCTATCTCATAATGCCACCATTGAATATTAGCAGTAGCAGAACCACCTCTCAAGCCATTCTGTTGCCAGGCTTTAACTGATGCTTCAAATATTTTGAGAAAAGGAATTACACCTGTGTGTACAACTTCACCATTCCGGACTGGAGCTCCAAGTGCTCTAATTCTAGAAATGTCTATACCAATACCACATTTGTTTGCTGTGGCAATGGATACAGCTGTACTGGATGAAGTAATAGATTCTTTATTATCATCCACCCCAATCAAGCAACAACTGGCATAGCTTCTTGAATTGGTGCGCACACCTGCCATGATGGGTGTAGGCAAATTGATCTTATGCCTAGATACTGCGTTATAGAATTTTCTTACATATTCCAGGCGCGTCTCTTTGCTGTAATTAATAAAGGCATAAGCTGAGATTAGTATATAAGCAAATTGAGGTGTCTCATGAATTATGTCGGTGATTCTGTTTTTAATAAGATATTTGTCACACAGTTGCTTCAGACCAGCGTAGGTAAAGAGAAAATCTCTTTCATGGTCAATAAACTCTCCCATTTTGTTTATTTCATCTTCAGAATACTTCTCGAGAATTACAGGGTCATAAATCTTCTTCTTGAGACCATTGTGAATAACATCCAGAAGTCTTGGTGAATGCTTGCCACCCCAAACATCTTTCCGGAGTTGATAGTTAAGAAGCCGGCTGGCGACAAATTGATAATTTGGAGTTTCAAGGGTGATTAGGTTTGCAGCTGACTCAATAAGCACTTGATGTATTTCTTTTGAAGTGATATTATCAATCATATTGAGCTTTGCGTTGATCTCAATATTAGACAAGCTTACATCTGATATGCCTTCAATGGCCCAATTTATAACTTTATGAATTTTCTCAATATTAAATTTCTCTGCTTCACCATCACGTTTTTTTACAGAAATTTGAGAACTCATAACCATTAAATAATTTATTCATCACTCCAAGAGAATTGGAAGAAAGTTATAGAATAATTCATACATGAGTATAAATTATTTTTCCGCTAAATCAATGCACTCTTTTCAGTATCTCTGCAACTATTACAACACAGATGGATGTGAAGGAAGCCAATGTACCTGCCGCGATAGCTGTCTTGAAATCCCACTTTTTACTTGCAGCAACCTGCTCTTTGCTGAATTCAGTCTTGATTTGTGTACTCAAATTATTAAATCTTTCCATGACAACATCAGTAACATTTTTAAATTTTAAAGTTATCTCAGTATCAAGAGATTTAATTTTTTCATTCATGTGGTTTGACACATCCACTATTCTCAACTTTATTTCTTCATCTATTGAGTCAATTCCTTCTTGAACTGTTTTTAATTGTGTTTCCAGGTTTGCCAATTGTGTCATGACAGAAGGCTTGCCATTGCCTTGATATACAGTCTTGTACAAGAGTTCTACGTTTTTCTTTAAAGCTGTAATATGGCTAGGGTTAGATGACTTTTTCATGTTTTTATCTTACACTGAAAGTGTATTTAATTGTACCTCTGCTTAATGTGTACACTTTGCCTTTTAATCTGCCACTTGGATCTTTTACAACCAAGCTCAACACATCACCTGTGACAACAGGCCCATTAACCAGTGTATCTACTCCAAGACTAATGGTATATTCTCTTGTGCCTTTTTCAGTATTGAAAACTTTGATAACATTGTTATCCGCGACAGCAGAATACCCTTTGTACATATATAACATTATTTAATGTTGTACATAAATACTTTAATAAATAATTATAATTCATATGGCTGACCAAATTACCAAAATAGTAATACGCAGAGGAACAGATATACAGAGAAGAACAGCAAATGTTACAGGCATAACATTTGATCTCGGAGAGCCTGCTTACTGTACAGATACAAAGAGACTGTTCATAGGTGATGGCGCTACAGTGGGTGGAACTGCAGTAGGTGTAAGAAATCTTGGCCCTGTAGCACAGCTATTTGGTTCAGATATACAAGGTTATACAAATGAAGCATATAATATTTTGACATTTCAAGGTGCTGAAGTTGGAGACATAATTTATGATAAGACAACAAGAAACATATACAGCCTAACAGCAAAATCCAACTTCCCACCATTAACATCTGATTTTACAAAATATGATTCTCTAACACTTATTAATAGTAGCCAATTTGAGTATGGTGCTGGTCTTGTTTTAAATATAAAAGAACAAGGTGTCAGCAGAACAAACGTCAATTCCAATATTGCAGATGGCATTGGTCTTGTAAAGGCACTACCAACAGACCCTATTTCACTCTCCCCAGGAGGCATTGCAAATGGTGTTTCTGTTTCTAACTTGCAATTTATTGCAGGAAATTCACTTTATTTAAATACTGAAGGGTCAACTGTAGCACCAAAAGTGGTTCAAGTCAACCCCCGTCAACTCATAGGCAGGACATCTACATCAACACTCTCAACCATTAACTACAGTACATTAGCTTCAGAATTAATTTCAACAGGGCTTATTAAAGGTGATAACGGTGTACAAGTAAATGCAGTTGGTGACACAGCAGTAATATCGCTCTCTACAAACATTTTTAATATTACACCTTTTTCTGCTGCAATAAGCGTTCCTTTGCGCGTTACAGGTAATACAATAGCAACAGGCTTTCTTTCTGCAGGTAGTAATATTTTTGCAAGTGGAAATATTTTTGCAAGTGGAAATATTTTCTCTTATGGTGACGTTGTTGCATATTATACATCAGATAGAAGTCTTAAGACAAATATTAATAGAATTGACCAACCTCTTATCAAACTCAAGACATTAAATGGCTATGAATTTGATTGGAAGGATAATGCACCAGAGCATCTAAGAGGACATGACATTGGTGTGATTGCAAATGAAGTTGAAGATACACTTCCTGAAGCTGTGACCAACCGCCCTGATGGCATCAAAGCTGTTAATTACAATAAGATTGTACCTTTGTTAATTGAGTCAATTAAAGAACTAACAAGCAAGGTGGAACAACTTGAATCTAAAATTCTATAATCTTGTAGCTAGCCTACTAGAAGCTAGCATATCACCCTTTGTCAGCAGGTCACAAGACGTGCATGCATCATCGGGTACAAATCAAGGAATAACTGTAGCTGACATTAATAATACTTTTCCTTCTTCAATAAAGAGCATCAATGTAGCATTGCCTGGTAAAAGAAAAAAAATTAAGAAGCTGAAGAAAAAAGATTAATTATATTTCTGGCTCTATTGCCTACTTGTCCTGCCCACTTGCTATTCTTTAATTCCATGGCAGCATTTTTATAATCACCTTTTTGTATTAATTCTTTTGTCTTTACAAATTTACTCAATCGAGTGTAGCCAAGATTAAAAGACATATCCAATAAACCTAATTTTATATTGCGTGGTAAGCTATCAAATCCTGGTATATAGTGTTTAACGTCCTTATAAGCTATCTGAAGACACTCAGTAAAAAGAGCTTTTATCTGTTCATCAGTTAAATTGATCTTACCAGAAAGAACATCATCATAATTAACATTTAACTTGTTAAAAATTAACCTGGCATCAGGTCTTTGCAAATTGAATCCTATGCCCACTGTTGGTATACCGAGTGAATCAGGATACACATGAGGTCTTACACCTTCATGTTTCTTAATGAAACTCAGGATATCATCAAATGTGAGACGTGTATCTTCTGCTTTTTGAATGATGGCAGGAGGTGGTGGTGGGACATCAGCTACCGCTTCTAAGATTTGCTTGATTAGCTTGTAGAATCGCACCTAATTATTTAATTAAGCACAGCGACCTTTACAATTTTTGGATGTGAATCGGCAAAATCAATGGCATCACTTTTGTTGACAAAGAACACATCAATCACTGGTAGTTTGCCACCAGAAGCAACTTTGTCTTTAACAGCTGAACCTGTATCAACTGCTTTCACAAGACCTACGTTGGGTATAATAACCTCTTTGTTGTAGGGAATAATGCGTGGGTCGACTGCAATAGAGTCACCTTGCTTGAGTGTGTAGCCTGTGGAGCTCCTCATTCTGCGGCTATCAGCATCTGTACCACTGCCTCGAGCCCAATATACAGTTAATCTAACAGTAAGCACTCTGTAATTATTGTTATCTGTCTTGGGAATAAAGGTACCATTGTAATTGATACCATCTTTCTTTACTTCTATATTTTTTGCTAGCTCTCTCTCTTTACCAGATGAGAGAGATTTTAGCTCTCTCTTTACATCATTAACTGTTAGCTTCTTCTCTATACGCTGAAAAGCAGACATGCTTATGGGATTAGCTGTTAGAATTAAGCCTACTAGTATTAATAGAAGCTTATTAGTTTTTGTGTTTTTTGTTTTCATAGATTAAAAAAGAGTCGCTTAGCGACAGGCCAAATAAGGTACTAATGTATGTTTTAATATTTAATCAGTATACTGGAAATTGCTATTGCATCAAGAAGAAAATTATGCTAAATTCTCTATATACTTGCGCAAGTTATTATTTCTATTGGTCCAACCCTTGAGAAACACACCTAACTTGGGTCTTGATTCAGATAAATTTTTATAAAAAGTTTGACGTTGATCAATGATTTTTTTTGCAAGCTGTTTTGCATTTGCCTGATCTGCAGCCTTTAAAGTGACAGGCCCGACAACACCATCTGCAGCAACACTCAAAGCTCGTTGTAAGAATTTATTTGCTTGTTTGCGCCCTGCATTAACAACAGAGTCAAAATATGAGATATATGCAGGTTCAGACAATTTATCTGCAACACTAGGAAGCCAGTAATCGTTATAAAAGATTTCATCTGCTTTTTCACGTGAAAGATTTTTAATATCTAGATCTGGATAATCCCTTTTCGTAATACCATACATGGTTTCCCCACCTGGGTCGTTGGGGTGATTGTAGTATCCACCTTCTGCTTCTCTGACAAACTTCATGGCTTTTTGGAAGCGCTCGTTCATGTGATTATTTATCCCAGGGAAACTCAACCCATACATCATGCTCATATTCTTTTGAGCTATAACTGGGTTTGTGTGTAGTTTTATTCTTTGTAACAAGGCTTATTGTTGTTAGGGATATCCCTGGGTCTAGACGATGGAAATACTTCAAAAGATAATCAAAGGTATCTCCTGTATCAGAAATATCATCTACAATAAGGACATGCCTCTTTAAATCAGATGCTTTGACAGACTGGTATACAATAAAATCTTGTTGTGTCTTTTCATCTGAATAACTTCTTATTCCAATACTGAAAACGTTCTTAATATCAAGTTTGTATGCAAGTGAAGCAGCTAAAATTAACCCACCTCTCGATAAACCTACAATATCATATTTTTTAATATCTTTAATATCATTCTTTACTCTGTCAACAATAAAATCTAAATGAGAGTTATATTCGCTCCAAGAAATAGTGCTCTTTGCCATTCCTTATTATGATGAAAGTGGCAGCAATATCAACTTAAGAGTTGAAATTATATCTTTTTAACATTCCAGGCATCTTACCTGCTCTTCTCAGCTTTTCTATATCTCGCTCAACTTCAACAAGGGCCTTGATTCCATGCATTAAAAATCCATATTTTTCTTTGATTCTCTTCCATACAAACACAGGTTCATTGTTATTAATTCTTTTGGCAAGATCTTCAATCTTTTTAGATACATTGTCTTTTAGTTGACCTAGGGTAACAACACCAAAGCCAGCAACATTAACTTGAGATTTGTCTAGATCTGTTTTGTCAATCTTCTCTATCCAGCCTGCCCTCTCTGGTTTAACAGAAACAGGTTCTTCAACAACAGAGTTCTCCTCCTGTTCATTGCGATAAGTTACAGGAGCCTGTGCACCGTCTGGTATGTTTTGTGTCTGGATTTCAGTATGATTGGCACTCATCCTGGGCTTCACCTTCTGCAGGTAAGCCTGCTCAAGTAACAAAATATCACTGTTCACTTAAGTATTTATGTGAAAGAGAAGAGGTTTTCCTCTCGAAAAGAAGCTGCAGAATATGTAGCTATTAATTACAAGCGTTACAAGGTGTGTGAAGGGTGTGATTCAGTGCTCGCCAAGACATTAGCCATGTGTCCAATATGTTATACGTATAGATTTGATGACTCAAAAGAAGCAGTTATTAATACTTCTGTGAGGCTGGGTAACAACGATAGATCCACATTACTTGATAGTGATCTTTTCTAGATCAACACGTTCATTTAAAATATTTGAGAAAAAGATGACCTTTTTCATTAGATCTTCTTTCTTAATACTCTTGGATTTTTTTGCCTGCTCGTACATATCAAGTATGAAATCAGCAGTAATTTTCTTACGCTCTCCCATGATAGTATTTATTAATAGTTGATTTAATAAAGATCTTTAGTATATAAATTATATGGAAAACACCTTCATCGAACAAATTGTAAATGCAGCAAACACCCTAACAGAGGATTTTGAAAAGTTTTTTGTCAAGGGTCAAAATGCAGCCTCCTCCAGACTCCGTAAAGGCCTAAAGGCAATCGCAGATGTATGCAAAGCAGAGCGCAAGAGGATCTCAGAAGTACGCAACAGCCGAAAAGCAAAATAAGTCTAAACTATCTCCTAAATACTTTCATGAAAGATTGTGTTTGGGGCAGAGGCATTCTCTATTTTCTTATCGCAGCTCTAGCTACCTTCATACCAGCCATAAGTCAGTACAAGGCTCTTGGTGATATAAGTGATATCGCAAAAATTATAATTGTCTCTAATGTGTTTCTGCAAGGCTTCATTGCAGTGAGAGCATTTGTAGATCAATCAATAAGCAGAGCTACTGATAGAAAAAATACCGTAAGCAAGCGTGAATTGATAATCGAAGATAAAAAAATTATTTAACTATGTCTTTGGCTCTGTCCCAGATGGAATCTGGTTCCTTACCATCTTTGCGCCAGCTGTTGAGAACAGCATAATAAACTAAATGCTGCTGGTCTATGATGAACAGCTTATTGTTGCGCTTATCAGTATACTCAGTTACACCTGCATTCTCATTTAAATCAACGCCCTTAAAGCTCTTGAACCGTATCTTGTACGCTTTGATGAGGGTGTTGTAGCGGAGCAGACCAAACTGGGTAATGAGACCTCTGCCGTCATCAGTAAAGCCAATAAAGCCAGAGTTCTGTACATCATATCCATTGGGTGTTGTTGCATCATAAGAAGCTATTTCATCTTCCACTTTGTCGGGTGTAACAGTTGTACACGCACATAATAGGAGGCTACTCAGAGAGAATATCGCGAATTTTCTTAACATCTTTGTCCTTTATGGCTTTTTCCACATCATTATTGAAGTCGACTTCTTTCTGTTGTTCTTGAGCCTTTTTCATCTCTGGTGTATTCTTTGCCCCGAACACATTGTTAATAGCTCCAAAGATTCCGGAAATGGCGCTCAATAGTGCTTGTAAGATTCCAGCAGGCATTAGTTTACGTAGCTCTCTGTAGCATCCTTGCATCCTTTGGCAATGGCATTGAGAACATCCACAGCAAGTTTTGCATTGCCACCCACCTTGTTGAATTGAGTAGCATACAGATCTTTAATGGCCACAACATACTTGGACCAATGCGTCTTTTCAACTGGAAGATAATCAGTGAGTGCTTTTTGCAGTTGATCAGGAGTGGGAGTGGACCCGCGGGTTAGCCCTTCAACAATGGTGGCGACGTTGTTAATCATCTTGGCCTTTTCAGCTCTGTCAGTGGCTGAAACTGCTTGATCCAGCACAACAGTGCAAGTCAAGGTAACAGCAGGAGCAATGTAGGGCAAAGCATTCTCAACTGTCTGTGCTGGATCAACTTTGTTGTCAGGACCTGTGGTGACACAGCCAGCAACCAAGAGAGGAATCAAAATAAATGGTAAGAAATTTTTCATAAAAGTATTTAATCATGCATAGATTTTTGCAACAACATCTGCATGTGATTTGCCACAGAGGTATGCCGCTTTCATCAGTGACCCATTTGTGCCCAAATAGCAGTTTGGGTTAATATCAAAGATGTAAATCCTGTCGTCTTTAATTCTGTAATCTATTCTAAAATAACTGGTTATATTGAAATGGTTTTTAATTTTACTAACAATGCATTTCATATCATCATGTTCTGCAAGTTTACAGTTTTCTGCTGTTTCTTTCTTCCATTTGAAATGAAAGTCACAAATCTTATTTTTTTCCACTTCTTTCTCTATGGATGCTTCAAATAAACCTGGCACCTCACAATAACTAAATTCATCTCCTTCTATAAATTCTTCCAAATAATTCTCTTCATTTATTGTTGCTGGTATATCATGCAAGATGTTTTCTGGTGTCATCTTGTAGCTGCCATGTGAAAATTTATTCTTAAGAATAACAGGTACAGTAAAATGGCTATTAAAAAAAGAACTATTTGGTGTGGTGATTTTTTTGTGTATGCTTCTTAACCATATCTCTTTGTTTACAAAATTTCTTAACACACTACTTGAAGCACCAGTAAAAAATATTTTTCTCTTTTCAAGCTCTTGTGCACTCTCAAAAAGACCTGTGCCAGTATTCTCATCATTGTCACATAAATTAAAAACTTTTGTAAAATTGTCTTTAAGACATTTTATGTCATTTACTGGCAATGCAGGGATGTTGAGAATTTTACTTATCTGTTGTGCTACAGTACAATTTGAGAGTGTTTCTTCTTTAGACAGATCTTTGTTGCTGCTATAAATTACACACTCCACATAATAATTTATGATTGAAGCTTGTAATAGATCTTGTAAAGATACACAGCAAATAAATGTGTTATGAGACCACACACTGCAGTGGAAATAATATTATACTGGTCAAAACAATTAAAAAATGGATTAAAGAAGAAAGAAGTAAGCACTCCCATCCAAAAACTACTGCACTCAGGGCAGAGCAAGGGTTTTCTGATGTAAGGAATTCTGGCAATAAAATTCCTCACAGGAATAAAAATAGTACTGTAACTGTACATCTGTGCTACAGCCAGAGAGACAATCAAATAAACTGCAACATCAGCTAATGTCATAAAAAGTATATCTTAATATTGTCACCAGCAGGCACAACACTGAACCCACGAAACACATATCTCTCACTAATTGCTTTTGTGTAGAACTCAGCAAATGCTTGCTCTGTGTTGGGCAGAGTCACTATGGTACCACCAATTGTTGCAGTTGCATGTCTTTGAATGATGGCTTGTGGGTTGAAACTGGGTTGCGGGTTCTGCAGCAACCAATCTGTAATAAAAGCATGACTGGAGTTGCGGTTGGAATTGACATGTGCTTCAATTCTGCCCCTGCATGAGCAATTGGGATTAATTTTGAATGATTCTACATCTGCAAAAATAGCAGGCATTGTGGCTTGAATATCAGTCTTGAATTTTGCATTGGTTTGAATTAATTCTAAAAATAGCTTGGAAAAAAAGGGAGAGTCTCTATCAATATTCATAATATTATTTAATTTGGAATGTATTTAATCTACCAGTGGTGAATGGCATTGGCAATGATGAAGCCACATGTTATGAAATTGACCAGCACAATTAATGTACGTATGATCAAGCTGATGTTTGCATCTCTCACCTTGAGATTTGGCACATCTGGTCTCTCTTCATCAGTGAGACCTACTCTATGATCCACAGCTCGAGCCCAAATAAGCCACAATTTCTTTCTCAATCCCATGTGCATATTGTACACACAAACCTATAAATATCCATATGGCACAACAATTTGAAAACATTATCAAGAGAATAGAAGAAGGCTTTTTTGACCGCATCAAAGCGCAAGGAGCTGGGACAGTGGGTGCCATGCAGGGATTGAAGCAAAGGGCACAAGGTGTAGTGCAGGGAGCCATTGCAGGTGCCAAGAGAGATGTGGCAGGTGTCAAAGCAGCAAAGAAACTGAGTGCTCAGGGTGCAGCTGCAGGTGAAGTTGCCAAGATACAGAGTTACAAAGAGATTGCTAATAAAAAATTGCAACAAGCATTAAATGACATTGTTGTAGACTTGGGCAAACTAGGTGTCAATACAACAAATTTTAGAGAGTTGGGGTATTACAATGTAATTGATACATTAGACAAAACTCTGGATAACATTGCTCAATCTATTCAAAATCCTGCTCCTGCTGCTAAGCCAGTCAAGTACAGGCCAAAGACAGCTGCAGCTCCTGGTGTAATTTCTGATGATGAAGCTCGTGCATGGGCAACAGCATAATATTAGTAGCATAAGGAAAACCACCAGTTAAGTACTGGTATGAACATAATCCTTGAGACCACATTTAAGAAGAATAAAAAAACAATTGATACACTCAGCGTAGAACTTAATGTGGATGAATTAACAAAGCTAGTAGAGTCCAGAGGCATTGCTCAGGGTAATCAAGCCATTGATAACTTTGTTGCAAAGTATACTAATGATATCAAGAAGAGAATTGCTGCAGCTCTAAAATCTTAATAAAAACAATACTCTTGTGATGTAGGTATAGTTCCTATCGATACTACATAATTATGCAATTAAAGGGGGTGGAGAGATATAAATATACTTTAAAGGAGTATGAATCTTGCCTAATGTACCGGATTTTCGTGATTTAGAGAGAGGAAAAAGATCTGCATTAGATAGATTTTCCTTCAAGAATGTAATTGGTGGTATATCTGTGCAAAATGCGGTACCTAGGTTCATACCTCCACCTGCACCACAAGACAACCCCGTCTTTAGCTATGTCACTGATAATAATGAAGTTATTGTTATCACAAACCCAGAGACACCTAACTACATCATTGTATCTACAAATGTGGCAACATTTAGTGCGGCTTTTGACTCACAAGTACTTGGATTTACGAATAATTTTGATATCAGTGATTTTTCTAACTGTAGCTTAATTTTTAATTATGGTATTGGTTTATCTGCTAATGTACAAGAAATTTTTGTAACTGAAAATGCTGCCATATCAAGCAATCTAGGAAACCTATACACAGTTTATTACACAAATACAGGCTCTGTTATTGTTGGGTTTGCTGCCAGCAATGTGTATGTACCACCTATCACAAGTTATCCGCCCGTACCATCTCCAACTACAACACCTACTCCCACACCCACAATCTCTGTGACACCAACCATTAGTGTCACACCCACCATTTCTGTTACTCCAACACCCACACCTACACCAACACGAACACCCTCTCAGACACCTACCAATACTTTACCTCCCGGCGTGACGCCTTCTCCTACACCGCCCTCTTCAACTCCTACACCGACACCTACTGATAGTAGAACGTTTATTACATATGGTGTTGCGGTTTCTGCTACTAAGTTAGATATAATCGCCGATGCACAATGTAATTTTGGTTTCTTTATGGGCGGTTATTTTGGTATACAAGCTGAAAATTATTATCTCTTCAGTTCAACATTTAGTGATTATATTGAAACCCCGATATATGAATACGGAAACGGTACTTGGAGAATACGTAATAGTGACGGTGATGTATATTTCACTAATAGTTATCCTTTAGCGGATAAGTTCCCTGCAAATAACTGGCAACGGGGTTCCTTCTTTGATACATATTGTACTACATATTCAGCTGTTCCTGTATTTGTTGCTGCTGTTTTCCCCACACCCACGCCCACACCAACAAATACACCCACACCTTCAAGAGCACCTGCTCTTGTGTACAGTAGCAGTTACATACCTTTTGAAATAACAAATACAGGAATATCTTACAATATTAGTCAAATTGGCACAGGCAACCCACCCCTGACATGCTTCAGAGGTACCAATTATGATTTTATAGTTCTAACCCCATCTCATCCTTTTGCTTTAAGAATATCAGCAGGGAACACATCTTCACCGGTTTCTGGGGCTTATAATAATAATCCTGCTGCAGGCATCACATCAGGCAGAGTAATGTTCACTCCTAATAGTGCAACACCTGACACAATTTACTATCAATGCACAATTCATAGTTCAATGATTGGCACAATAAGTATAAAAAATTACAGTTTATGAACGTTTACAAAGCAGTAGAATACCTAAGATCACTAGACATGAGCTCTCTACCCTACAAAGGGCTAACAGGCATTTACTACGATGATAAAACTGTCAACGGAATTGATACAGGAGAAAAATGCATTAAATTTTATTTTGAAACAAAAAAATCTTTATCTGAGCTTACTGCAGAAGAAATTGTACCGCAAACTGTAACTTACAACAACACTGTATTCCAAACAGACGTTGAACAAGCTCCTATATCAGAAAAACTAGTAACAGATTGTCACAACTTGAGCAGCGCTGTTGAACCAGTGAAGAGCAACTACATCAAGAGAAGACCTCTCATGGGAGGGTGCAGCAGCATTAACATAGGAAGTTCAGATGCAACCTTAGGCATCATGGTTCTAGATAAAAAAGATGGTCAAGTAGTGGCCCTGTCCAATTCTCATGTGTTTGCTGCAAGTCAATTGCATGGTTATTATGCCGGGGGCAATGAGATCACAGGCAACAATGTTTTAGGATTAAGTGCCAGGCAACCTGGTACAAATGGTTATAACCCTTATGGCAGTGTGGTTCCTGCCATTGATTACATAGGCAATTGCAAAAGAGCTGTAGTGATAGGCAACAAAGATTATACAACTGATGGCTCTGGATGGATAAGAGACACCACAGTGGATGCTGCCATAGTGGGTGTGAATAAAAATTTAATCTCCAGTGTGAGTGTGAGTGCCATAGGCCTGAATGCTTCTGGTCCATTTGCATTTGCATCTGACAATGAAATTACTTCTTTGTTGGATCCTGTTTCTCCCAATTACAAAGCCCCAGTTTTCAGATCTGGAAGAACATGTGGTCCCATAGGAGCTCCAGGAAACACATATTCATGTGCATTGAGTGTGCAATCATTTGGCATAGAACCAGTGGGAGCATACACAGGGTATGTATCAAATTTCTCTGAGAGCTTTGTAATAGAAGGCAATGTCATTGCCACCAGAGGTGGAGATTCTGGATCTGCAATATATGCTTTGCTAAGTGCCAATGTACCTGCTCTTTCCACATGGAAGTGCATAGGACTGGTGTTTGCTGGGCCCAGTGTCACTCCAAGCTTTGGTATAGGAAGCAGAATCTCAGCTGTGTCTCAAGATCTAGATGTGGTTGCATGGAATGGCATAGTGCCTGTTCTGTCTGCAAGAACTGATACCATAGTCTTATCTGCAGGTGAATATTTGCCATATTCCACAAGTGCCATTATCACTCTATCAGGCAGAAGATATCATCAATTGGGCAGAGCATAATTTGAGTTTTAATCCTTGCGAGCATAAGTATAGGTATGCCCAATGTACCAGATTTTAGAAATATCGCCAGAGCAACCAGAGCAGGAACTGATGTCTTTTCCTATAAAAACATAATACAGAGAACCAATCAAACAGGCGGTTCAACTGCCATGGCATCACCAGAGCCCATACAACCAGGCTACACAGCAACTGTAAGAACAACATATCCTGGTGCAGTACTGGCTGAAGCATTTGGTAGCAGGTGCACTTCTTTCATACAGACATTGTGTGGATATGCACCAAATGATGTGGTGACTGCAGCCAGCATATGTTCAGATGATAAAAACGCTCCTGTATTTCCAGGCAATACTTTTGGTCAGTACCCAGTTTCTCTGCAAGCATTTCTGGGACCTTTCTTTGCTGGTGGCATTGGTGGGTATCCTTTCCCTGGCATTGTGGGCACCTTTGCATGGGCATCACATGTGACTGATACTGGTGCATTGTTCATTTACTCACAACCTCACATTGGCATCACAGCTGCAGGGCAAGTGGGATTCATGGTGAGACAAGGTCAATCTGTAAATTCAGCCACATGTGGTGCTGTGAATGCTGCACAGAACAGAATCATTGGACCATTGAGTGCCACACCTCCTGCATTTCCAAGCGCAGAATTTACTGTGAATGACTTTCAACAATACACCCTGACAAATATTCTGTACTCCAACACAACCACAAGAAATGCATTGACAGCCAACAGAGCTGCAAATGATGATGTGTCCAATCCAACCAATGCAGGATTTGGTGCAAGAATGAAAATTGCCACAGATGCCATCAGGGATGAAGCTAACAGTGTGCTTGAAACAACTATTATTCCTGCAGCATATGCAGCTCTAAGCGGTGCATTAGGTGCAGCAGCCAACTTCAACAGTGACTTGTTCTTGAGCTCTGGCACCTTCATCAATGTGGATGATGGTTACAAGGCATATGTGGATGTCACCAGCTTCAAGAAATACAATCCTGACACTCAAACATTCACAAATTACACATCACAGTTTAGCGCGGGATTGTAATAAAACCACAGCTTTAGGCTGTATAAATATTATTTGTGCCCAATGTACCTGACTTCCGTGATTTATCAAGACAGCAAAGAGCTGCTACAGATAGATTCTCTATAAAGAACGTTATCGGTCAAATATCTGGTCAGAGTGTGGTACCACCTGCAGGTCCTTCTCCAACCCCAACTCCTAGCATAACACCTACCATCACACCCACTGTAACTGTTACACCCACCAACACATGCACTCCAACCATTACTCCAACCATTACTCCAACATCTTCTGTTACTCCCACTGTGACACCCACAAATACAGTTACACCAACAATCACACCAACTCAAACACCACCACCAACTCTTCAGCTACAAGCCATGGATGAAGTTGCTATAATATACAATCAAAATAGCAGTGATAGCGTTGCTGTAGCAAATTATTATAAGAATAATAGACCCAACTTTAATTTAGTTCGTACAGTGGGTCTGGATATTCCACAAGCTATTTACCCCGCAAGAATAGATGGGAGTGGAAATTATTTCTGTGTATCAGGTTGTGATATTGATTCACCTTATGAGGGTTGCAGAAAATATGATCACATCAGTATAACATTAGCACAGACCCAGATAGCAAGTGTATTATCTGCATACAAAGTACAATATCCCACAACAAAATATTTTGTGTTCATGATTGATGTACCCATTATCACTGTGCCTGATGCAGTGTTTAATGTACCTACACTCTCAGCCAGTCAAATACCTTTACTGGGTCAAAATGTTACAGGCATGGTTTATGCTAGCGCAGGCATATGGCCATTTTATATCACAGCAGCATTGAGTGCAGATTGCATTGCATACATTGACAAGATAAAAAACGCAACACAATCTGGTCTCACACTCTATAAAGACAGGGGCACCATATACAGTGAAGACTCATATGGTGCAGGGTATGATAATCTGTTATGGGCAAAATATCCACAAACAATGTCACAGTTGAGCGCTTTCTCTGTTTATAGATCTGGCAAGCCAACAGCCAATGCACAAACCACTGGATTGACAGGCATCTTCATGGATCAAAACACATACTGGCCTCACAACACAGGCAACATAACAGTATCTTCTGTTGCAGCATGGTCATCTTGGGGCTTCAATGGCAGAAGGTACAGTCCTTATTCAAATTCAGATAGCTTATCTGCATGGAATTGGTACAATGATCCCAGATCACCTGGCAAGCTCACCTTCACAGGCAATGACACAGGTTGGTATTTCACCCTCACACTTGAATCTTGGAATGGACAACCACATGGTGGTTCATATGGCTATTTTGGTGGATATAGTGGTGTAGGCAATACTTCTTGGGGCAGCTTTCCAGCAGCATATGCTGGCATAAAAGATTTTAATGCTTTCAAATTGTCATCTCAATTCAATCAAGGACTACGACCCATAAGACACTCATCATACACTCAGTATTTTGCCAAGAGCGCATTTGGTGGATCCAACTATGAATACACACCAGTTGCATGGGCTGGAAACACAGCAGAACCATTTTACCCTGGATCACTCAATATTGAATATTTGAATTACTGGATGTCAGGTGCCACAGCATATGAATCAATAAAAAATAATATAAACAACACATTCAGAATACTTGTCATAGGAGATCCTCTGGTGAGACTGCAAGGAGTGGTACCTGCGCTCGCACCCCGTTAACCCACAGGCGGCGCAGCCGCTCCAAGCACAGCCCCCCTGATGCTTTTGCACCAGATTGCATGGGTGGTGACACTGAGCATTCCAATAAATAATGGCATGAGACTCATGATGCTGATGCTGATGCCAGTGGTGCTCATGAGCTGTGCACCGGTGCCTGTGTCTGCACCTGGCCAAACCAAATACCCTGATGTGCCAACCATGCAAGCTGCACAAGATGCTGGTACTGATGCATTTGATACACATTCTTTTGACCGGTGAATTGTGGAGTGTGTGTGGCTGCGCTATGCACTAAAGTACTGTGTATTTGCCAGGAGCACAGTGATCAGTGCTGTGCATGGCAGGTGCTGGGGGGAATTCATGTGCAATGCATGCGTGTAACAAGCTGGTACACAAGAACAAACAAAGCGCCATATAAGAGAGTTCGCGGATTTTGCTAAAAAAAATTGGCATGCACCTCTAGAACCCAGAACCCAACCCTGTATATATAGTGAATTCGCGTACCCTGGTTCTATATAACAGGCAGTGGCTCGCGATGCACTTGTTGTTCCAGATACCATGGTCTGGAATTGAAGACCACTTCTGAATGCACATCACCATACCATGCATGTTCACCTTGCACATAACGATCAATATGTTTCTTTCTGCTCAAGAAGTACTCTGCAGCTGTTAATGTGTTCACCTCTGTACCATCATTCATATGATGCCTCCTATTGTATATGCTATTGATCCATCAACAATATCCATTATGGGCTTGGCAGGACTTGAACCTGCAACCAAAGCATTATGAGTGCTCCGCTCTGACCATTGAGCTACAAGCCCAACGTCCTAGCTGTCCAATGTCTCGTACCGCTTCAATGCCTCATCAATCGATGTGCATGTCCAAGCTGTGATGCCCCACAAGCTACTGCCTGGATAGGTCTCTGCTGGCTCAATGGTCATGCCACCCATGGTGTATCCATTGTGCCGTCCAATCTTAACCACCTCATAGTTGTTCAAGCTACTGCCCATTCTGGTCTGTTGAAAGATGGCTCTGGCACCTTCTCTCTTCAATTGAGTGTAGGTGAAGCCTTTCTTCTTGAAGGCAGTGGGTATGGTCTTGTATTCCATTGTTGTATTCATCATGTGTACAATTGTACAGGCATTAAGCCAGCTGCTCAAGCTCTTGCCGACGAGTGGTATCAAGTACTGCACCCTCAGACACATATGACTGCAACAAGTGCTCCACTAACTCTCTGAGTGTGCCTGCATCATGTTGCGCTTCTGCTGCAGCAGCCAATGCACGATCAATGGCAATGAACCGCTTGCCATTCTTCTTCACAATGCTCACCCGCTCTTCAGTAACACGGTACACATGAAAGGGGTTCTTATCACCCTTGCAATATTTGTTCTTGTACTTCTTCACCATGTTAGCAGCCTTCTCATCCAGAGACGTCCTGGCATAGCCTTTGTTCTTCACCTTGTCCACCTTGAGACCAAATGATTCAGCCTTGCTCTTGAAATGTTTGTTATGATACTGATTGGCATTGCAGTCTGCCACACCAGCCACATTGTTGGCATAGTGCACCATCTCATGTATGATGGTCTCACAAATTTCTTCCACCGACCTCTTCAAGGTGTCAGCGGTGATATTGATCTCAGGCAGAGTCTTCTTGCCATCCTTCCACCTGCCTTGCCAATACCATCCATAGTACGATTGACGTCCACGGTTGGGTATCAAAGTGAATACGGGGTTGTCTAGCTGGGTATCCAGCTCAGCATTGAAGAACTCAAATGCTTCTACTAGTTTGTCGGTTACTGCTCCTGTGATGTTGGTATTGTTACTCATTTCTGATTCTCCTTATTGTATTGGGTTGCATTGCGTTCGTCAAGCATGTAATCGGCATACCTGTACGCTTGGTGTGCCACCCACTTGTGAGTGGCAGCTGGTTGATTCATTAAACTGCACATGGCCACAGCTGCAAAGATGTCTCGCAAGTCACCATGCTGGTCAAACTGATTATGATTTTTCATTTACATCTTCTCCTTGGTAAGGTTTCTCTTTCTTAAAAGGCACGAAAGGTTCCACGTACAGATGGTTGAAGTCTTTGACTTGTGCATCCGTGGGATAATCTGGGACTGTCTCCAAGTACTGTTCCAGAGTCTGGTTCTGGTAATCCCAATCGGGTGAATGCTTAACCATCCAAGCAATCTTCTTGCAATGCAGGTCAGCATCATAGGGTGTTTCATATGCTGTGGTCTGTTCTGTAGTCATGTTCTCCTTTAAACTTTGTAAGGGTATGTGATGGTGTTGAGCTTGTCAATGGCTCGATCAAACTCTGACATGAGCTTGGCTTTGCCCCACATGGGATGCAAGCCAGTCACACCTTCCAGGTTGTTGGCATAGTCGGTCATGTTCTGTTCCACCATGCGCTTCAAGTTAATAAGAGTACCAATGGCAGTGCCCAAGGCATATGCTGTGGTCTCTTCCGTCGTGGTTGCCGTTTCATTTATCATACTCATAGTATACAGGAATTGTGGTTAACAGCAACTACCAAATGCTCTTCCAGATCACATATGTGACCAATGCATACAATGCCAATGCTATGCAGTTGGCTAACAGGTTCAGCAAGAACTGTATCAACTTATCAGGCCCCTCGCTCATCTTCATGCTCCTTCCAGAATTCAGCTAATTGCTTCTCTTGTAACACCTTCTGTTCTTTATGTTCAAAGTACTCCTGCACCACCTGCACAGGATCCTCCCAATCACTGCCACACAACTTGCGTGCAGCCCAGCCCATCAGATTACTCCCATGCCTTCGAACTTGAGCAAAGCGTTGTAGAACAAGCGCTGTATATCCTTGATGGTCATGCACCTGTCAATGGCTATGATGAGCTTGCGCTTATCCTTCATGGGTATATCACTGTCCTGGATGAAACAAACAAGCGATCCCTTGAGCTCCCTAGGTTCTCGCACTGTTAAAAGGATGTCTTCTGCTAGTCTGAGCTTACTTGGCATGTTAGTCTCCTATGTGGTAGCAGAGCTCCACTTTAATATGTTGATCATCAAGTTGTTTAACAGCACTCACTGTGGAATAGCCACCGAACTTGTTGAAGCGAGCAGGATATAACTTGTTGAGCGCTCTATGGATACGATGCTGATCATAAGGACCATAGAAAGGCACCTTGTAGAAAGAGTGATCGTAATAGGCGGACTGCTGCTCACCACCTAAAGACTCACGCTTATGCCACTTGATGCCACCAATGGCGGGCTCAGTTACCTGGCGCCACTCACCTGTATTGTCGTCGTACTGTTCGTTGGTTACTTGTTTATTCATCATACTAGTAGTATATGGGAATGTTAGGTTGACGTCAACTACTAA